TGATGCAATCCGTATTTCAACGAAGGGTCAAAACATTTCCATGTCTAACACCTAGTATTTAGTGACGATCGATCGAATCTCAAATCCAAATACTTTTTAGAATTTATTTTTAGATTTTTACCCCAGATTAACGAAATTTTGTATTATTTGGCGCGAGGAATTGAAACATCTACGATCTCCCCACGTACAAGAAGTACCAAGAAGCGTCCATTTTAAAATTCTATGGGAACGACTTAATCCGTTAAATCATATGCGAACTGGCTAATTCACATGTACACACATTTTATTTCACCAAGTCCTTCTATGTGTACAAAACTCATTTCTCCCGCGACAATCCATTCATTCCACAACTTCTCCGATTTCAATTTCTTATTTTCTATTTCGTTTTTCGAATCATGGCACGTACGAAACAAACCCCAAGACCTCTTACAGGTGGGAAAGTACCAAGAAAAACGATACGTGATCTCAACAAACTTAAAAAACAAATCGTCCAAGTGCAGAGACCCAGGAGATTCAGACCCGGAACAGTGGCGCTGAGAGAAATAAGAAAATATCAAAAAACGACCAACCTTCTCATACGCAAACTACCATTCCAAAGACTTGTAAGACAAATCACACAAGACCAATTCCAGCAACAATACAGATTCCAATCCGCGGCTCTACAAGCCCTACATGAAGCAGCAGAAGCCTATCTCGTCAACCTATTCGAGGAAGCTTATTTATGCTCTATTCACGCTGGCCGAGTCACTATATTTCCCAAAGACCTCTCCCTCGCCCTCAGGATACGCGGAGAATACATTGGAAAAAGGGAGTTCAAGTTTAATCTTAATCGAAATTCATCTGCATCAATAGAGTATTAATTTGTTTTGTACTCGTATTTAATCATGTAATTTTTTCAAGAATGAGGTGACTCGAAAAAATGTAAGAAATACAAAGAATATTAGGTTTTGGTAAAAAATCGCTTACAAAACAACCCATTATGGAATGAAAATCGAAAGGAAGTATATTCAAGGTGTATTGAAGAAATGAATCGATTGAAAAATAACAAAACTTACTAACATGACGAAGGAAGAATTTAAGATCCATTATTTTTCAATTCTAAATATTCCGCAAAATGTTTTTTTGCGTCGATACTCAAGAAATTCCAGTGATTATTGGCAAGTTCACGCCCATTTATTTCCAAAGACTTCTCCGTTCCATCATTGTACTTAAAAGTACATTGGTGGGTACATGGAAGTGTTAGGTAACAAATACGCATGTTAACACTCAAAGATACTACTTGAGGGGAGTTGGGCATCTTCGATTATATATATCGCATTTGATTTGTTAGCTTATATATTATTTACATATTGTTCGTTCAATCAGCTATTATGTTCTCTGATTCAGATTAAGAAGTGAAAAAGATGCAGATTGTGTTTTATTTTTTATTTCAAAACGTATTTGACGTTGTTCATAATTAATTCTTCCAAAGTTCGATGATCAATGAGACGAGTTCTATACTGGTCGTGGGGGATATTCAAATCAATAACTGAAGAACGACCCATGAAAGGTTCGGATTCTTTTAAGTATCCAACCAATTCTCGACTTTCTCCGTTTTTAAGTGCTTTCGTTAGAACGCGTCCTTTTTTCGAAGGTGTAGATGAGCAATAATCTTCTTCATCCAAAACTTCTCTCAAACGTTTTCCTGTTAATTGTTTTCGAAATTTCGCAGTGAAAACCGTATCTTTGGCATTCATCAAGAGCTCCACAATGTCGCTCCTACACATCTCCTTGGTTTCCTCGAATTGCTGGGAAGACGTCATTTCTCGCGCGAGAATTTTATTACCGACAGTAATATTAGATCCAAAATTATCTTTCATATGAAAGTGAGTTTCACTAACTGCGTTCATAACTTGATAATAAACAGTGCCAGATAGCCAATCACCTTCCTTTAGCTTGGATGGATCACATTTCGATTTGGATTCGTTATCGTCCATGTTGAAAATAATTTATGGCTCTTCGATAACTCCATAATCTAGTTCGTCGCAATCCATGTACTTAAGTATCACTTTTGTTAGTATCGTAAAATCTGTCAAAAATAAAATTGCATGCTGCACTATTGGATTTGAACAATTTTGCCAGTTTCAGATTATTTTATTTGCCTATAATGTTTCAAGCAATATCGATTACTTGAACCACCTCGTTGGAATCTAGTACATCCAGGTGAAATACATACGCGATACCGCTTCCACTTTATTCGACGCCACTTCACCCCGTAATCGTCTATTTCGATCTTAATATCCTTTTCAAACGACGGATTATATTGTTCTTCCCGGTAATTAACGTTCATCATGCCTTTTTATCATAAAATTGGGACGCGTGTCTAAACCAAAAAAAATTTGAATTGCATAAATGTTTTATTTGTATTATCTGGTTTTATTCAAATAATATTTGTTCACATTTGTTCATTGTTTTAGTGAACGTTACAAATATATATGTGTACACAATCAATTTTGAATTGAATACAACCAAGACCATTATTATCTCCATTTATAATGTTTGAGTTCTTTCCTCAAGGGTTTTTTCATCTTTCATTTGCCCAATTTAAGCGAAATATAGGGAAGGTCATTTATTACAAAGCTTTTGACAAGAACCTACAATGTAAAGACTTTCAATATGAAGTTGGCAAAACTTACACCATTAAACAAGGAACAGAGCTCGAAATGTGTTGGAACGGATTTCATTGTTGTCGTAACCCATTACACTGCTTACAGTACTACCCATTAAACTCTCGTTTTTGTAAAGTTCATATTGGGGACCATAACATCACCCATCCTACTCTTGACAAAATAGTGACGTCAGAGATTACAATCGTTCAGGAATTAAACAGCGATGAAATTAACCAACTACTAAGAAGAAGCATAGCAGAAAAGGTTGACAAGCTGTTAAATTCCATACCTATAAAGTATAATAGTGATGGAGGGACTTGGGTACTGGCCAATGCTGAGGATCTAGTAGATGTCTTACTTAGAATAGAATGATGGAAAGAAGGAAAACGTCACCATTAAATACTAGGCGAAGGAAACATGGAATGGTGGAAAAAAAGAAAATTTATTAGAAGAGTGTCCAAAGATGAAAAAGAGTCGTTGGTGAAGAAAGAAGTTGGAAGAAGTTCAATCGAACAAAATAATAAGACAAGGGAATTTCATTTTTATTCATTTATTCGATATCAACGAAAGGAGGAAATTCAACTCCGGTTATGTGATACCCACGTTTAACGTATTTCATAATGCGATCCATGTCTGGAGGTCCATCCTTACAATACGTGCTTTTTTTTTGAATCAATGACAGGCCATTGGTGATTTCAACGATGTTTCCGTCGAATCCAACTTTACAAAAATCAAGATCAAAGTATTTGTCGAAGAATTGTTTCATTGTAAGGTCAGGCTCGTTAATGTAAACAAAATCAATTCGGGGAAGTTTCATCGCTTCGTTCTTCTGTTCATCATCTTTATGAGGAGGACGTAAAGAAATTAGCTCCATCTCCATCTTCTTGTATTGGGGCCAATTCCTTAGGTTAAAGCGATCAGCTTCGTTATCACTAAGGATCTCGGCAAACTGCTTAACTATTTCCCATTCAGCTTGGGATTTTACGAAAATATCAATATCGTTATATTGAGAACGTTTATCGAGCACTCGTTGCGCAAAAGACCCAGTGATGAAGATATGTCCTTGTCCAATGCTCAGTAGGGGTAAAATTATTGACGAAAGTGGCATTATTGGATGAATTGCATGGTCAAGTCCCTTCATTTGACATTTTATCACAAGAAAGTCATGCACTTGCATATATGTACTACTTTTTATACCGTAGGACCATTTATCCAATTCTTGGTTGAGAGAGGTGACAAAAGCTTGTTTTTTCATCATTGTTTCAATATGATGTATTGCATGCAAAAGTTCAAAGTATCTCATAATGTGTGAAGACTAAATGTAAAGTATAGAACGAATTTTGTATTTTTGATTATCTACAAAAGAGATTCAGATTTACTAAATCAAAACGACGTAAAAAAAATAAAACTTATGGGATGAATAAAGAAAAACCGACAAATTTTGAATCAATTACAGGCCATTGATGTCCACATACGCAACCGTTTCCGTGATATAAAGCAAATGAAGCTCCGTACACGTTTGAGACCCATTGTACAATGTCTTTATAGCCACTGCGACATGCCCCTTCAATATCGATGTCTGAAGGATTTCTAAATCGAGCATCATAATATTCATGTAACCATTTCATCGTATGCAATTTTTTTCCCCAAAATGCTGCTCGTAACGCATTGTCATATGTTTGGGGTGAAAATGGATCATGTATATTAATCAACAATTGTGCAATATCATTATGTCCACCTTGACATGCATACTGGAATGCCTCGTGTCCTCGCGTAAACTCGATCGTTTCCAATAACCACGTCACAAGTTCTTCATGTCCATTTAGACATGCTTCAAATAAATCTTCATTTTCTATCGGGCAAAATTCTAACCACGTCACAAGTTCGTCAAGTTCGTCATGTTCATTTTCTATCTGGTAAAATGTTTTTAACCATTTTGCAATGTGTGTCTGACCATGACGGCATGCGCACCGAAACGCTTCTCTGTCTCGGGCGTCACGAGCACAAACCAACCATTGAGTAATCTCTATATGACCACCTTTTATAGCTTTGATCAATCCTTCGTTAACATTAATCATTTCGAAGTGATCGAGTAACCATCTGGCAAGATTATGATGTCCTCTAAAGCACAGGTTCTGAAATCCGACGTTAATGAATTGAGGAATACATGGATAATCGTAACGTATTGCCCATAGCATTACGGGTTGACGTATTACCCATTGCATTACGTCTTTTTTCCCTCCCTCACAAGCATGATAAAAGATTGTTTCCAAAATTATTCCGTTTCTGTGTCGAAACAAATATTTTACGAATGAAAGATGACCGTGATACGCAGCACTCATAGCAACTATGTGAATGTCACGATCTCGTACAAAGGGAAGGAGTCGTTTGGACCCTAATTCCCCGATCTCAGATGCCTGATTGTGCATTAAGCAATCGACGACAATTTCCGACAATTCCGGAAGAAGATGTACATCTAACATGTTCAACAAATTCATAGTGAGAGATTATGAATTTGGTAAAGCGAAACAAAACAATTATACAGACGTTAAGGCTTTGTGCGAAAATGGACCATCTATCCATGTTACACGTTCACCAAATTAACCACGTAAAAAAAATAAAACTTATGGGAGAAATGTCAATCTCCATTTTTTCTTGGTTTTGATCATTTATCTGAAACTGGTTCGATAAATGAATTTGATGTTCGTGTCGCGAATCAGAAACGAATTTCCGTAAAACATATTTCGTGCGTCATTTTTCCTTCATTTCGTAACATTTCCTCTTTTTTTCATCATGAACACTCATTCCTCACTTGTACCATTAATCGGCAGTGGAAAAATAGACCATACTCTTCGAGCTTTCTTGTATACACAAGAGATTAGCGAACCATGTGATGAAAAAGATCACCAGTATTGTTTACCACGTTCAGGGGATGTTGTGACAAAAATATGGTTCTCGTTTTCCAATATTACAGATGATGAAAAGAATAATACTGGTTTCCCGTATTATTTTGTTGATAAGGTTTCTTTGAACATTGGACAAAACGCCAAATTTGAATACGACGGATATACTTTGTACATGCTTAATTGCTTGAAGTTAAATGATCCGAACAGTGATAAATATGCCAAACTAGGATGTATTGTATTGCCGATCAACCCGATTCCTATTGCGGCTTTAACTACGGTACCTGTTAAACTGCTGGCATGTTTGAAATCGAGTGATACTAACGACGATGAATTAGGACGATCAATGGTTGTGCATACGCAACAAGCTGCTTTGTCGGATAATCTACGACATGAGATGAAAACTCGTATTCATGATGTATTCTTACCTATGACTCGTTGGGATCATTATGTGAATTCGTTTTCAACTAAAGAAACATCGGTTGAAATTTCATCCAAAACCGATATTTGTCGTATATTATTTGTGCTTGAACATCCCGATGAACCATTTAACTTTTTCGATGTCCAGCAGCATCCATTGGAATACGCCGTATTGGGAGTGGATAGTGGCGACCACAGCAAACAGCTTAGAGCTCTCACGTTTGAGAAGGGGAATGCGTCCAAGTATTTTTTGGACGACAAAATAGCTTCAGGTATTGAAGTACCAGACATCCCCATTTATTCGATGAATTTCGGTGAATCATCGATTCTTCGCGAATTTATATCTCATTTCTCGTCAAACGAGCTTGAAATGAATCTCCGATTACCTATTTATAGGCTTTACCTTAATGTACATGCTAGTGAACATGTACCCTTAATGACGAAACTCCACGTTTTCGTTCAACGACAAATTAAATTTGAATACGCGAAAGAGTGCCCCGAAATTACCTTTCCCTAGAGATACAAATCTAGAGAATTCCATGTTAGAATGTGCTTCATTACAAGAATTTATGTCAATCTAAAAAAACCCCAAAACAAAAAAGGAATATACGAAAGAAATAGGTGAACTTACCATTGAAAAAAATCCAGATTTATGAATTGAGATTCTTATATTTAAGGAGTAAGTAATGAAATCTGTAATTGAGAAGGAATACCGGTAGCCTCTCCGTTGTCTATTCCAGTCACTCCTGACTGTGTTTGAACCCTGAATCCAACAGGTTCTCCTTCAACACAATACAAAACCGCCGATAATAACCACACTACCGCGAAAGAACCAGGAATTATATCCACAAACTGATCTAAATTAGCAATATCTCCTGGTTCGTTTCTACGGATAAGCATGATCCTGTTATTATTATCTGTGTCAAATGAAAGTTGGTAATTAAATGCATAATTTCCGGACACTGGTGGAGTAAATAAATGTGTCGTCGTATCAAATCCTTGCAACGATCCTTCTACCACAGTATCAAAATTGACTAATTCTGTGGGTCCTACATCGACTCCCTGAGATTCACTCATGGTGAGAAGGATTGAAGTATCTTGGACCGTTGACTCTGTTAGGTCGCATGCGTCTAAATTACATATGATACCTTCCTGTGTTAGAAATGATTTGCTTTGAATTGAGGTATATGATGCATCTTTCGGTACTAAACCAAATGCGCCAGAAACAAAAGGACATGGATTACAATTAGACATTCTTATTTTATTAAGTAACATATGAAATGTTTACGCGTGTTCGCTAAGAACAATTTCAAGTTGACTATAAATACCAGACCCCGTATCTGCTGTCACTGTTGTCGCTGCGAAAGTACCTACACGGGGCGCAACTTGTTCACCTTCGGTTACAAATAATGTAAGAGAAGTATTGGAAGTGAAGTTTGTATCAAACGGATAAAGATCGAACCATTCGTTTTCAATAATGGGATGTGGACGTCTAAAAATAATGTTTTTGTTCCCTGTCGATGCTTGAATGTTCAATTGCATTGTGAATGAGTAAATACCAGTGACAGGAGCGGTAAATATTCCAGTTGACGTATCATACCCGGGAAGACCTGAACGAACAACTATTCCGAATGGGATCACTTCGGACGCTCCTGCGTTATCAAATGTCAAGTCTTGGTCTAGTCTTAGAAGAAGGGAGTCTCCGCTGACGGTTTCCGATTGAACATCGCAAACTTCTACAGAGCAAACAGCGGCTTTCTGTGCAAGTAATGATTTTGACTGGAAATTCGTAAACGCTTTATCTCTTCCAGGAACAAGCCCAAATGAGCCCGATATAATAGGACACGCAGTGCATAAAGACATTGTTTTCTTTTTTATACATGTTGAACAATTTCTAGTTGCGAATAAACTCGTTCATCAACATTTCCAAAAGATGCAAGAAGTGTAGTTGGAGCTCCGGTCGACCTGAATCGAAAACTCACTTGATCACCGGCAGATAAAGGAACGGTCACTTTCATGTCCCGGATTACATTAACTATTTCACGGTTTTGCCAAATCCAATCAGGTAAGCCACTTCCTTCACGTCTGATAACTAAGTATTTCACCGTTGTCGCCGAAGGTTGGACGTTAAGTTGCATCGTAAATGAATAAAGGGCATCAGTTGGAGCTGTGAAGAAACCTGTTGTTCCGTCATAACCTTCTAATCCTTCCCGTGCAACAGATGGAAAAAACACAAGTTCTGGTTCGGTACTATCTGGAATAACTTGGTTTTGTCCCACTTCAAAAGTAACTAACGTTGACGCTAAATTAACACTTTCAATGTTAATATTACATGCATTGAGGTCACAAAATTTAGCTTTTTGCGTCAAAAAGTTTACCGATTGTACGTTTGTATACGCTTGATCTCTTGGAACAAGTCCGAAAGAACCTGATACTTGGTCACATGGATTGCATAAAGACATTTTTTTTTTCAAACATAAATAAAAAATCCTATAATGTCTGCTTGTAATCCGTGCTCTACTGAATCTGGCTCTTTTGGTCGTGTCATGAAAGACGCCGCATTTACAAATTTAGCGACACATGGGCTTCTTGCGCAGAAAGCCAAAGCATGTACACTCGAAGTATGCGAGGAAACAACTGGAAATTTGGAAGATAACTATGTTTTCCTTAATCTCGAGGAAGACTTCGATTATACCACTGTTGGAGCTTCCGCGATTTTGCCGATGAGGATATTTCGGGGCGGATTACCTGGATACGATCCATCCACGGGTTTGTTCACAGTTCCTGTTACGGGGTTATACGCCTTCAGTTTTCAAATGGGTATAAGTGCACAAGGTGGTCAAAAGTTAGTTCATATTCGTAATGAGACTGGATTTGTAGCAGATACCCCGGGAGCGTACGATTGGATAAATGAAAGTTCAGAAAACGAGATACAAATGATCCCAGTTGCTGCAACTGGCTTCTTCAATGCCGGAGATCAGATAGCTTTTCGCGTTCAAAATAGTGCAGCTGTAATGACGGTACGTGCAACTGGTCCATTTGGAGGTAATACTCAAGCCGAAATTGTATTGATTGCTGCAAGTTAGAAATAGTTTTATTGGATGCATGTCAAGTTTGAAAAATTATTCAATTTGACGTACAAAGTTTGGGGGATAAATGGGTATTGGGTGACAAAGTGATTTATAATACTTCTCATTTACCACACGTTCTAAATGCATACATTGTTCAAAACATTGATGATACATTCTTATCAAATTATCTCGATGATTTGCGACTTCGTGCAAAGTACGATAAGTAAATTCCAATTGGTTTTGTAATTCTTCGACTCGTTCCGTTAATTGGCGATTTCGTTTTTCCGTTATACGCAAATGTTCCTGAGACTTGTTGTCCATGTCGAATAAGTGATCTGGATTCATGCAATTAAATTTGCCACACGTTCGATGAATAAAGGTATACAATTCTCGCCCTCGTGATAACTTAAAGACTTGACGATGCAATGTAATATTCTTTCCTTTCCATTTAAGGGTCAGACTGCCTCCCTTTCTCTTTGTATGCATCCACAAAAGACATCCATTTGCATTTTGCTTGCATTCATTTAAAATAGATTGAAGGTCATCAAAATCAACCTCGTGTTGGCGAGACATGGTTACGAAATGATTTGGTGAATTATTGATTGTGAATTATTCATTTTGGCATTGCTCATTATGAGTTATGAAAATGGACATAAAAACCTTAGGTGAAAACCTACCATCTATAAATCGTGTTAAAAATAGACGTGAAAATCTTAGGTGAAAATTTTACATCCATCAATAGCGTTTAAAATAGACGTGAAAAACCAAGAATTTTGTAAATTTTTTCGGAAGTAATAAAAATGAATTCGTCAACGTGTCAAAAAGGGATTTTGACTGAATGTTTGAATAATTGTTCGCATTGTTCAGCTCAAAACATATATAGTTATGATTGGAGAAACCAACAATGTATGAATGTTTGTGGAGCTCGACTTCAACACGCCTTCACGAATACGAAAAGTATTTGTCAATGTGTTCCAAGGACAGAAATTCATCCGTGTTCTCAAAGTGATGATGAAGAACGACAAACTTGTTTTCTTCGGCAAGGGTATCAATATTGGGATAAACAATGTCCTAAGCAATTTGATACTATTGGTGGAGGAGCTTTAGAAACAAATGATAGTCGATACATGGCTTGTGATTTTACATTTCCGTACGATAATGATTTAAAACTTCAAAAAATGCCTCGTTTTCGAGGTGAAAAGCACGATTTATATGTTAAACGTGATGGAGGGTATGTGAAATATGACTTAGTAGATGATAATATCGTTCATGTAGCAATGAATCCAAGACAAGGAAACGCTAATTTTGCGAGTGCTGGTATTATGAAAACGGTTTGCATCAACCCTAAATTCAAAGCTTCCAAATTAACTTCGAACCAAATGAATGTTTCTATAAATACTCAAACCAATCTTTCGCAATATTCTAATATTGATAAAATTACTCAAAATGCTCTTGATAATCGGTATGTTCGTGTTAAAAAAGGTGATTTAGATTTGAGTGCTGATATGTTCACGTGTCAATATGGTAATATAAGAATTATTGATAACAATTATGATCCATCCAAACATCTTTATTCTGTTTTCGGCTTAGGACCGATTAATTCAAATGGGTACAACTTCTCATTAGATTGGAATCAATATGATCGGCGATGTAACGAAGGTTTTGGAACCCAACAATCATTTGGTATTAATGGTTCTCATTTTCCAATTTTGTATGTTGTGCGAAGAGATACAACAAATAAGAAAGTAGATCAAACATTTGCTATATTATTTGATCATTATCGAAAAGTGGAATACTTTTTTGAAGATTTACCTTCAATTCCCCGTATCCAAGCTGGAAGTCAAGGTCACGGTATTATTAATATTCGAACACGGGAACCAGAATGGAGATTTTATGTAATAACAGGGGACAATGTGGTAGATGTACGTCAAAAATTCATGAGAATTGCAGGACATCCACCAATACCAGTCCGAAAATGTATGGGGTTATGGATTTCTCGATTTGGATACCGAAATTGGGATCAATTATTGAGCGATTCCAAAATTTTGAGAGAAAATCATTTTCCCACAGAAGGATTTTTTATGGATTTGTATTGGTATGGACACTTTTTCCCTGGGGATCACGTTATTCAACCTGATACTAAAAATTATAGTAAAAACTGGTGTCATTTAGAAAGAAACAAAGAAACTGGTAATCAACTAGGAATTTTTCGATGGGACACAGAACATTTTCCCAATCCTACAGAATTTTGCAATAATTTGTATAAGAAATACCAATATGGAATCACTCTTATTGAAGAACCTTATCTTACATCCGATGCCCCTGATTGGAGTCATGTTTTCAATAATGGTATGGTCGGAAAATTGAAAGGAGGATCTTGGGCATCTCCATCCGCAGTTTGGTTAAATTGGTTAGGGAAACACGTAGCAATGGCTGATTTTACAGGTGAATTACAGAATTACTGGTACACAAGTCGAATAAAACCTCTTATAACAGATGCTACTTTTACATGGTGGAATGATTTGAGTGAACCTGAAGAATTAAATGAAAATGCCATTTACCAAGGGGTAGGACAAGTAGATGACGACACGGGTGAAATGTTACATGAAATGATTCAAGCTCCAGAAGTCGCTAACGTTACCCAATTTTTATGGAGTCAAGGTCTTCACAAAAATTATACTAACCAACAAAATAAACGGTTTAGTGTATTAACCAGAGCTGGTACTATTGGAATTCAGAGATTTGGAGTTCATATTTGGCCTGGAGATACTAATGCAAATTGGATGTATTTACAATCAAGCTTCAAAAATTGTTGTAATTTAATGCTTTCGGGTGTCGACTATACGGTAACAGATTCGGGTGGATTTTCCAGCAGTTTTTCATTAGAACAACAACAACGTATTTATTCACCATGGTTTGCAAATAGTTGTGCTATCAATTTAATGATCAAACCGCATAAATGGGTTATTCCTACTTCTGATCTTCCTACTACAATTCCTGCTGTTTGGGGTAATCCCCAAGCTAATTTGAACAATGTATTAGAACGCTATCAATTTTCTCCTCATTATTATTCATGGGCTTATCAAATTTCAGAAAATGGAAGTCATAAAGGTGAAATGTGGGTCACTCCTTTATTTTTAGAATACCAGAATGATTATGACTTGTATTCATTTTCTGTAGATGGAAATGTAGCTCCAGGTGGTCTATCTTTGTTAGTAGGGAAATCCTTATTATATTGTTTGTATCGTGACCTTATTGAACCTTATTCTTCTGGTTCTCAATCAACTCCCGGGGAAAAATCAAGAATAATGTTATTTCCGAAAAATACATTTTGGTATGATTATCGGAATTTCAAGTGGGTTACTGGTCAAGTTACTATAAATTTAGATGACAAAGTAAACGGAAAGTTTTCCTACAAATTACCTTTATTTGTAAAGGATCAATCTATTATTCCTACGCGTGTCTTAGAAAATCCGACAGAAGATGTGCGATTAGAAAACTTACCTAATGCTTATGATGTACTTGTTTTTTCGAAAGATGAAAAAGAAGTTGATCCATATATGCTTTATGAAGATGATGGAATTACGTACTCGGATGTTCATCAAACCTTTTATCAGCTCACATTCAACAATGGACAAGTTTCGGTTCACGTGACCGGAATTACCCCTTCAAGAAAACCAAAATTTAATTCATTCTTAATTTCCTCTTCACACAGCCATCGTACACCTATCCCAACTTCCATTACATACGATACACATTCTCCTCTTCAGTTGAATATCAAAAATTGGATAAAAAAGAATGGTATATTGTTTGTCATCGTCATTGTTATAATTCTAGTAATTTTATTCTTCGTTTTCTTTTCCAAACGCAAACGTAAATAAATAATTTTTTCGTTAAAAATCGTCAACAAAGGAAAGCAAGCATGAAAATAACCGATTTTGGTTAGAAATCGTTCGAAAAGACGTCATGTGACGTACAACGTCTTAAAAACTTCGATTATTTATTCGATTTGTTGTGTCCCTCTATTTCATTTTGTTTTCTTTCCTCAATTTCAAGATGTCATCGTCATCATTATCTTCCTCTTCTACACCCTCTCCGACTCGCCCCCTTTTTTTCTTGAAAACATTTCTTTATTTAAAAAAACTCGAAACCAATGTCGACTCGCTTTCTGAGTCACAAATACGCCAAAAAGTGATCACCTCACAAGAAGAATTTGATGAATTTCTAACGTCCTTGATGGATAATCGATGGAATATACGCAACGCGGAATTAATGGAAGAAGTAAAACGTGAAACGAAGAAAAGGAGGACTGCTGAGTTCCTTCATTATCGTTCTATGGAACTCATGAAAGAAGAAGAACGATTACATAATTGCACTAAAGCAAGACTTAGCAGAGTTTTTTCAAAGATTGAGACGTTAGAAGGAGAAATAGACCAATTGAAGAAATCACGCAAAAGACCTCATGAAGAAACGCCAAATATAGGTGACATTGGTAAAATGTTTGGGTTATCACGAAGAAAATCTCAACGTGGGAATGATTATAATCCATTTCAAACATAAATGTCTATAATATGAGAAATTAGTTATGACTTATTCAAGATGTCCTTCGTGTTTGGAAACATATAAGGCATGCGACCCTGGTTATTTTTGTGAAGAATGTAATCAATTAGTTTGCAATACATGCAAAGAAAACGAAGGGTTCCATACACTTTGTTTAGAATGCAAAATACGTTCAAATAGTTGTATTCTTTAATACAACGACGATAATTAAGATTACGCATAAAATAATGGCAAACATGCGATAAATTTTCCATGTGAACTTTTGGTTCATCATCATTGAGCCACATTTTGGACAGTACTTTTGAGCCGTCGTTTCGAATTGAGTTCCCTGATAGGCAAGAGGAGGATCGACGTAACCAAGCCGAATTGTATTGTTCACCACCTTCTCGGACGCAAAAGAATCAACTTGCTTTCTCAACGGATATGCGTCTTTAAGTAATTTGCGACATGTATCTGGTTGGATACAGTAAAATACGAGACAGAAAAAGTGTCCATTGTACTTAAATGTGTTCTTTCCCGTTTGTTCGACCATTCCTTCATTCCGTTCAAAAAACGAAGCAAGCATAACAATATCGAAAGTACGTAATAAATCAGGTAAATTCACAGAATTTAAACCATCCAACAGAATAGCATCGTCCTCAATGATTAGAATGGGTTGATTCAGTCGAACGCAGAGTTCCCAGCACTTGAGATGAGATAAGTAACATCCAACGGAACCTTTAGATGCGAATTCTTCATGGTGGGTTCGTTCTTGACGGTTTGTTACGATATCGTACGCGTCACAATCGAGTAAACGTTGTAAAGCTGCATCCGTCAATTTTTCTCCATCGATAGCTGGAAGACGAAAATAGTTCGTGAAACCTCTGGTTCTCAATTGATGTTCAATATTTTGCCATCGATCCAAATTACGGTCGAGATTTATCACGAACGTTGGAAAATCTGTCAGTTTCATCTCTTTGTTCAAAGAAAGAGAGAATGGGTAACTGTTTCGATCGAGAGAATCACGTATATGTCATTAAGGCGAAAGAAGGCATTGTTCAGTATGGATTCCTTCCTGTATTTGGAGCGCATTTAGACACTTTTTCTTCACTTGGAGACGGATATGCAAAAGATCACCTGTTCGTTTATTATCGGGGTAAACGTATTAACGGAGCACATGCACCTAGTTTTTTCGTCGATTACCATGGAAATGGATTTGATCGGGTTGGATTCTATAGGAAAGGAAAACGACAACCTAACAAAGAATTAACTCAATCTTTATTCTTTTAATGAATGTTACGTTCGAACGTGACTATTATTGCATTCAACCAAAATTTATGTAAACGTAAAATACAGATATAGACATGACTTCTCCTTTGACTACTTTTTGTGTTTCGTCAATTCGGTTGAAAAAACTGGATAAAAACTTCAAAGCGGCGTCCAAACCCGTCAAAGATCGAATCAACGAATCGAAAGATAACTTGATTGCGACATTTGAACGTTATAAAACACGATGGGATGACATACCTTGTATGTCTTTTCAAGATCATGATGGTGTGCAGCGTTGGATAAGACTAAATACATCCAGTTACGTCAAAGTGTTTAACGAGAAAAATGTCCAATCAGCGATTGATGCATTAAGACTAGATGATATAGTGCAAACCGACGATAATGCACTTGAGGCGTGGAAAGACGCGATTCGACGAAAGTTCCAGGAGATGCACACAGTTGAAACGAGAAAGATCCAAATCACCAAATCCAAACCACGCAAAGCTTCCGTCATTAAATCAGATAAGGACGCGAAAACTATGTTGGAAACGTTCGTTCAATCGACACATGAACTGTATGAGATGAAATTACAAATTCGAAAAATTGAAGCGACCGAGCTAAAGAACCAAAAACAAAGCGAGATGGAAGTTTTACACTCTATGAAGGCAAACAACGAAGAAGAGAAATCGCTCAAAATAACGCTCAAAGACCCGGAAACGGAAGTTATGAAGGAAGAGCAATATTCAATCACCGTATCGTCATCTACTAGACGGAAAACAGTTCCGAAAAGTAAAACAGATGAGTTTGTATATGACGCAATAAAAGAAGCTTATGAGTCCTTGGGAAAACTATGGAATTGTACTGTTTCAATACGTGATGATGAAGAATTCGAATCGTGGAAAAAATATATCGGAGAGAGCATGATCACCAAAATAAGGCATTTCGGGGAAGAAAACAAGGTCGCGTCTGAACATTTACTATTGAAAAAGCGGAAATAACTCAAACTACTCAAAAATGCGTTCGTTCATTCATCCTTCCATGACCAGAACGACAAAAAGCGAGTTACGATGAATAAAGAGACTCGGAAGAGTAAGACAAATATAAAACCACTATGTCTGACATTTCAAGCTTTTCAAAGATAAGCAAAACAGACCTTGCTCTGTTTCAAAACTTATCAAACCCAGAGAATGTAGACTTAAACAAATTCAAGAAGGTAATGGACAATAAGTTCAATACCGCAGAACAAAAACAAAAAGACAATGATAACGAAGTGGACGCGAAGTTAACCCACGAAGAATTGTCACCACATCGTACAAATCAGGACGTAAGAACTGGTGGGGATGATAAGTCTTTCTTCCAACAAGCCGTGATGAAATGCATGAACGAAGACGAGCGCGAAAACATAGACGTCATTGATGACGATGAGGATATAGAATCGATAAAATCATTTCTTTACGCACCGTCTCACGCATACGGTCCGAAGAAAAGAACGAACAATAATGAACCATCATTTGATCATCAAGAAGATCCTCTATCTCCATCTGCGGCTTCGGTTTGTTCCATCGAATATCCTCCTTATCACACCAGAAATCGTGAGAGTTCCCAAAATCGACGTGAAAAACAGAGATACCTTTTACTACTTCGGAAGTTCGAATATCAGGGTATCAAGTTGACGCGAGAGTTCTCCATGTCAGATCCATTAGATGACATTCGATATGAAGCGGAACAGCACCAAGCGAACCTTGATTCAGTATCCACTGTCATGATGATGCGCGAAGGATTGAAAACTTTCCTCAAATTAATGATCGCAGGGAATAACCGCTTTGGACCGTTCCTCCATTTAGAGCATCTCGGGAAGAGCTTGGATGAATTATCGAAGCTGGATCCTACATTCGAACGACTGTATTTTCAGTTCTTTCGAAAGACCGAAAGAACGCCAGTTATGGAGATTTTAATGACCGTGGGTGGCATGATATTAATGTCCCAGGTTCATGGAATGGCCGCCAAATTTTTAGGTGGAAAGGGATTAGATAGTTCAACTTCAGCATCGAACTTATTTGGTTCGTTTGCGTCTGCTTTTTCGTCAAAACCGAAGTCCGCGAATAATAGTAAGACGCATTCCACCTCGATTTCAGTACCAGATTCACCCGAACCTCCACAGAAGTCAAATGCACCCAGAACTCGAAGATCCGAATTAAAACCTTTACGTCCGTTCAAACCGCCTGTATCTAAACCTCCTCGGTCGTGTCCTCCTCCACCGCTCCCGATACAACCGCGCAGAGTACATATGATGGACACCCGAAGAGAGGCAAGGTCTCCACCGATACAGTATTTGGCGAAACCTCGTAACTTCGGACCACCCGTACCACCACGTCCACTAACGAGAGATCAATTAATCGATTCTACCACTTTCATTCCTGTGCGTCAACCAGAAAAACCCCCTGTACCATTGTTTAACGAAAACTTGACAAATCGACAAAAAAAGCATGCTGATGAGAAGGCTGGAATTCCGGAAGAAGACGCTTCGTCAGTGATTATTGACATCAAGCAGGAATCACTGTCAACGGATGAAGGTGATGACGATTGTGATTCTGTACAATCGGTTCAATCTGATGATTCTGTACCATCAGTTCAGTCTAATGATTCGGACCCTACCTATACTACATATATATCTGAATTTGGAAAACGTGATTATTGCGTGAATCCACCTGGAAGTCTTTATCAGATTCCTTTTCGGAGTAACACTAATTGGTTAGATGGACAAACTGTTGTTGAAGCAACAATTTCGTGATCGATAACATTATGACACATGTGATTAAATTGAGTAATGTGGAGATGGAGTTGGTGCATGATGAGGAGGTGGAAATGGATGTGGTGGGGGAACCGGTGTTGGCGGGTGCGGCGGACCAGGGGGTGAAGGGCCACAATGAGGATAGTGAAATCCTGTTGGAATTTCGATATTCTTTAATGATCCACATGAATCAAGGAATGGTGGAGAGTTAAACGGATGATTCGCTAGCCGGAATTCATCTAACCAAGGTTCTTCCGCCTCTCGAGTAAACATGTCCTGGGGTTCGTAATAAATAAATGGATCAAGACATGATGCAGCGGTTGCGTAAGTTGCACATCGGTAAAAATTCGAATCTGAGCGTGACATGATTAAGGGTTCTATTCTTTTACATTTAATGACCGAAAAATGTGCGACAATATTGCCCATTATTCCATCCTTGTGTCCATTGGGGAATAGGATTGGCGCCTGTGGATACGCATCCGTATTTCCAAGCTTGGCTTCCTTCTCCGTCTGGAATTCTCGGACATTCCACGCGATATCCATATGCGTTTGGAATCAACGTGGTTACTCCTTCTCCTTTCATTGGCGTAAATGCGGCGGATGTATAAGGAATACAATGACGATTCTTGTCTCTCGTCATCGAAATGGTTACGTGTTTCATAGGACTAATTCCTCGTGTAAATCTTTGTGATGAGTATTGCGATTCTACACTATTTAACCCTGCTCGAGATCCGATATAAGAAGACGAGTAATTCATTTTTTATTTCGTGAAAGAAGAAAAGATGGCTGGAAACTGCCAATCATTTATACAAGGATTACCAATAGGAGATTGTCAATGTACACCTGATGGACAACCCGTCGGAACTCCGAGTCAAGAGTCAAGTGATCCAATTGTCCAGATGAATGGACAGATCGTTACTGTTCTTTGTGGACTCACATTAACATCCGCGCAAATTTTAGGTTTACTTCAGTCCAAATACCCGAATACTGGTTGGGATCAAGAGACGTTGGACATCTTATTAAGAAACGGAAAACGTAAAGGTATTTATTGCGTCCCGGTCGTCAATTCTGGATTATGGTCCGTGAATCTAAACATGGTACAGGCTAATCCGTCGAACTCGGTGTATCAGGATGACTGCCCGAAAATCATCAGGAAACAACGATGTAGTACAACTATAGTCAGTAATCATGGAGCTGTTTATAGTGGAGGGGTATGTTCTTAACGTAGTTTTCGAGGACATTTTCGCCAATATCTATAAGTAGATGAGTAAGCAATGATTAACAACATGAGCATCGTAAAATTATCTGCGTCTTGTTTTGTAGCTTTCGGGACTACCTTCGTCACTAGGCTTTCCACGAAATCGTGCTTGTTCGTCTTGTCTTTGTGCATAGTCGTAAGTGGACATGCTTTAAAAATAAGCCAAATGATAACGAGAACTAATGGAGTCCACATTGTATACTTGATCCATGCACACGGTTGAAATGGAATGCTCAAAATGAATACAAGCACTACGATATGTAACCAATAATAAATATCTTGACTACCAGTATCCATTTCTTTTTCGTTTATTTAATGATTTGGACAATGACAAACTTTAGGGACAATTATATAGGTCACGATTATCTCGAAACTATTATCCGCACGCGGACTCGCATAAGGACGGGCAACGTCGTTATCTGTACATTCATCGTATATGAAGAACCGACTCCATCTCGCAAAACTCCGCCATGGAACGATATTTGACCTGACACGAAGGCATTCAATGGGAACCATACCTCCATGTAATTTGCAGATTATCTCAAAGATTTCCTTTAGTGGAATTGAATAGCTTCGTACATCTGACACTTTGCGTTTTTCGTTAACGACCAGAATTGACGTTGAATTGTGAATAATTACAAAAGAAACAGAAACCATGGATTTCAATAAGTTACAGAACACACTCCAAATCGAGAACGAGCGTCAACAACGCGCTTATCTAGAGAAATATGACGAAATTGAAAGACGAGCAGAGATACACAAAGAAGTTATTCGAGGAACTTATGAAGAAGAAGAACAAGATGAGAATAAAAAAATTGAAATATTTGAACCCCCTAATTTGTTTCCGGAAAAGAACCGCATCATCTTGGTGAATCTTGGACATAAGAACCAATGTCCGATTTCATCTCGTCCATGTTTGAGAATTCTCGGTGCATTTGACTCAAAAGAAGAAGCTCTAGATCATATAGATGACTACCCTGAAAAAGTAAAGAAAGTTACGATTCATACAGTGTCACCAGCGAAAAAGTTTATGATTTGTGAGTCATTCGACAAGCAGATGGATCCATCATACGCACTAGAAAAAATCACAGTTCTTTCACGTAAACATGCTAAACAATTTGACTTTCGTAAAAATGTATTCGAAAGACGCCTTGATTCAACGAAACAAGCTCAATCGGTACAAGATGAATTGAAAGCGCTCAAACGTAAGCGAGAGATGCTTGAAGATGAAAAGGAACAAGTGGAAATTGATGAAAAAATCAACGCTTTGAACCAAGAACGAGTTAGTTTGGAATCTATATCCAAGAAACTGGACATGATTTCGAAAAAGACAGAACAAGAACAGAAAGAAAACACGGATAGCAAAAACGTTATCCAAAAACCCAAGGGCGAAGGGATATTTGCGAAGAAGGTGCCCCGATACTGTGAAGTTAGAAAGCAAAATGTCGCAGTCATCACCGTGATTCCAGATACAGATCTAGTGTTAAATTCATCAGAACCAGAACCCGCAGTGATCATCTGGGGTTTGTTTGAGAATACCGAAAGTGCAAAACAATGGATTGAAACGTCGGCAAAATCGTACATATTTTCATATCATTTGGATGTTGTCGACTGCTACGAGTGGTTATTTCCGATGGATGTTAATGTGGAAGAAATAGACGAAGAATACCGATCAAAAACACTAACAGAAGTAATGAAGAAGAGGAAGCATCATCCAAAAGAGGTACAGGAACAAATGCAAAGATTACGCATGCAAAATATCGAACGCGTAAATGAAGGTGTTGAACCGATGAATTTACCCTTCAAACCCTACCGAGAAGACGTTCCTGATAACGAAACGTTGGATCAGATTATGCGGAACACCGGGTATACAGATGCAATGGAGGTGAAAGTTGTAGATGAACACGTTGAATTCTGTGATAATATTGAGGAACAAAAGGTAAATCCACAAAGTATCGAAATAAGGAAACAACTAAAACAAGCTCGCGTAAAATCAACTGTTAATGAATTGGGATTTTCCCAAAACACACGATAATGAAAAAAGAAACGGTGACGATAAATATTATGAGTGCTTATGACAAGCCATCCGATATTAAAGGATTAACAATAGGGAATGTGAGACAAGGGATGCAACAGATACGCAATGAGTTCATAGGGAGATGTAGGGTGAAGCCTTTTCGAGGAAATTCTACGATCCAATTTCGAGGTAAAATTCCATGTTTGAAAATGTGGACAGTTGAGCAATTAGCTATTGAGTACATTAGTCAGCAAGCGAAACGAAGAAAAGAGCATCATCGTTCGAGGAAAGAAGTGCGGTGAGAACTGTTTTTTTCCTGAGTGGGAAAATCAGTATAGATTTTAGCAGAGTGGACAAAAAAGGGATCGCCACTATGTCGTCTGAAACCCAAGTCCCCCTTCTCGACCAACAATTTGAAAACGTGCTGAACAGCGCCAATCATCCTTCTGTTTTATCTCAACACACGACGCGAACAGTTCCCTCCCAGTCGTCATGTTCTCCTTCCTATCCGTGTGGATACGGGCAACAGAGCAAAACATCGAATTTCCTTAAAAAACATTGGTTAAAAATTGTTGGTGCATTGATTCTAGTAATCGCATTGGTCATTGTCATATACGCGTTTGTCAAACGCAAATCAAAGAAGAATAAGCATAAGAACGGCTCCGAAGATGGGGACGAATACAAATTTCCAGGACCATTCTCAAATCGGCGTGCAATGATACCTCCAGGAAGGCCGTCTCCGCGGTTCACTGAATATCGACCTTCTTCAAACTATCCTGTATCGTACTCAGTACCTACGCAGCGTCCAATGACTCGTCCTCCTGTTCGGCCTCCTCCACAGCGAATGCCGGTTCATCAACCTCCTCCTCCAATACCCCATCACGCAAACCCAAATGTACGGCAACAAGGGGTGTATCCAGAGGTAACGAACGAGTTAGCGCCAATGCCTCCTCCAGATCAGAACCAAAATCGCGGGAATAATTCTCAATCAAATCATCACGTGGCTTCAATGGAATCATCGAATACCGATCCGAACTTTCAATTATTGCCCTAGTGAGTGAGTGCGTTATATGATCCGAAAAATTCAAAAATAAACATTACTATTCATTGTTGTGACTTTCAAAATCATGGAAGCAGACAGATCCAAGTATCAGAATATATTAGACGGAATTCAGTTTTTGCAATCAGAAATGAGACTTGCCACAGATTGCTTTGACGCTCTGGATTTCGAAACTGTCACAGAAGTCCGAGAACAAATCGAAACTGAATTATCTGAAATCGAAAACGCTTTATCAGTTAGAAAACACGTTGAAAATGTCGAATTAGCATCCATGAAACGCAGATTAACTCGACGAGCCGACGTGATTGAGCAAGTCGATGACAAATACAAGATATTCGAAGAAGTTCCCAAACTTTGCATGTACTTCGCGAAACGTCAAGCCAAACTACAAAAGATACTAGAGAAGACAACAGATACACTGAGTCCGATATTAAATGGAGACACACCAACTCATAAATGACGTATGTACACTTTCAGATGTCAAAGCTTGTATTAATGAGGCATGGAACTTACGAGGACCGATCCAAGCGGCACTTCCCGTAGCTACTCCTGTAACACTCAATTATAAGCATTTGAAAATATTGCGAAATGAACCTTATTTTGTAGCAGAAAAAACGGATGGTGTGAGAGGCTTGTTATTGCTTTTCCGTGACGCCAAAGATTCGCCCCGAGCATATTTTTGTTCGCGGAAATACCAAGTGTACTCCGCGAAAATTGCGGCGAAACCTTACTTTTTCAAAGGTTATGGGACCGTTCTAGATGGTGAATATGTAAGGGACAAAAAAGGGAACGCTACATTTCTCGTTTTTGATCTAATAACACATCGGAATAAACGGTATTTGAACGAGAGTTATGGAATACGTTATGCGAAAATGCATGAAATCATAGACAACGAACTTATTCATTATCGTCCACGCGATATACAGTCGTACTCAAGACGTGTTCGTTCGGTGGCTTCAACAGGGAAAATTGTATCATCTGATGTCGACTTGCGAATACGGGCGAAACGCATGTATCCGCTCGCATTTACATCGTCTGTGTGGAACAAGCTAAAACACAGCGAATTCCCTACAGATGGTCTTATTTTTACACCTGAACGTGACGGAATTCATTTAGGAAGACATAATCGGTTATTCAAGTGGAAAGAGCACTACACGATTGACCTTCAAAAAGAAGGTAACACACTCTATTTCTTAAATAACGACGGTGAAATTGAGAATATTTTTGATCAATCTATTTGTATCGGGGGAAAATCGTACAAATTCGTACTTTCTTCTCCATCCTTAACGATATTAGACGATGATGATGAGAAAGAGCAGTGCATAGTAGAATATAAACTCAAACTAGGATGGGATGATGAGCAAATTATCCTGAATCCGGTACGACGAAGGACAGATAAATCACATCCCAATGCAATACGATCCATACGCGGTATACTTCAGTCAGTTGCTCACCCTGTTGATGCCACATATTTCTGTACGACGAAGGCGCAAAGAAACGAAGTATTGTCGAATTTAAACTGACAAGTGGAGACGATTATATCCGCCATAATTTATCTCACACTCGTATTGCATTCGTTTTTTCACGATAACGAAGAAATGAACGCAACTGATCAAGAAGAAGATGGTAGTGAAAATGTACTTTCTAATGAATTCAGAAATCGACTAGAGGATGTATTGAAAGATTTGCATGTTTTAGCGGCTTTAAGTCAGGGTCAAAAGTTGAGAACACAAAATAGAATAACTGGACTGGATTTGGAAAGACAACATGCGACGATGATTCAAGGAATCGTTCGGTTCTGGAACGGAGAGAGTCGATTTTCAAATATCGAACGAGTACGAGAACTTTACAACGAAGGTTTTCATCTTTTGGAACGTGCCATTTCTTGGTGGGAATCTGCAAATCTAGATGAGAACGACCAAACATCGAGGAAACGCACTATTGAAAGAGTTACTGTAAAGCAATACATAGTAAGATTATGGAATGCCTTGCATAAAGGCGAAAATGGATTGGACCAGTTATACACGACATACAACGAAGATCCCAAGACATCCGCTAATATTGAACTTTTGAAAGAATCCATTACGTCCAATTTTCAACGAAGTTGGGTTAGTGTTAGTTTTTTGAGAAATCCACAAGCCGTCAAGGTGGAATTACCAAATGACGCGCATCCAAATGCCAATAACGGGGAAAATTATGACGACAAATTAGGTTCAAAAGAGAGAACCATTATTAAATCTTCTCCATCGACACTCTATCCGACGTGGATGCGATTCGTACCTGGAAACGAAACAATAGGTCCTAATAAAAACGGAAAAGTTGTCGATGATGATGACGAACTTCCATAAATTTCAATGTGGGTAAAATCATTCAACGAGTTATTATGAATGTATTGTCGTCTTTATACATAAATACAAAGAAGCGAAAAAATATTTTTCATTCGATGCGTTATATTATTCGATTAGAGAATGGGTACAGAAGTGCGTAGAGGATTCACGTTCGTCGCTGACGTGCCCCAACCTAATGCGGTATATTTTTGATTACCAGCAGCAAAAATCGGCATTCCATAGCAAACTCCTCCTGGAAACCCTAAGCTTGGAAGCGCCATGGTCGTCACAAATCCGCTTCCTCCTTCTCCCATCGACGCGCCAGTTAAAGCGGGTCCTTTTGATCCTCCACGAATGCATTGTCCGTCGACGTTTACGGTACAGTGACCGGTAATTTCGGAAGCGGGTGTGTCCGTGCATGGAATCATAGACATGGCGTAAAAGTTGTTCGCGGTTGAACTCATGATTGTGTTTTTCTTTTGTACTAACTTGTTCTTTTTGTATTCCAGACACAAAAATATGTAATTTAAGAATTGCATTTCGATGATCGAGTTCGAGGAGGATATGCCCGAAGGTATTTATTGCAACTTCTGCATTTCCAAAAGGTCGGATCTTCTCCGGAATAACCATTTGGAACTAAATTTCCCTTCCTACTTAAACAAGTCAAACGACGATCAATAAGACTAAAGACTAACTTTTGTTCGGATGATAACGATACTGCTTCATCTTCCGTTAAGGAAGAAGTTTCTATGATTTTGTCATCCTTGGACACATACCGGAATCGTTTGCATAATAGTTTCGTCTCGGGATGCACAAACCATCCAGAGAACCCCACCAAATAACAGAACTCAGGATTCTTCAACAGAAATTCGTTACTTTTCAAAATTTGTTTCTTGAAAATTGAAGTATGAAAATCCGAAAAAACATCGATTAATGGTTTGAAACGACAAGTTCTGTGAACCATGTAGTAACGTTGACATGTAGTGCATATCCAGCAATCCAGTTCGTTATCCGTGGAGGAAACATCCACGATCGATGGCATTGTCGGATGACGCGAAGCGTTCTCCCCGCCGAAATCGTAGATCAATAAAGTGTCACAGTTCGAACATTTTACTTCTAAGAACTCTGAATTTTCTTTTTTTTCTTCCATTGTTTATCTGAAATAGAATGAATATGATCCCTATTAAAGTTAGAATCGCAAATAATCCGTGAAAAACACAGTGGAAATGACTTGTTCAACGAACCACATGAAATCAACAAAATAAAAAGCCAAAAAAAGAAAACGAGATTATTTGCGGGTAGAATGATGGAATATATGAATACTCAACCTGCAAAAAGGAGAAGAATAATGCAGTTTGACACAGTAGCGAATCAGTATGCGTTGGTTCGATTGTCACATTCTACATCTTACGCATCTCATCGCAAAATAGAACAAGCACCACCGCATCCGATGGACTACGAACCCGAAAAACGGGAAGAAAAGGAGGAGCTTGAAGACGAACCCAAGAGCGAATCTGATATCCCAACGGATGAAGATAGCGTAGGAAGTCTCATTGAGTTCATTGTTTCGGATGATGATAATGATGAAAACGAACAAGGAGAAGGAAAAGAAACCATTGACGATGAAATATTGGATTCGTCTGTTATCCTGCCTGAAAATGTTAAACGGTACCGGGGACCTCCTACCAGATACCAAGATCCCGATTACATGGCATTAATGTTAGAAGATGTAGAGTCTTCCGCATTCGATGAAGAGACTGATCTTGATGATGAAGAAGATGATGATGACGAAGATGACGAGGATGTTGACGATGAATACATTGATTCAGAGGAAGAAGATGATAACGATGACGACGATGATGACGACGATGACGGTGACGATGAAGATGATGAACTTCTGTGATGGTTTTTCATGAATTCATCTCTACATCTTTTTTTGCTTTTCGATGTCGGTGAACGTTGTAAAAGCTCTGGTACGTATCGGCCGAGGTAAAAACGTGTCAGACGTGGAATCAACAGTTTTTCGACATAGTTAGCGTTGTATTCAAATCGCCTAATTTGTGTATATTTCCGCGTCCAAACTACAAAATCGTATACTTTCCATCCTGTTACCCACATTGTACCTTGAATTTGATCATAGTACGGTAACGGTATTTCCTGATATAACGATCTCATAAAGGGACATTTTATTTCTAGACCGCGTTTCGATCCGTCGTCAAATACAACAAGTCCGTCGGGACTCGCACCAATATATGGCCGTTTCCGTGAAACTAAGAAATTCGGAAATTCCATTTTGAAACTACGAGTCTCCGTTTTTTTGAGAAATCGTTTGTAAACTTTCACTGCATCTATCTCGTGCTTATTTCCAAATGCCGTTGCGGCGTTTCCTTTAAATCCAGTTCCTGGTTTTTCCAGCAATTTATTCAACAGTTTCTTTTGGCTCGTATACGGACTGTGACACGCAGCAGCTCCAAAATTAGAAGCGGTAATGCGACCTTTCCGTGCTTGTAACCACTCATTTGTTCGTTGTTCGAAAGATGCGATTCGACGATGTTCGTCTCTGCTGCAATACATGCGTTCGATAACTTCTCGTGTTTTACGATCGTACATTGTTTCTATATCAATCAAATGTTGACGAAATAACGCATCCTCTTCATCTAAATTGGTATCACAATACATTTTTTGTTTGTATTCATTTTCAGTATCTTCCATGTTCTGAATCATTGAATTTTCGAAATTTTTTCGATAATGTTCTTCAACCTCTTCTAGACATTTAACCAGTTCATGGTCCTCATGAACGTCATTAAAGTAGTCACTTATCATGTTGTCGGATTCTTATTGGACAGATGCAAATATGCTTCTTGTGGTTCTTGTTTATGTAGATAAAACTTCTTCTCCAATTTATTCGGTCGATATATTTAATTGTGAAATTGAGAATATACTATTGCTCCTATGCAGATAAGGAGAAGCCTTGACCCGCTAGAGGCCACAACAAATCAGCTCTACCAACCATTAACTGCTGTCCTACAGGTAGTATAGGGACTTGAGAAGTTGGAATTTCTGGGGATTTCGACGGCCATAACGGTTGATTAGCGTTAAATGGAATGAAGCCGGGAATAACTTGATGACAAGCAGCTTGACATGCTTGTTGGCTTCCAAATGATCCATTTATTGCAGGCACACATTGATCATTTTCACAATTCCATCGAACAGGAACCTGCATGCTAATGGATTGATTATAGGAAGCTGAATGTAAACGAGGTTTAGAAGACTGCGGATAAGGCTGACACGACATGCAATTAATACAATCCTGGTATGTATTGAATGTACGGAACGAAGAGTGAGGATTTTGGATTGGAATGCACTGGTTTATTTCTCGATTAGCACACATCCACCTAGTTTTTCTTTGTTGTTGTAATGGATTTTTCGCGAAATATGGTTCAGGACCAAGATTATTACGGGGATCGTTTTGGCATTCTTTAAGTGATGAATATGGGGCGTTGGCATTTAAAGTTGGGCGGCATTCTCCCGTATAAGAATCCGCACAGAACCATCGTAATGCTCGTAACGTCGGATTGGCTTGACATAAACTGGAACTTTCGTAAGGGGGTCTCATATCAGTAACCGCCGTACATGATCCAGGATTTTCTGGTGGACGAGGAGGTGAGGGTGAAGGGCTCGGTGAAGGACCAAAGTGCGGCGAGAGAGAAAGAGTGTCGTTATTTTCACCCGATTTCAATTTTTCCTTTTGCTGTTTTAGCATAATAAACACAGTTCCCAATACAAAAAGCAATACGAGAATTACGAAAATCACCATTGCTTGGTTTTTTTGACATGATTCCGGAAAATATACACTTTATTTGGTTACAAGGGTTTGATAATTTACCGGAAGAATTTGAAACCAATTTGGATCTGTGGTACTTTCATCACCCACAGTGTCTGATCGAATATTGGGACGATGAACGAATAGTCGAGTTACTTCATCTCGTCGCGGATCCAATATGGAAGTTTTTGTACAAGAAATGCACGCGTATAATCGAGAAATGTGACGTTGCGCGATTAGCTATCATCGAAACATTAGGTGGTATATATTGCGATGTTGATACTGTTTGCCGCAAAAATGTCATGGAAATATTGAAAGAATGCGACTTCTTCGTGGTGCGCGGTTCGATACGTGCGACATTCCCACTTTCGTATATGATTCCAGATTTGCTACAAGCATCTAATTTTAGTTTCGGATCCGTTGCACGTCATCCAGTATTCAAAACTATCCGGCAGCAATTGCATGCTCATCTGTCGTTTGTAATATTTCAATCGTCGTTGCTTCCACGAACATGGAGAGTTTTTTTGCGTACTGGGCCATTTATGTTAACTTGTGCTTTGTGGAAGTATCCACATTCCGATGATTTAATCATTCTTCCTTGGAATATATGGGGTAGTAAAAATGCTGAGTATGTATCACATACATTCGCCAATACATGGATCCATTAATTAAGGATGTAATCCTAATATAATCCGATCATATCGGGGTCCTACATAGTAGGGAACAGGTGGACATGAAACAAGAGACAACTGCCATCGACACAAATTATCGTCATTTGCAATCATGATAATATGTTGTTTTTTGTTCGACTTGAGAAAAAAAGAAAGAAAATATGACGATATTAGGACCAACAACCACAAATGATCCTCAAGTTGTTCCTATGGCTTACTTGCCTAAAACAACTTCTGTTCTTGCACCTGTAGAATCTGCATTCTTAAATGATCAAGCGGGAAATTATGGAGTTGCCGTCGGTTTTGGTGCGGCATCGAAAGCAACAGGACCTGTATTTCAACGGCATGTGATGAATCCAGGCATTGTATGGGCAGATTTCTCCGGTAAACAAGCTTCTTCATGGACGAATCAGTACGACTTCCCAGCTTCATGCATCACATCAGCTAACCGATTATCTTCGTTGCATTACGGCCAATCAAACGCTACGGGTAGCAATCAACTACATCAATTAGCGTCGCCAGTTCCAATGCAACAATCTCGTACGTCGACCATTACTGATTCAGCGCCTTATTTGAGTGCATCTCAATCTTATCTTCTAGCGCCCGGAGTACAGAATCCTTATGGAAGTGTATGTCCTTACCGGTCCAATGCAGCATTAACTTGTGCACAAGGATTACCGGACTCGGCCGCATTACTTCCGTCGTGTGCGAATCCGTACCAAGCTCTTGAGCAATCAACGTATCCTGCCTCGATGCCTTGTGTTGAAAGAAGTTACGGAAGCTATAGCGCGTGTCCGAATTGTACACCAACGGAACAGCAAATGAGCTCTTCGTATTTGTGTGGGGATAGTGACAAAGCTAAATGGCAACCACAAGCATAATGGAGATAATATAATTGATTGAGAAAATGAGTAGAAGAATTTTATTTTATTGGTGCTTATTCTTTTGAATTGATCGGTTCGACATTCTCTCCGTCGTTTACTTCACTTCCACACTTATTGCAATTACAATCTTCACAACTACATGTACAAGTGCAAGATTTGTTATTGGATAACACAGGACATTTATCAGCTAAAGCTAGAAGACGATCGAGTTTTTCGTCGATGCTTGCCATTTGTTGCAGGAATGGACAGAAAGAAAAAGAAGCGTTAGATGACATGGTAGTTTTGTAATGAAATGCGAAAAAGTTAAAGTAAAGCAAACCAAGGAACAAACAAACATGTTTCGTCATCACAAAAGAAAATTAAAATCGGCTCGAATACATCGAAAATGGAAACCAACAAAAGAAAAGAATCAGATAAAACAGATTCATACCCGATTCAAAACAGGGATCGGGGGTATAATGGGAGGAAGTGATACGAAATGGAAAAAGATGAATCCAAATGGTCGCCTTCCATTAAACGTCACTCATGACCAAACAAGATGGGTGAACAAGAAACAACTTGATAAACAACGTGCTGAATCAAGACAAAACAAATACGCATTTATGCATGATTGAGAAATGTAATGGACTACTTCTTATTACGCTTTGAACCAAAGATGCGTTTGATTATGGTCTTTTTGTTCAAGGATTCTGTACTTTTTCAAGTGATTTATAAATAGTAAGTGTCCTCTGCACATGATCGTTGGCTGGTCTGAACGAAATACACATCCTAGCAGAGGGAAACATAATTCACACGCGGGTTCGATATTAACGTAGGGATACACGACGTAACGTAAACAGTTTGTAAACCTATTGACACCAACAGATGATTTGTACGCAAGAATGAAATTATGGAAATCCATTATGCAAGCTTGTTCTTGATTTCTAAATTCTTCAACGTTCAACTCGTCAAGAAAGTGCTTCTTGATCCATTTTAGTAAATGTTCTTTCCTTCCAAGTATGAATACGCATTCTTTAACGGATGACGGAAATACAATTAAGAATTGAAGATGCGAAGGTTCAGACAACATCACCGAATTCAGCGGAATGTTGTGCGTATGTAGAAATCGATCAACGAGGAAATCTTTCCGTATTCGATCGCAAAATGTTTTGGACGTACATTTTAAGGAAGACAACGATTTATTGTCGAGAAAAGGAAGGGCATGGAAGCGGAAAAAATCCAAATGTACGAATTTAGTCAATAAATGCGACTCAACAACCTTCGCTTCAACATCAGACGCCATATTTTAACGATGAGTAACAAGGATAAGAAATATTTTCTATTTTCTGGTCATAAAGTGATTGCATTGGAGATATTGAAGAACATGCTAACTGATGACTTAAATTCGATGATAAAAGACGACTGCCTAGTACTGACGTGCCACCCCAACAACAAGATTTGGGTAACTGATTTATGGGATTCCCGTGCAAAAAATAAGCCAATGTGCAATTGGGTGTCATAGAGTAACTTGAATATGAATACTCATTCTTACGTGGAGACTTTGGTGGAAGTTCAAACGAACTCGGACTATACATGATACGAGCTGTCATTATTCTTTTTACTGTCATTGCCCAAAATGTCGTTTCAAGTCCATGATATTGTTCGAACCGCTTGTTTAACCAACATTCATTCCGTGGAAATTACATCTGTTGGTGATTTATGCCACGATACGTTTTATCTGGAAAATTCATCCTGGGAGCGAACATTCGGAAGCGCTGTCACCCTTTTCGGAAAAACGGACGCAGGTCAGCTTGTTTGTATGCATATACCGTGTCCGATCTCATGTTATATCCGGATTCCGGAAGAGATTGATGCTCCTCGACTCGTGCACGAATTTATCAAGATTGCATCGGGATCTTCTCATTACGCTGACGTTACAGGTAGCGAGATATTCGTCCATCTTCTTTATGGATTTGAACCTGATGAAAGCGTTAAACCAGTAGGAAGCATGCGAAAAAAGGTTCGATGCATAAACATGCAATTTTCATCGCGCCGCTGTATGACGCGTTTAGTAGAATTTCTCGAAGAAGGTTCAAGTGGAATATTTGTCGATGGGAAACAATATCGGAATGACGTGTTTGAAGTAATCGAAGCTAAAGTCAGTTTGGAAACCCAGTTCATGGATAAAACGCATATTTATCCCGGTCATTGGATTTATTTACCAAGCGAAACTCAACGATCACCATATATTTTTTCATCCCACAAGGCGTGGCATTATTTTCTGCAAACAATAGACCAATTAGTGGTGGATCACTCAAAAGAAGACCGAATATGTCCGTTTACCATATTGAGCGTCGATATTGAATGTTACAGCCATTCCAACGCGTTTCCGAATCCAGTACATCCTGAAGATTGCGTATTTATGATTGGGAATTCCATTCATTATTGGGGAAAGCAAACGATTGAAGACGTTCAATCGGTCACCTTTTTGTATTCACCAAACTCGGATGATGGAAGTATCGAGTGGAAAAGAGAGGAAGAAGACAAGAAAATGGACATACGGCGATATGAGACTGAAATTGAGATGCTAGTCGCATGGCATGACTTTGTAACGACTGAAGTGGATCCCGATATTGTTGTGGGATACAATCTATTTCAATTTGATTGGCCGTACATGTATCAACGTGCAATAGCTAAACTCGATCTCGAAACATCTAGGTTTTTCCGTTTGGGACGGTTATTGTTTGAAAAGCGTTTTCCCCGTCAAAAAGGAGAGCGAGACATGACAGATTATCTTGAGTTTCCGATGACCGGGAGAATCGTACTTGATCTGTACCAATACCTGAAATCCAACTTTAAACTTCCTTCTTATTCGCTAAACAATGTCTCGAATCATTTTCTTAGTCATTCTAAGGTCGATTTAAGTCCACGTCAACTGTTTGAGTCTTATCGATCAGGAGACGTTGTTAAATCAGTTGTGTATTGCGCCAAAGATTGCGAACTTCCTCTTCGCCTCATGGAGCATCTTTCGATCATACCCACGTTAGTTCAAATGGCACATGTTACGAAAACTCCGATACGAGACGTGATTGCGCGTGGTGAACAGATTCGCGTATGGAACCAGTTGGTCATTTTCAGTCATGAACAGGGATTTATCATTAATTATCCATCGTCGTTTCCTATGGTTTCTGATTACGAGGGTGGGTGTGTGCTGGATCCATTGGTCGGATTTCACCGTGATCCTGTTGTCGTTATGGATTTTGCTTCTTTGTATCCATCCATTATGCAAGCTAAAAACTTTTGTCATTCTACATATGTTATGTCGTCAGATGGAAAAAATGAGCTAGAACGTAAATGGCCCGGTGCTCAGTTTAACCATGTGAACGTCGGTTCGACGACATTCTCGTTTGTGAGTCATGTTACTGGGATTTTGCCTCAAATTTTGTCTTCCTTGCTAACGTCGAGACGTACGACTAAGGAGAAGATGAAAGAAGAACGTGATCCCGTTCGCAAATCCATTCTAAATGCACGTCAACTTGCCTTAAAAATCAGTTGTAATGCTGTATATGGATTTTGTGGAGTCGATGCTGAGAAGGGAGGCATTTTACCATGTATTCCAATCGCCGTATCGACAACCACAGTTGGACGTGAAATGATACGTCATACGAAACACTGCTCGGAATCCATTTACAATGCAAAAGTCGTGTATGGAGATACAGATTCTGTTATGGTACAATTTCCCGAAGTATCCGACGTTGAAAAAGCGATGGAAATAGGACAAATCGCCGCAAATCGTATATCTCAGGAGTTCCCCGGCTGTCTTTTGGAATTCGAGGAAGTATTTGATGGAATGATTTTAGTAGCCAAAAAACGGTATGCCGCGATGGCGATTGAATCCAGGAATAAACCTGCTAAGTTCGTTGCAAAAGGGCTCGAAATTGTCCGTAGAGATACTTGTGCATTTGTACGTGAGACATTCTATCAGGTATTAATGACGATTTTGAAAGATAAACATTACGAACGTGCAAGTAAGTATGCAACAGACACTCTTCATAACATGGTTAGCGGCAAACTCAATTTTGATCTTTTTGTCACAAGCAAATCGTTACGCGTGGATTATACGTATAAGAATAACCGCTTGCCACATTTGGCGGTTGTAGAGAGGATTAGACGACGTAAACCAGGAAGCGAGCCAAAATGCGGTGATCGGGTTCATTACGTGGTGTTAAAGTCGAAATCGTCTATACGAGATGATCCTCTTTATATGCGTGTTGAGGATGCTACATATGCTCGAGAAAACAATCTTTTGCTGGATTTCGGATATTATTTGAAAATGGTTCGAAAGCCCCTCATGGATGTGTTTGGGTGTTTCTGCGATGAAATGGATCCAGAGTCAGTTTTTGAAGGTCCTACGCGCAGTTGGTCGCAGAAGGTTCACGGAACCTGCTCCATTTCCCAATTCATGGAAGTTGCGGAAAATCCACGACCGCGTAAGAAATCGAAGAAACCTTCGAAATCGTCTCGTCATCATACTCTATATCGGTCGAAGAAGCAATCTCATTCTTCTCTATGTTCTGCTACTTCATTTTGTGACTAATCGAACACCCATAACGAAACCCTTTCCAAAATTTCATTACAAAACCTATTGTTTGATTTTTTTACTTTTTGATCTTTTTATTCAACATGATATTTGTATTGCTAGGATCGTTAATTGTTGGATTTGTTATGGCGTTGTTTGGAGTCGGCTTATGGAATGGGTGTAGAGCTTATGACGAACATAGAACATTATTGTTATCTCGTGATCATGCTTTCAATACAAAATATGGTCTTAATTAATTGACGATTTCCATCATTAGGCTATATCGATAGCCGTCCAGACAATCTAACGAATCATGAGTAAAATCATTCGGAACATAATTTTCCCCGTGATCAATATGTCTAGAGATCAAATGCAAGTGTTCGAGGGTATGTCCAACTAATGACGCACAATATCTTCGTTTTGAACATTTATAAGGTAATCGAAAGAACATCATCGGTGTCCAAAATCGTTGCCATGCATCCATGAGGAAATCATGTGCGAATCGGTAGTGTTTGTTGAGGTTGTCTAGAACAAAATTGCCGAACAGAACTTTTCTATCTTGATCCAACGGATACTGTATAGCTCTCCATCCCAATGTATCTCCATGTTCACGCAAATTCTTGTCTATCCACTTGTATAGCGGTATCAAACGAGGTCCTTCAACAATATATGACGCAGAAGAAACAGGTAGTGACGAATCTCCCATCATTGCTTCCCATGCGTACAAAGTGGATGTGATAGGATCTTCATATACTAATGCAACATGCGTCCAAAAACTTTCACCAAAAATGCGTCTAAAATAGAACGAGTCTCCTCGACTCAGAAACAACAAATCCCCGTTCTGGAAATGACAACTGGTCCATTTTAGTTTCGTCCACGTTTGTGGTTCACCAACGTCGAGCAGCTTCCTCGATATCTGAATCATCACCATGGCCAAAAATATGCATATAGAAATAATCCACATTCGTCGTTCGTTACTAAACGACTTGGTAATTAGGGACAACTCGCCGGTAATAAAGCGAAGAATGCTGCTTTCCTCCCCAATTACGATTGATACAAATAATATCGTCAGGAACCCACCCGTAATACCTGCAAGATATATCACTCGACGATAACAAGGGAAGTTTGTCAAATTGGTATCGTTTCAGTAATATATTTCTTTCGTCGGATGTTAACTTTTTCATCCGTTGAAAACCAGCGTGTTTCGTGATGTTACGATATAACTCTTTAGGACTGAAAATATGAACAATTAGATTAGTTTCCTCGATTTCCTTACGTGCAGAAGAAGTCACTTTTTTACTGATGATAATAACTCGATTTATATTATGGGATCTACACCAAGGCCAGTATTCTCGTTCTTGTTTGACACCCAAGTTCTCCTTTTCCCAAAATACAACGAGGTTCGAATTGGGTTTCGTTGCATGTAAGTATAAGGAATCGGGAGCTTTCACCTTTTCATCATCGTCATTTTCGTCAAAATACGATATACAAGTATAACCTCGGTCGTTTAGCAATTCAAGAAGTGTTTGTTTCTGATTGCTTGCCATTATGTCTAATCCACTCGATTCTACGGAGAAGAAGCAATTCGCCCCTGAGACTATTGAAGATGCTCACCTCGAACAGTTAGCGGAGAATCCCAAGAATTTAGTATACAAATGGGAAGACGTGCCTCAGGAAGAGTCGGAACGTAAAAAACTACCAGTTTATAACTTGGTTCGGATTGTTCGTGAAATTCACGATACTTACGTTAAATTTGAAAAAAGATTTCATGAATTAAATCCAACAACGGATGAAATACCGGAAAAATTTTTGAAGCATTTGAGATCATGTCTGAAACGAGATAATGCGATATACAGGAAGTTTTCAATTTCCCATCCTACCTGTTTCTTAAATCTGACACGTCCTGATCCAAAAGGACATGTGTTTCAAAATGTATTGAACATGGTACACATACGTGGACGTCTTGACGATGGATCAATACCTAGCGTTGAACACGCCAACGGAATTGTTCAAGCATACTTTTTGGAACAATGCAAGAAGAAGAAGATAGATTAGTCACGATTTTGACCGGTTAATCTAGCTACAATGTTATTAGATATAAAGCAATTGATTTGTTTCATTGGAGAAGACAACGGTCGTGCGAGGTCGCAAAATAACACAATTCTCATGTGCTCTTTCGATTTGTTTTTAACGTGATGAACGTATGTATCGTCGAATACAATTCCTTTTCCCTCTTTCCACTGGTAAACTTCGTTATTTACTTGTATGTAACATGGAGCATCTGGCGGTACACTAAGAGCTAGGTGATATCGCAATGATCCGCGAAACGGTCCTTTGTGTGGAAATATCGTACATCCTGGTTTCAAAATCGAGAACATCGCCAATTGAATTTCGGGAATTTCATCAAGTAAAGCACAAATAAATGGGCAATCATTTCGCGCTTTATCGCGAATTTTACCGTACCACTTGATGTAATACTTGTTCCATTGTTTTTTCTCGACAATGGAGCGAAAAAACAGATCCGATTGAATCTCGGATGTTTGACCAGACTTCCATAATTGGAGACTTTCAGCTCGTATTTTATTCCAATTTTGTTCTAGAAGACGAAGGTTCGGATAATACCGTATATAATCACGTACTATCGGTTTACTTATCAATTCGCGCGGACTGCACGCGTCAATCCATGAATTGTATGGTGCCAGTATGAATTTTCCGGATTTAAAATAGTACTTCCAGAAAGGTAATCTGACTTGTATATCGTCCCGGGAATAATCTAGTGTAATGTAATAACAGTATAGCCCGCTTATCGCGCATAAACAGTAAATAATCGTACTAAAATACATTTCGATCAATAAATACAAAATTAAACCGTTCGCTATGGCTGCAAATGATATTGGAGCGGGAATTCGTGTTTCTTGTTTTCAACGTATCAAATTGAATCGAGATTATCGGCCACGAACTGTTATGGATGCACTTGATGAACAGGATCCGTGTGAAAACGAACGATTCGCTCTCATTAATGCTTTGTACCAACTATCAAGGACGTCTGCGTCTCGATCAGCAGGTCACCTGAAAGATGTCATCATACGAACTGGAGCTGCGATTTGCCCCATGTTCACTGAAGCCCAACTAGAACCTTCTTTTCGTTTCTTATTGCGTAAAGGAGTGTTTCGGCAACTAGTACCAGTTAGAGTAAACTTTTTGGAACCCTTACCAACAGCCACATTTACATTCAGTGCAAATATGGATCAAAACGCAAATAACGGGAGTTTCATCAGATTACTGATTCAACTCGTAGGTGGATACGAAAGTTCAACTTTTAACGACTGGTTTATTGCTTATTGTTCCCCAACATATTTACCATTCAATGGGGCTTGTATTTAGTGTACATTGGCACATGATTTAAATGCGCAGTCACCACTGTTGTCTACCTTGATACAAGAGAAACCGTGACCCGGAGGATTCCGAACTAACTCGCAACAATCTCCGCAGTCAATTTGACCTGATTTTCCAATGAATTTACATATACTATCGTAGCTGGATCGAATACTCAATGGAGGAACGTCTCCAAACTCGATTCCTTCATCCGTATTACAAACAGGTGTTTGTAGGCAATTCGCTTGGTTCACTGTATCATTCCAACGAAAATTCTTCCTATAACTGACCGGATCCGTAATAACATCGTCGATTCCTTGTATAGATCGACATGCTTTCGCAGTCATTCCAGGAAGGAGACAAGTTTTATTTTTCGAATCCCATTGTGGATCTTTTATCCGCCAATATTCGCCCGGTTTGTTATTTAGGAGAATTGGGGGACCCGTTGACCAATCACCACGAGGAGATGTAATTAAAGAGTCAGATCTGCATTGTTTTTTTGAAATAAGACGAGGATCCACGCAACAAGTTCCTATTTCCGTATCCACATTCGCACGCGTTGAATAACAACATTTGTTCAAATTATGTGATTCCCCTGTACTTATATCTTTAACGCAATCGTAATACTCTTTTTTTGTCAAATCGGTCTGGTTCGGATCAAGCTTTGAAACCACCGGCATCGTACATACTTCATTTTTAATAACGTTTTGTCCTGTATAAACCGGGTATGTGGGCATAGTTTTCGTTTTGTTATGTGCGTAGAAAACAATTTATTTCACGATATGTGTATGATGGAACCAAACCATCAATAATAAAGAAGAACCATGAGTTTTAGCCGAGAAAGAGAATTAAACAAGCAACGTGAATTGGCCATTCGTCATCGATTAATCGCAGCAAAAAAGAAGAAGAAAAAAGAAGAGATCGAACAATACGTCAATGAAAAAGAAGACCCAGAACACAGTGGTAATTATGATACTATTTTTGTCTCTATTCCATCGTACAGAGATCCAGAATGTGTACGAACGATTGAAGATCTGTTCCGAAAAGCTAGATATCCTCATCGGATTTATGTAGGAGTTTGTCAGCAAAATTTGAGCGTTGATGGTGATTGTATGGACAGCATCGTGGCCCATAAGTTTCAGAATAATATTCGCGTGTTAAGATTAGACGCAAAAGAAGCAAAAGGACCTATTTGGGCAAGGCACGTTCTTATTTCTCAATTATATGGAGGAGAAAAGTATCTTTTATCCATTGATTCACATATGTTATTCATGAATAATTGGGATACGATACTGATTAATCAACTTGCATCCTGTCCATCCGAAAAAGCGATTCTCACGTGCTATCCACCAGAGTTCGATATTCAAGACCGAAAACGTATTCCAAAAGATGATCCAGTATTTTTAGTGTTCTTAAAATGGTACGAGAAATATCAACTTCCACTTCAAGAAAGAAGGAGATTCAAGCATAAACCCGCTTATCCCCAACCATGTTTGTTCTGGGCAGCGGGATTTAACTTTTCGAAAGCATTATCAATATTAGAAGTTCCATATGACCCGGATTTGCGTTATGCATTTACGGGAGAAGAAATTACCATGGCGATGCGGTTATGGACAAGCGGATGGGATTTCTTTGCGCCGTCGGTAACTGCCATCTATCATTATACTAGTCGCGATTATCGACCAACGTTTTGGGAGAATTTCCACAGAAACAAAGCAAGAGGGCGAATTTCTGAGTCCGTTATACGTGAACGAAAACTAATAGAACAGACAAGTGTGCAACGAATGAAAGACTTACTGGAAGGAAAATTGGACGAAAACGATCCATGTGGTCTTGGAAAAGTACGTTCACGAGAGGATTTTGAGCATTATGTAGGACTCGGATTTGAGAATGCTGTCGTTGAATCCCATGCACGTACAGGAATTACCCCCGTCTCAGATCAAGAAGAACGTCGATCAAAGTACGGTTTTGCTTGACGATGTTAAACCTTGGATCTTATCATACCGAGATTTGAACCGAGGAGATAAGTCGGGTTGGTCTGTGAGGGGAAAGGACGTTCGAGGAGAAATGCGGGGAGACGAATCGTCTTCCTCTTCTTTTTCATCGTCATGAAACACAGTTAGTTGACAATGTGGAATATCGGAGTTTCCGTCATTATCATTTTTGTCCTTATGATCACTGTTTTTAGAAGAATTTGTTGACGCGGAATTTGCATCCGGATGTCGATGTGCGTTTACGATCGGTTTCCATACAGCAATTAAACGATCTAAACGATCGTAGTATTTATTAATCACTCGATCAGGAACAGGGTTAGACATTTCAAGTTCACGTAACTCATTGCTTCTTTTTCGAATTAATGTCATAAACTCTACGGTCGATACTCTCGATAAACGAGGATAAGCGAGTTGTTCTTCAATTTCTACAGCGAGTTTATTATACTCGGACGTCATTTTTGAATGGTGACTAGACAAAGGTTTAAATCGCAGAAATTGATTTGCGGACATCAAAGCCGTGGACAGAAGAAGCAATACACCCAATGCAAGACGGATCACTTTGTCAGCTTGCACGTCATCGCTTCCGTTGTATGTCGCAAACGTCGTCGATGCTATGATGGCGTTCAGTATGACCGATGGAACGCCTAACAATCTTGACCATTCCATGTAGTAAGTTGAAGCGAAAGAGTGGATTAAAGATCGTTCATGAAACTTTTGACCCCATTGAACGCATCGCTTCTCAACGTATTGATCCCAAACCATTTTCTACATAAATAAAAAGTCGAAAAAATTTGATTATGAAACCTGAATCTACTTATCAAGCGTCTGGTATTGGATCATGGAGTTATTATTGGCCGGATTTGCTTTATCCGAGACCATCAAGATATCCACATCCATTTGGGGTATTTGCGGATCATGTTCAAGATCGAGATATTAATCTTCCTCGCGCTCAATATTGTAGACTTACAGCCGATAACCTTGGAAAAACATGTGAATCCATGAAGTGCATTGATGGACCAGATGACTTAAGCGGTTATTTGTGTAATTACCAACGAAATTTGAGATACAAAGGATACGTGGGGCAGCGTTTAATTGAGAAAACGTAGCTATTTACGATCGACAATAGTACAAACCATATGGCGCGGATTTAGTACATTGGTCCATACCAATGGACGAACAGCAAGCGTGACGTGTTCCTAGCCAAGAGTAGCATGGTTTGTTTTTGTTACAAGAATATGGGTTGTAGGATCCTTTTGTTATCCCATAACCACAATGAAGTTTACGCAAGAAAGAACGAGAATTTGACGTAAAAATTCCATTTGCATTTGAATATCGAGATTTCGCTCCATCACTGACAATTAAAACCATTTTTATTCTTTTGTTTCTTTTGCTTTTTTCTACATAATCAATCTTTCGTACTTATCCGATCATGTCACTTGAATCTCAAATTCGGTTCATTCATGAAGTTGTTGAAGTCTTCCAGAATGAACCAGTAGCATCTACGTTTGTGGCTTGCAGGTACTTGTTTTCGTGGGCAGCAATGGCTCAGTACTTGTCATCTGACGCGGTTCAGAATGGTAAAAAGTTTGATTCGACATTCAAGGCGCCTATTAGTTTAGTCATGGAGTTTGACTGCGATGCGTGGAGATCATACGTGGAATATAGTAAGCATCATTCGAAATGAAACATTTTATGTCCAATTTTTATTTGTTTTTTGGCACAATTGTGAACTGGTTTGTCGTACATATAACCGCTTTTCGTCACTTCATTATAGGTGCAAACATGTTTCCCGAATACGAAACACATAAGGAAGTATGCGAAGTTTTTGATGACCCTGTTATGAAAGAACTTTCATTTCGTTTCGTCTATTACACGTTCAAACTCGAAAATATGTGGTCCTTTCTACGCATGTCTTACGAGGAATCATTTCTAAAAGAGGAACAACAGGTTCAAAATTTAGATTCTGTGTTTAACGTTTCTGTTTGGATGACGAAACAACCAAAACTATGGATCCGTTATCTCGAATGGGTCGTTCATACTGTCATGTATAAACTCGTTGATTCTTTTTACCGTTTTGTATCTGAAGGTCATCATGATCGTCATTTACCTAAATGATTTGTTTCAAAATGTTTCATTACAAAATTTGAACAACAATTAACCACTTACATTGACGTCTTTATTTATTTTGTAAGTCCAAGTGATGTAGCTGCAATGTCTATCGCATATTTCCGGGATTCTTTGGGACACGCAGGAAATCCACGTAACCCTGAACTGAACGGAAGCCAATTACCACCGCATCCAAGTTCTCGAGATGGATACGGATCGGAAGCGGCCGGATATCCATTGGAACAATCGCTTTTCGACGGAGCGCAAAAATGCATGCCCTTCCCTGATCGACCTTCCACACAACATGCTTGAGTCAATGGACACCTGGTTTTTCCACATGGGATTGTTTCCGGTTGAGCACCGTAGCCTTGTTTTTTGTAGTTAGTGAATGATGACATGGTTCTTGGTTTATTGTTTGTTTTTTTCTTTTCTTGCATGGAAATTCCCATTGCACCTTTCGTGTATGTCGATGCATGAAAAAGAAACGTTGTTTACGGATGGACCAGTATATCTTCCACCCAACTTCAATGTCCACATCAAATCGAAATCCTAAATTTTCGAGCGACTTTCCTAGTTTGTCCAGCATGCGTTTAATGGTTTCAATATGTGCGCCTTCCATACGTTGTTTTTTCACCGCGAATTGAAAAAATAGACGGATAAGATGAAAGTAAATGCCCGTCAATTGATTGAATACACGATAAAAAGCGGTTTGATCGGATGTGGTATCGGAGCTGCAGTTGGAGTAGTTCGATCCATTTACCCCAAAAAAAAGCCGCGAAATCCGGACAATGAGAAAACCCCGACGAAACCATCTGAGAATGTATTTTCAAAGGAAATAGAGGAACAAGTAACAGATATTCATCCGGAAACAGCACGGGAGTATAAGGAAGCAATGACGATACTCCAATCATTGCCCTTGAAATCAAGTGAAGAACCTATTCATAAGGCACTTGGAAGGTTGAAACGAAACATGGGGAGACTCGCGAGGTTAAATGCAAATTCATTTCGACATAACCAAGTTGAAGCATCGGATGCTTGTTTGGCCTCATCGTATAATGGAGTTATTGAAACTGACTTTAAACATTTGATTCCAGATCGCGTTGGGGTTGAGCACGAGACAAAAGTGAAAATGCTCAAAAATATAGTAAAGCAGTGGAAAGACAATGTGTCTATGTCGGTGAGTTATAATCTCTCCAGGATAAACTAAAAACGATGAAAACTGGATTTAACCAAGATCAATCATTAAACACGCTCTTGAAAGATCAACGAGCTGTCATTTTAAGCGCCATATCTGTCATTGCAAGATATATACTTGAAATTGCCGAGACGTGGACGTTACATTCGAACCGTTACATCGTGACCAAACAAGATATTCATCGAGGAATAAAGGTCGTTTGTAACTCCGGGCTTGATACTTACTTGATGCAGAAATCACTTCTTTCATTATTAAATGACGAGATGGTACTTCCAACACAAGATGATCTAGATGAAATTAAGAAATCGATTTGGACCCAAGCGTGTCAGAACTTTCCCATAATCAGTCAAATGATAGAGAAAAGAGATTTGAGTACGCCCAAAGATGACGCGCGACGTGACGCCACAGCTATCACAAAAATGTTGTTTGGAAGCAAAGAATTTGCGCATGAGGACGAGAAGGACTCAACACATGATATCGACGTTCATGTATGTGAATGTCCACAATGTGTCTATATAGCGAACCTTGTCGACGAATATGACAAAGGGATTTTTGATCATGATTGTCAAGAAACAGGATGCATTCGTCCTTTTGTATCGCAAATTTCCACACCTCAAACAAAAACAACATTAACATGACTGCGAGAGATACATATCGCGGAATCCCCTCTGAGTACAATATATCTTTACTTCCTGGATGCGTAGGAAACTCCGATGGACGATGTGGATTATTTCCCCGAAGACCAGTCGGGGATCTCACTAGGTCCTTTGGATCATTCTCTAATTGCTCCCAATGTGGGCTAAGTGGGTATGGATATGGGGCCGATTCCCAGCAATGTTTTGGAGGAAACTCGATAATCAGCAAACAAGGATGCTTAGAAAGATGCGATTTCAGGGAAAGATTGAGAAGTATTTACGATCCTAAAGTTCAGGCGTCAAGTTGTAAAGGCCGTGAAAAAATGGCTCCTGCTGCGTATGCTTATGTTGAAGGTGTTCGTGAACAATCATGTGCGGACCGATTATGTCGTTACTACCCTTCTTATGGGTCATACAAGAGCACATACGATCCGAATCGACTTCAACCATATGGAGGATTTTCATGGCAACGACGACCGTCTGTAAGTTATTGCGCGTTGTAACATTTACGATCTATTGTAACTTGTTGATCCTTTTGGAACAAGACAAAAGCAACTTGCTTTGACGAAGTTATGTGTTGGTTCGAAAGTATTCATCGGGGATACGTATTTACGATTTGACCAATTATTCTGAAGAAACGCCGGATCAAATTGATACAATGGAACTTCGAGAGGGTTAGCGCGGATAACGAACCATAGTCCGGCTCGACTTCCTTTCGCCAATTGTGTTTCTGTTTCTGATAATGTTAGGGGGTGATCAGGAAAAAGAGAGTTGACTACACTTTGCACATCTTCGACAGACTGTGGATTCTGTTTGCGTGTTTGATATAATGCCTCCAGAAGTTCAGATAATGGATCAATTATGTATACCTGGGAGCAAAATTGTTGATTCACGACCATTGTTTTTTTTGATATATTCTTTTTCGATAGAAATGCATTTGTTCGAATTGATGCATTAATCCATCGTCAATGACATCAATGACGACTTTGTGTCCGTGTCCGCGCTCCAGTCTCCCTAATACTTGAACCATATTACCGGCGGGCATTGCGAGAACGAGAACTTGTACATGGGGAAGATCAATTCCTTCTTTACACATTTCGTACGTGGAAAATACGACATCTGCATCGAACGCACATTCGCGATCCTTTTTGTTTTCGCGGCTCGTACAGAAAGATATTGATTCTTTCCATTTCTGTTTAACACAAAAGTTCTTCAACAAATGAAGGTGATCAATACGTTTGCTCAAAACCAAGCATTTTCTGTATCCTTTGTTGATTAAACATCTTAGAGTTTTCAAAATTGAACAATTACGTCGAGTTTCCCACATAATCCATTTATAAGCACGATTAAGTTGGAAAAGCGACGGCTTCTCTTTCGTTGCATTATAGAATTTTAATTTTGTTTCGCGCCATTTGTAATGAACCTCCACGATATGGACTGTAATGTTTCTCGAATGCTGAACCTGCTTTTCACACTCCGCGTCGATTTGAAAAACGATCGGTCCCAAAAACCAATGAACCACTTGAGTTAACCCATCTGCGCGTGTTGGCGTCGCAGTTAAGCCGAATATAAAAGCCGCCTTCAAATGATCGAACACTTTGCAAAATGTGCGAGCCGCTATATGATGAGCTTCGTCAATAAACACTAATCCAAAACTATCTAAATCATTTTGATATTCCCTTTTTATCAACGAGTGAATAGACGCGACAACGATATCATTGTCAATTTCGAATACGTCCTGAATGATTTTGCCCACACTTGCGTTTGGTAAAAAACGTCGAGCCCGATCACATATTTGCTCTAATAAATGTCGTCTATGGACAATAAAAAGAGTCTTCACTCGGATACGAGAGGTGATATTCAGTGCAATCACGGTCTTGCCATATCCGGGAGGAAGTTTTATAATTCCACCGGCTATGTAATTGTGTTTGACGGCCCGATCGCATAACTTCACCACCTTTTCAACACATCGAGGTTGAAGACGTACAGGATCTAATTCACCATCGAATCGAATGTCAGAATTTGTCCATGATGTCCCATATGAAATATTACGATTTCTTAACGGTGGATATCCGTACATAGAAATCCCGACATGTCGCGGAATTTTGAACGTTGTACAATTTTCTTGGTTGTCCTCGTTATACTTTTCGTAAAGGACTAGAGAGGTACTTTTTTGTTCTTCACTGTGCGATAGGAACGCTTGTGGAAACACTGTTAACTTTTCTTCAATTTCGGCTTGAGAATCTCGATTTTCGTTCCCAATGCGTATGAAGTAATGAGAAGAAACATCGGCATGTTGAGCCACACAAAAGTAATCGCTTATACTCATGACAAATAAGCAAAACAAAACCACTCCATCGTATCATGTAAAATATCATGAAGAGAATAAACAACTATTTATATTAAAATATTATTGAGTAAACATTAAAAAAATTCATTGAAAGAAAAAGATAATGTCGTTAATTTTTGATCCTGCATGTAACCCAAGCTTCTTTGACTTTAAGGGATATGTGACGGCTGATCAATCCCCACCAACCAATTTCGCTTCCAAAAATGCCTTCGTATCATGTTTAAAAGCTGATGTTATCGTTGCAAATTCCATTATATCAGGAGGAGGTCTAGCAATAACAGGGGCAATAAACATCGGCGCGGGACTGGGTATAATTCCTGCTAAACCAGACGACGTTTCAGGTCCAGATATTGTTCATAAATCATTGCTTTTCGTATCACCGGTTGAAGGTGCAGACGGTGCCTCCGTCATTACTGTTTCCGCACCAACAGTAGTTGTGGGTCCAGTTGCAGCTGTCACAGATGATGCCGTGGTATGTTGGGATGGTACGTCTGGGCGTCTTGTTAAGGAAGGACCTGTATTATGTACTGATATTATCGCTGGTCCCACCCCAGCAGCAGTAACAGATGACAGAGTAGTATGTTGGGATGGTACGTCTGGGCGTCTTGTTAAGGAAGGACCTGTATTATGTACTGATATCGTTGCCGGTCCGTCACCAGCATCAAGTACGGACAATGCGGTAGTTTTATGGGATGGAGCAACTGGACGATTGATTAAGGACTCCACCCTTATCGGTAATAGTCCGACTGTGGGGGGATTAACATTAGTCGGTGACTTTCAAGTTCCTGGCACGTACACTGCTTTAACTTATACTGATATAGTTGCAGCAATACCATCAGGTGATCCGTCGTTAGCACCCGCACCGGTAATTAACATTGTTCAAAGATTCGGGAATATCGGATATGTTCAGTATGAAGTCGAAATTACTGTGGCTCTTGCGATTGGTTCGGCCACGCCTGTATGCACCGTACCAGCGACTCATATTCCGTTGGGTATTGGTCACTCAGTAAACTGGGGGCTTAGATCCGTCGGTCCTCCGCAACAGACTGCCATAGACCCGACCGCTAGCATGTTGTTTCATGGAGGGGCCGACGCTCTTACACCAGGACTAATGAACTTCGTAAAATCAACTGTATCTCCATTTGCTACCGTAGCTGGTCAGTTTTTGTCTATGCAATGTATATACTGGATTCAATAACTTTACCGAAATGATATACCTTGACAATCACTAATATTGTTGTTTCCGGAATTTGAACCATAACCAGCTATACCAGATGATGCGATCCCATATGGATTTAATTGAGCTTGACCAATACAAGTGTCACAAGGAAGAAAACCGGGTCGTATGTCATTCAATCCTTGAGCGGATAGATATACTGCATTTGCTGGATTCTGCGAGGCCATAAGACCATTCACGAGGTAGAGTGGGTTATCTGAATCGTTATGTCCACCAAGTTTATATATACCTTTCTTTCTACCACTTACAAGGAAACTATTTAGTTCATCTAAGTTCAAAGGATTATCTGCAAAGTTCACTGAGTACGCGGCGTGAATAGTTGAAGCATCCCATCCACATTGATCACTGCATCCACTAGGTCCTAATCCACGAATGGTCGCGATGATATCTAAGTTCGTGTCAATGATAGCTTGTGACATCTTTCTTTTTCATATACGAAAATTATGGAATGTCCAAATTGTAAATGTTCCTGTCATTTTTTGATTTTTAACAAATGTAAACATTGTATATCATACGTATTCCCATTATGCAAATATATAGGAAGTTTCGAATCCACACCTAAAATGGTGAAGTCGTCCATAATCGTACGTAATCCAGGGGCATTCCTAGTCAAAAGCTGTGTTTTGCGCGTAAGAATAGGAAATACAGATTGGGTAGATGTTCCACCATATATGAAACCATGTGTCGTGCTTAATTGTAAGAATAATGTTGTAGCATCAACTAAAGAGAATTTACAGATGAAAAAATGTTGTGACGTGCATCGTTATCTTAAGAATGTATTTGTATCTATTTATGGCGTTAATGAGTGAGTAAAGAAAAGAAAGATGCGCTACTTTTCGCAAATGAAACAGGATGAAGTGTTGGATAAGTACATCTTCAAAGGAAAAGAGAATGGGTATTTTGTCGACGTAGGTGCTTATGATGGCGAAACCTTTTCCAATTCGCTGTTTTTCGAGAAATACCGGAATTGGCGAGGAATATGCTTTGAACCCATTCCTTCAGTGTATAGTAAGTTAAAATTGAATCGTCCAGAGACAATTTGTATAAACGCGTGTGTCGGTAGTACAGTACGATCTAACGTTCCTTTCAATTGGGTGAACGGTCCATCTGAAATGTTAAGCGGTATAAACACTGAGTACCATCGCGACCACGAGGTACGGATATCGTGCGAGAATCGAAGTAATGGTGGGAAAAACCAGATCCTTTCTCTCCCAATGACAACGTTAGCATCAATATTCGAAGAGGAGAAGATTGAACATGTGGATTATTTAAGTATAGACACGGAAGGTGCAGAATTACTTGTATTAAAAGGAATCAATTTCAAAAACGTCAAAATCGACGTAATTGACGTGGAAGAGAACTATCCATCTGAAAGTTTGACGATCGGAAACTACTTAGAAAGTGTGGGATATACGCGCTTCCACCGCATTGGTGTAGATTCATTATACTTACATGAAGATTTTCGCAAAAGAAACCCATCTTTACGTATACCACCAGAACCGAACCTGATCATGGATAATACCCATTTAACTCGGAAATATATGGGAAAACCTCGGATGATAGGACGTAGATATAAAAGAGTAAGACGAAGACGACGTCGTATATGAAAACCTAATTCTAACAAATAAAATGTCATCTGAAATAAATCCAGGACACCAAACTACATACAAACGAACAATATGAAAGTCAACCAAAATTTCACTGTTTTGATCATTGTTGTATTGCTCCTTGTCATGATTGCCGCGTTAGTTATGGCATCACGAAGTCCTTATACGTGTCCATCATTGACTCAACAAGATGCAGGGTTCGGAACTCTATCGGTAAAAAACCATCCTGGTATCCTTAATATTGCGAAAATAGATTCATTCACGGCTACTCATAATCCTCAAACGAACGGGGAGTATGTCCTGCTCCCTGGACCTCTAGTATTACCCCAAGGATTACGTGTGGCAAAGGATGGTATTCTAGAACACATACAGAAGCAAGACCCCAATAACAACCCGATCCGTACTATACATTCGAAATCGTATGAAGATGCGTTGAAAGCATTGGAATCAAAACCCCATTCTCCGGAAGCGCAACAAGAAGTGAATCAATACTTGCAGTACTTCGAAGGATTTGTTCAGGATAATAAGAATACGACGGAAGCGATCAATAATTGGCAACCCGTCATAAATCACCTGAAACTTTTACTTCAAGAAGCAAAAACAACGAAAAAGACGAAATTGACACCCAAAACATCTCCGCCGCCTCATTGGAATGATTTATGGGGGTGGTTCAAGTGGATTTTTGTGAAACACGGAGGATTTTTCGGACTACTCTCATACTTCCGACACAGAATCAAATGGGATATTGTAAATGACGTATTACATGAAAAAGGATATATTCAACAAGGAATAGGAAAAGTAACAGGATCAGGCGAATGTACAGCATGTCCAGCATCTTGGTGGCAAAGTTGTCCACATGGTACAGTAATGATCGGTGCACGTGGATGGGGAAACAGTGGGAATTGTAACCCAAGTCCTTGTGCATGTGACAAGTGGTATCAGCATATAAGCTGCGAAGGATTATGCCAGGCCGTTGAATTAAACTATACGGTACCAGTCGGTTTTGTGTGTGAAAAAATTGTCAAAGGTGTTGAATTAGCGCAAGATGACTGGAAGAAAGTTGGATCACGAGTCGTTCACACATTGAGTACTGCCGGTGTGCTCCCCGGATTGGTAAAATTTTTGATTGGAGCTGCGGAAGTAGTTAGTAAGATTCTTCCTATCATAGGAAGTGATCATTGGTTGCTGGACGATATCAAGGATGTGTGTTATAATTTCTCCTGTGAATGCAACGATTACACTGCAAATAAGGTCTGCTCATCGAAAATCAAAGATCTACAAACAGGCAAACAATGCACGGAATCAAAATATTGCGTTCCCCATAGTTTAGATTTTAGTTCCGTAGCTTCTCGAAAATGCCCAGGTAATCCAGGATGCTTAACTGCATCTGGTGGACTATGTACGAACACTCGTCCTTCTGAATCTTCGCATTCTAAATTTAATGTTGTTCCTATGGGTTTCTTACATTCATAAGTGTCTTCTAAAAGTATAATGTTGTATCTATTTAAAATGTTAATTGGGGTAACTCCGTGAAATTGCCATATGGTCGAAACTCATACAGTCTCCCGCATGTTGTGCACATTTACATAAAGAAGATCGAAGACATCCCATACATTCATCATTCAGCTTCACACTTATCGGTATAATTGATCCGTCTGGTCGGACTGCATCATACAAGAAACAGTCTTGGAAAGATTGACATTGATTATACGCAGGCTCATTACCGGCCGCTTTGAATCTCCGGCAATTCCAAATAGTTTTAAGACATGTAGCCAATTGTGGAGTTTTCTTGTAATCGGTTGCCGTTAATGGACATGCTAGAAATTTACGTCCATATTTGTCCCGAACTAAAATAGTTTGATTCTTGCATGTCATCCGGGGAGGAGGTAATCCCATAGCTTGAGCGTATGCTTCTAAATTTTCAGATGGAATTTCATCCAAAACTCGTGGATTATCGGACAAATAAGAAGTGCATTGGCCGTTCATGCATCGGTTTCCAACTTGATCACACTCACCACTAAACTGACATGCAGATCGAGAAGCATATGATCGTATACAATTCAAGGAATGTTGGTCGTTACTCTGACCACAGCATCCACAAGAATTCGGCTCGGGTGACGTTGTAGAGAAAGGCGGTTCGAAACAAAAATTACGATAGAACGGTGTCGCTAATCCAGGAGGACCGCGAAAATAACACGATCCTGGATTTTTCGAAGTAAACCCTTGATAGCCAGCTCCCCATGTACCAGAAGACATTTTTTTGTATGAATCTTTTTATTTATAACAACGAATGCGTTAATTTGTTTTTAACCCTTTCCTAAATAGATGAATTGCAACGTCGTCCTTGTCATTCCGTCGATTGGAGAAGTCGAAAAGAGTGTCCGGGGAAGTGGAGAACCGACTTGTATTTGAATCTGGTCGTTTTCGTTTAATACAGTTGTTACTGAAATGGTCGAATAAGAATCCGTTGAAAATGAATTCGTATCTCCCCATGATGACGTTGCATCTCCAACGTTCACAATTTGCACGTTCACTAATGGGCTTTCCAAAACACCTATAGTTCCCCACGTCATCATTACAGTAATTGAAAAAATACCAGTATATGGAACAATAAATAACCCTGTTTCGGTGTCATATCCTTCTAGCGTGCCTGTAACGAGTTCATCAAAGATAACTATTTCAGGAGCCGAAAATGATCCTGTTACATTGACATTTGACGAAAGGGTGTATTTTGCGATTTTACCGAGATTAGCCATATTTTATTAGTTTCACGATTTCTTTCAAATTAAAAGTTCTTACGTGCATCGAGGAACCGGTCTATCGTCCCGAGATCCACAAGAGACGAATCGACCTGCATGATTTTGGAGGTGGCTTCCAACTGCCTGAACGTTGCACGCTCCCATAGATACCGAGTATTTAGGTTGTGCAGTTGTAAATTGATACACATTGGGTGGAAGTGGTCCTCTTCCATAGTAACTAGACATCACGGGAACTTCACTCTCACTGACACCGGTAGTAGTCGCTTGGACATTAGGATAGGTGAACGTGGGATATGATGCACTGGGAACATTTTGTAATGTAGAAAGTGTCGAGAGTTGTGATTGATGGACCGGATGCATGCAGCTTGCGTTAAGAAGCACTTGGGATGACGATTGGGGATTGGTATGCATATTATAATTATACGAAGCGTTGATTTACTTTAAGTCAATGATTTTAGCATCCACATGAGTTGCAACATCCTGTTCGAATAAAATTATTGCAAAAGTTTTGGTAAGGCTTGTTTCTCATATAGTTCGTTTGAAGGGCGAACTTATTAATTTGCCATCCAGTATTCGCCGTACTTCCTAATGTAGGTCCGACGAGCAAATAGAGTCCGTATCGTTTTCCTTGTGAAAGTAACGAATTAAGAGTGCTCAACGTCCAATTGCTAGATGGATACCGACTCTGTAACGTGGATAATAAGGCCGATGCTGTAAGTGCAGAAGAACAGAGAACTTGAACGATTTGTTGATTCAATGCGATTTCAGCGGATGTGCTCATCTTCCTTTTTATTGGTTGTTTGAAAAATATCAAGAGAGATAATCATGATTCGCTCATACGAATCTCAAAACTTAATCGATTTAAGTAATTTCCGTTCTCAACTAATCGGGGCATCTCCCGTATCAAATGACGGAAAGAAAGGTGGTGAAATAGGGATTGATTATATTCCTCCACTGAATGCTGGCTTACTAGTAACTATTCCAGTCGCGAAAGAAATAGCAAAACCACCCACTGGATCCTTGTTGAAAGGTCAATACACCGAAACTGTTCCGGATTCATTTTCGTGGAATTCAATCGCCGACATACGGAAATACAAAGGATGGAAGATACCCGATAATTTTTCATTTGTTGAACATCCTCCTAATCAAGGAGGTTGTGGAGCGTGTTGGGCGATCAATAGTGCAGCAGTTCTCGGGGATCGATTCGCGATATGGAAAAACGAACAAAACCGACGACTTTCTGGAACGTTTATTATCGCTTGCAACACCGAGGAAAATACGGGCTTGTGTAGAGGAGGTACCACGGGAGAAGCCGGGAAATTTTTCGAGCAACAAGGTATTCCATCCTTTGATTGTTGGGATTATTCTTGGTGCTCAAATGATCCAGGGTGCATCAAGGGAACAACGGTTCCTTCTATTCTAAATACATTGGTTCCAAAATGTGATCTAGGAATTTGCATGCATTCATGTGAAAAGTCCGAATGTGAACATTCAGGAAATGTCTCCTATTTCAAAGCACAAACAGGAAGCACAAAGTCATTAAGCGATCCCGATATGATAAAAGCGGAAGTATTCCACAAAGGTCCTGTAGTTGTCACATATAGAGTATTTGGAGATTTCCTAGCTGGAGGGCTTCATACCCCTTCCTGGGCGAAAACAAACGGCATTTACGTCCATATTCCGTCGCATGACTTATATGAATATGGAAGCATCTCTTGTGTCGGTACTCAGAAACCGGCTTTTCAATGTTATATCGGGAATCACGCCGTATCAATCGTGGGATGGGGAAAGGAAACCATTCCTAATTTTCTGCATTCCAGTTCGTCTTTGTCTTCTTCGATAGAACTGAAGTATTGGGTAGTGCGTAATTCATGGGGTGAGAAATGGAACGGCGATGGGTATTTCAAGATTGCTGTTTCGAATCCGGTAAACGGTATCAATACTGAAGTCGCAATGGATCGTGTGGTGAAAATAGGAGGGCAATTATTCGGTGGTGGTACTGCTTTTGATCCTGATATTGAATGGGTTCGGCGAGATGGAAGTATTCCCATAGTCGATAGAGGAAACAAACATTCTAATCGATCGTCGACGTTTGTGCTCGTTATAGGAGGAATTATTTTGATTGTCGCTTTTGTTGTTGTTGGTATCAAACTAGAAAAGAAGTATTCAAAATGACAATCGTTGAAGAAGAGTCTAATTTTGACTCTTATGTGGCGGATCTCATGGCTCAAAGCGAACAACGATACGCAAATACGATGTATCAATACATGAAAACCATGAAGTTGAAATCCATTCGATCCGTATTCAGCGAAATTCGTAAACGTGCGGATCATACGCTATTCTTTCCGGATCTTGGATGTACAGCCGGTCATTTTGCCATGTTTTATTTGGTGACAAAAAGCAAGAAAGTGAAGGACCAAGAAGAAAAAAACAGTAATTGATGACACATTTTCATTTCAAACCATACTCCTTTGATCGTAACAAAGACTCTAAATTTGTCATGACATCTGCGAATACATTGCATTCCATTATTCCTCAACATTTCAACATATTCATGCCATGTTCATGGTGCACACGTTCAACATCGACGGCAAGTATGAAAACAGTACGCGCACCTTACCTGTTTCATGAGTTAGCATGTATGAATTTATGCGCCACGTGTTGGAGATCACGATATCAGTAGCAAGTTTAAATTTGTGATCTCAATTAACAAAATGACTCGAGCGGCTTTGTTCGAACAGACCTTAACGAGAGAATCGCAGAATAATTCAATCAGAAATCGTCCTTCATGGCGTAAGGTGGTGACAAGACCATGGATGATAGCGTTGCTTTCTTCGTTGATCGTCGCGTTTTCTCTCGTACTCATACGACCACCCATTGTTCAAGACAGATTACCTGATAAGCAGTACCACGACGTTGTTTCTTCTCCCATTGACCCTTTGAAACTTGCGTTTTGGACAGTAGTATCGTTCCTCATAGTGTGGTTAATTCCGCGATTGATCAAAAGAAAACCAAAACCCGTAACGTCCCTATAAGAGATGGATCCAATTCAAGGGAAAGGAATCTTTCAGTTTGAGTATGTCCAAAGTTTACGCAAGATGTTAATGGACTTGGCTCATTCATTTCTACAAGAAGTTGCATTATTTGCGGCGAGTTCAGATGAATACAGTTACCCTGACGCATGGACTTTGTTACTGGATACACCGGAAAGCTGGAAACTTGACCATCAACGTAATGAATCAGAAGAAGCCCTTACGAAATATCCGCAGATTGCTTCTTACTACAAGAATGCTTATGAAACATACGTCGAGGCTACCCTTCGAGAACGCTTCTGCGCATTTAAAGACATATTGGTTCCAAATTTTCACGTTTTCCTACATGAATTTTATTGCCGGTTTGCTCGCAGTAAAGAGGCGCGCAACGGCGCTTACTTGTATGTATTGAACAGAGTTCAACAACGATGTTTAATAGAGGAGATAGTACGTGAAATATTTATCGAGTGGTGTGCAGGTGAAAGTGCTCTTGAGGTTACACATTCGTATGATATGGAAGTTGATGAAAAATGGGACAGTGTGTCTCAGATTGGTAGCGCGATCGAAAATGAGGAACGGCAACGAGAACCACAAGATGCCGGTAAGCATCAAGAGAATAAAAAGCAAAATTCGAAAGCCGATATCGTAAAAAAACTCACAAAATCGTCATCTGCACATCTTGAAATTGAGAAAGTTGAAGAGGAAGACGTGAAAAAAGTGAAAGACGAAAAAGTTGATGTCAGAGAAGTCAAAAGTGTGGTGTCCAATACAACGAGGTCGCGCGTTTCATCACATAAATCAATGAAAAAGTCCAAACACGAAAACGCGAGTTCTTTTTTCTAATGTTTTTCAAATCACGATGGTGTTTATTCATCGATGGAACCCCAATCGCTTAACTGATTTACCCATTATTTTATGTGTGGGTCCCAGAGATTCCGGAAAAACAACGTTAGCATTTTCATTACTACATGCTTTACGGGACAAATTCGACTTAGTGTTTGCGTTTTGTGGAAGTAAGGACACCGAACAACAAATTGAGGCTGTAAATCCTAAAGCCTTCATTTATCCAGAGTTCAGCGAAGATACAGTGAATACCATGTATGAAATGGCTGAAACATGTAAAATTCGAAAATCGCGTGAACGAACATTCCTTATTTATCTAGATGATCTCACTTACGACAAACACTTCATGCAGAAGAAAGTATTACAGAGGGTTTTTATGAATGGTCGACATGATAACATGGCTCTAATCATTTGCGCCCAGTACGTAATGGATATTCCACGCTCGCAAAGGGAACAGATTGAGTTTGTGTTCGTATTCGAAACATCGAATATCGGGACCAAAAACCGGTTGTTTAATGAATTCTTCGCCGTGTTCGGTAAGAAGCAGTTTACGCTATTCGAACGAACACTAGAAAGTTGCACGAAGAACTTTGAATGTTTAGTTCTAGATAAGGGTCGGAACAGCCGAATGCGGAGAAGTTCACAGAATTCTGGATCAATCGCAAATTCGGTGTTTTTTTACAAAGCTCCATTTCCAATTCCTTCTTTTAAGTTATGCAAACCTCACTTCTGGGAGTTATCCCGAACATTTGAACGATCACTTGAACACCGCACTCGGACAAAAGAACGCGAGTTATTTCAATTAGGAAATCCATACCGTGATCCAGATGGAGGTGTTTCAAACGTTGTGCATAAGTGCGACGAAAACGGATCACCGCTATAACAAAACAAAAGAATCTCTATTTACCAATCATTAAATGAGCAATGACTATTTTTAACTGGACAAACATAAAGAATACACGCGTGAAAGCGTTACTGCGACGGGTTGAGAAGGATACAAAGGAACGTGCTGAGTTATTCGTTAAATGCACATTCCAATTTATGGAACGGAGTCCCGTTGGAAGTATCGTTGCATTTGAAGACCAGCAACTACCTAATCTCTCGTTCAAGCTTGAAAAGAGTGAATTCTGTGTTGAAGCGAGTATCGGAGAGTTTGACACAAAATCGGTTGGAGATACAATGACTCTGTTTTTAGCGTGGTGTATTGATTTTCCAAGTTCGAAGGCGTTTTTCATGGGAGATGACGATAAGCAACTGGTGATTCTAGAAAAAGATGCGTCTGAACCAATAGATTTTTGCGCCTTTGAAATGGGTCGTCTTGCGAGTGACGGACAATCCCATGAAAATTTAGCAATTGCGTTTCGTGCTCCGAAAGAGAACATCATTGAAGTTCCACGTGAAGTGGTGGAAAACGAGATGTGAATAATAAATCAATAGTACTTGAATCAGATTTTATTTCAGAAAACCCATAATGTTACATTTATCAACGTAAGTTTCCATAGCCACATTGCTTTTCTTTTTTTTCTTCTTCGTTTTCATAACGAGAGAGGTAACCTGGTTGTCCTCGTTATTTTTTCGGATTCCCTCTCTCTCTTCCTTATCGTCTATGGTATTCGACTCGTTATGAGTGCTTTCGGTAGCGTTGGATGAATTACTTGTTGCTAATCGATCGTTGATGCTTTGTGCAGTCTGGCTTCGAATACGAGTTTCATACACCATATTGGATTGGATCAAAGGTGGGAAATGTACATACGTATTCACATTGTTTCCACGAAACTGCTCGATCGACAAATCGCCGCCGAATCGATATAACTTGGAGCGTGGAGGAGCTGGAGTGAGGGGACCAACGTATCCGCGCAATTTTAACGCCAAATCAGACAAATACAACAATGAATCACCTTGATTATCGTATAACGTGACCGAATGTTCTAGAAAATAAGCTTTTGCACACGCAAATGAACAAAACACTCCCAATACTTCAAACTTATCCTGTTCCGGATTGATGCGGATTGGAAGGGGAATAGGTACATTATCAAATGGAAAAGTATCATGCCAACATGCTATGTTAGTTCGTCGTGGCCAGTTCTTGAGATCAAACTGGCTTCTGTGTAATGTGTAGAATGACTGATGCCTTTCTTTTCGAACACGTGCACCAGAACACCAAATATCATCTGGAAGGATGGGACCGTCCGGATTTATCTCAAACTCAGATCCATACTTGACAGAATCGGTAATAAACGGGTTCTTAACTTCATCAGATGGTTCTTTCCGTTCTGGTCCAATCCACTTGTTCCCTGCTTCTTGCATTATGAGTGAAAAAAAAAGTAATATTAAAAACAGACGTCTGTTGAGAAAGTTAGAGTCTTCTTCGTGTTCGGAGCGATTCTATGCTCGTCCACCAACTTCCGACAAGCATCGAATGGAACTCAGTATATCTGACTTTACGACCGCCACCTATATGACTCTTGTTAAATGGACAAACACGGTTTATCACGGGTCTGTATGGGTTGTTCAATCATTGAGAAAATGTTGTAGATACCACCAGAATAAAATCTTCGATTGGGAAATGGGAGTAGTTTTCCCCACCCATGATTTCGAGGAAATATCTGATTGACAAGACGATCAATGTTGTTCGAGTAACGTCCGTCATCTTCGAGTCGTAGTTCGAGAAATGACCGTCATCTTCGAGTTGTTATTCGAGAAAAGATTATTCATGTCCTTACAAAAAGAACAATCATTGAAACTCCCGAACAATGGAACTAACTGAACCAGAAGTACAACGATTGCGTACACTTTTGCGTACACAGAAGCGACAAGGAGTTCCTAGGCAAGAGGTCGAATTTAAAGAAATGCCACCCGGGAAGAAGAAAAAGACGCGTGGACCTTCGGGTCCGTGGGAATTTCCATGGACCAAGAAACGTCCGACCAAAAAATTGACCGCTGCACAGAAAGCTCGACGAAAGGAATTGCGAGCAGCGGCTGCTTACCGTCCTCATGTTACTCCTTATCGTGCAGGGGGTGCCCAACTTTCAGAGAAGAGATACGCATACCTCAAAAGTCCGGAGAACTTAGATCGGTTGGCTAGAGGACGGGCAACGGCGGGTAAGACAAAGCCACGACGAGCCCGCAATGTACTTCGACGTGGATTTGGACGTGATGTTCATAAACAAAGGGCCTTTGCACTTGAAGATATTGAAGCACAACATCCGGTTCGTTTCCATGGCGTCACTGGAAGTCGAGTGGCGAATCCGTTCTTAGCAACGAGACGTGGAAGAAAAGAGGAATATGGGAGGCGTATACTTCCGTGCTCTGCTGCGACATTGATTTACCCGAAACCGATTAAAACTCGTAGACAATGTGCACGTGCTACGGTAGGATTAGATAATGTCAATCGTTGGTCAAGGCATCTTAGTGCGGGAAACGTTAGTGATGAAGGCAAACTAAACCGACTTATAGCATTTTATGAGATGCAAGAAAAAATAGCTGCCGGTGTGTATCCGAGCAAAACCTCGGATCAAGAAACAGGCGCGGCACGAGCATTGAAGACACTTGAGATGAAATATCCTGGCATAGGTGCGGCGGTGGAGAAGGTGCAGGAGGCTAGACGCGCTGAACAGGAGAATCAATAAAAAAAGGAGATTGATAATCAGCCTTCTTTTCATCATCGGACAAAAATACGTGAACTTCTTTGTTTTTAACAGGCAATGACCATACTATTGAGCACCTTGCTCTGATACTTGCGCACCAATTATCGTAAAGTTGTGAACCGTTCACGAATACAAATAATCGAATTTCTTCTGGGAATCTTATATTCACCGAATCTACGGTCGAATAAGGAACGAACAAAATTCCATCACTACTTTGAACAAACGCTAACAATGTCCGACAGAGATATGTCGTTTGACCTTGAAACAACTTGAAAAATCGAAGCGACCTTTGCGTATCCTCTAACATCCGGTACGTGTTGAATATAACGTTCATGTCCGTCGAGTTTTCAGCTATGATCACAACCCGTGTTTTGCATGCTCGAAGATATTCAACAATCATCATTGTTTTTGTCTTCGATGTATCACCGTCCAGAATAGACTCATATCCCAACAAGCTAAGATGGTTCGAATGCCAGAAAGCACATACTGACCTGCATTCCGGACAAAGAAGTAGGTTCTTCGAATGAGGTATGTGCCGCACGATTTCGATGAAACATTGACCACACAAATAATGCCCACAGAAAAAGAGCAACGGTAGCCGTGTATCGCTCAATGGATGACGACAAATCGGACAAAAAGGTCGTTGTTCGTCTTTTTCATCCCATTCGCACATGGACAAATAAGAAGCTGATTTGATAAAAAAATTGCGGTGGGCATCTGAAATAAAATCTATGTCTGGAAGATGGCCACTTATATCGTCAAATGTGCCACGTATGAACTTCAAATCCATAACAACTTTTTGGTTCGAATAAGAGCGAAAAGAATCATACTTTTTTTGGAATACTTCCTCAACGTCCGCATTTAGTGTATTGGACTTATCACTTGTGTAATGAGCAATAAGTAACGGGACAGAAGAAGTCAAGTGTATGTCGATCTTGGGGAATAAGATGACAGTATGAAGTGGATACGTCCTTCGCCATGTTGTGTTAAAATCAAATCCTTCGCGATTTATGCATGGATCGAGAAAAGTCTTCATAATGAACGCGTCTTTACAGTCGACGTAAGGTGTAGCGGACAAAAGAGCGTCGTTACAATGAGACCTAGAAGTGACAAAATTCCACAAGAACTCGTAATGCATATGTGAAATTTTGCAATTGTAGGCGAATACATATCTCCATGTAGGAATTTGAGAAAAGCAACACTCTGGGTAAGAAATTGTTGTTTGTACGAGATCCACAATCGTATCAGGTACGATGTAGATCACATTACGTAAATTACGTAAGGCGATCTGGTATTCAGATCGGTTCGTGATAAAAATATATCGATGTAAAAATATCGTCTTTTCGAATTGAACGAACAAATAAGGGTAATACATATGCGGAACGATGATCAAATCGGGATGGTTGTCTCGATCATCTACGATACGCAAAAACTGCGTCACTAAATGAAAAAAATCGATGCGGGGTTCAAGTTGGACACATGTTCCTCGTAAATGAGACCTTATGAGCGGCTGCGCCGGATTAGCGCGTTCAAAATGATTTAGCGCATTCAGTACAATTGGATGAACGTTACAATTTAATGACGGAACGAGATTGGGGTAGTACAATAATTCACGCCTCTTAGTCTCCAGTTGACGTTGCATGTAGTCCCATACTTCTTTGTATGAGTTTAATGGGGGAGAAGTACATGTATACCTTTTAGTTTCACCAATTGAACGAACTGCCAATGGAATGAGAAAGCGATCTCTAAACGTCCACTGAATTGTACTATCGACTAACTTTTTGATAAATGTTTCTTCATTGTGAACGTAGCAAAGGATATGAGAGACAGCGACTACCTCATGTAAAAACGGATGCACGGCTACTTCGTATTTAACGATAACATCTTCGTTTGTGTATGGCATATCACGTTCTTTCAGCATTATGGAACTTGTACGTGGCTCTCTATCACCAACAAAAAGACGAGTAACATTAGAGGATGTCGGAAACGACGACGTAACTTCTTTGGGTGAACCATGTCGACATCCTCGGAAATGAATGCATTCGTCAGGTGTTTGATAAAAATGTCCAATCCACCTACTGTGGTCGTCCAACTCATTTAAATTCGGAGTCACGGTGCATTTCAACCATAAAAATGGACACTCTTCTTTTTTCTCTTCTATTTCTGGAGATTGAGTGCTATCACGAATCCGGAAAAACCGGAGCGGCTCTTCTCTCTTCATCCATAAAATAAAAATGGACAAAATTGACAATCTAGTATTGCGCAACAACGATATTGTGATGATCCAATCAGTGCATTCGAAACAATGGATAAGTTACCCAAAAATGCAAACGGCTTCATTCGGTTCTCAACTGATCCCGGTTCCGTCACTTTCAGATAATGCATTGGAAGCGATGTTTTTCCAAGTGCGAGATCCTAGTGTACCAGATAAACATATTTTAGATCATCAATCCAAGTGTCAAATTTTGCTTATGGAACATGTGGTTCAAAATCGCCCAGTTCTGGCAGTTCATCCTGTAACTGCGCAGACATTGATTACAATTGGGGCGCAAGTATTTTTTGCACCAATTGGACGTAAAACTACATGGTTATTCCGCTCGTCATCGGGTAGGACACTAGAAAATGAACCGGTACGGTATGGGAGACCACATTACATTCAAGATTATCTAGTGGAAAGCGTTCTAACTCCACATTTAAACCGGCTTGTATTAACCCGTAGAAAGCTTGGAAAAGAAAACGATCCTGAATCACCCCAGCTTTGGACGATGTATCCCGTCGCGACCATATCGACATGCGAAACCATCACGAAACAATGTCGACAAACCAAAGAACACGAAAATGCGTATATTGGGTTACAATGCACGGGAAATATTTGCATTAATAAGTTTGGAGAACATGTTTTTGATAATTTAAAAGACTGTGAGCAATATTGTGAAGAAACGTCGATTTCACCTAACATTCGTGAAAGCGCGCCAAACTCATCTCACGTAAAATCTGAAAGTGGTGAGCAACTTCAACCAAGGATCCCAAAACCCCTTTCTTCATTGACTATCCTAATGTATGTCACGTTATTTCTTGTATTTTTATTTACTTTTCTAGTTTTATACAATTACGGAAAACTAATTAAATACAAACAATATGTCTGAATCTCCGGTAGTTACGGAAGAAAAGGTTGAATCACGTGAGTTTCTAAATGATGAAGAAGAAGATGATGATGATCCTCAGCCGGTTCTCCTACCTCGTCCTTCTAAACGGCGTCGTAAAATGATTGAAATAGACACCGAATCCGCGAAATCGCAAAACGATCACACTCAATCATTTGTTAATGATGTATTTCATCAAGAACGCATTGAAGACAGTGTATTCTACCTTCGATTCCGTGTTTCTGTGTTTAAGGAGTTCTTGATGATTGCGAAGAATGTTTTAAGTAGTACGTGTCGGTTTTTAATCGAAAAATCTGACTGTAACGAGAAGTTCTCAGGGATCGTTGTGTCCGAATACAACGACAACAAAACATGTGTTCTTACTTCACGTTTAGAATGCGATGTGTTTTGTGCCGATGAAAACAACTCAAAATTTGCCATTTCACTTAGTTCTTTAGCCGGGTTTGCAAGTACCTTGTCCGGGGATTATTGCGTGGATTTGCAACTTCAAAAGAAGGAAACAGATCGACTTATTTGTCGAGCGTTCGTACCGGAGACTCCGAATCAACAAAAAGAACTCGTGATGTGTCTTCATGAGGGAGACTTCGAAAATATACCGAAACCGAGAAATTTTAAGCATGAATTTTCCATTGATTTTGATCTTACATGTTTCGGCGACTTTCTCAAATTTGCCAAACACGAGGTTGCGGAATACGTATGTTTCTCGATCAGCGTCCCTAAGTCGAATCACGGATCTACGGATACGTGCTATTTCGAAGTTTCAGCGGAAGGACAAAACGGCAACACGATTTACAACATCTTTGAATCCAAGACGAAAAAGCAGTGTGAAAATGATCCGGGCTCTTCATCGGAATCATGTCCGACGATCGTGCTGTCCACATCTCCGAAAATGTACTCAACATCCATTGAAGGACCTCGGTTTCCTTCGCGAGTCAACAGGAAAATATTGGTAAAACATGAGTTTCCGACCGTTGTATTGAATCAATGTGTTCGTAATATGAGTGTGAAACGTACGTTAACGTTGAGATTAGGAAAAAGTCACATGTTGCCGCTTATATTGTATTACGGAATGGGGACGCTTGATTCCTACATTGGCTTTTTGTTGTCCGCGAAATTGCCCGATGTTGATGAGGAAGAGTTGGATGATGACGAATAATATAATATATCTGGATTCGATTTTAGTATTTTTCTATTTTGTCTCTTCTTAATCAATAAAAAAGTTCCGATGCCTTTCTCGTTCAATTCATAATGAAATGATCCATGACCCGTTGAAACGGATACAGTTATCAGGAAAGAGAAATTACCATCCAGAACTAAGCGAAAATAAGAATGATAATGTCGTTATAGAAGAGAAACCACTGTATTTGGTGACGAAAAATAACAGTCAACATCATTCCCGAGCCACTCGCTTTTCCGCGCAAACTATACGCCAAAAAGGAAATGACCCACCTTACTTGGCATCGACCTCGATGGTGAACCCTCGTAGCGAGAAGGAGTTATGGGAAAAAGTGCAAGGTCAAGAAGTATGCAAACTATGCAATGAGAAAATGTTTCTGGAAACTCAACGATCCATTTACGTATGTCGAAATTGCGGATTTACAGAAGCATTCCTTGAAGCGACTACGACATGCATATCAAGAGCGGACGATTTCGATTATTCATCATTTTCATATCAACGTCTTAGTCATTTTAATGATCGACTGACACACGCACAGGCCAAAGAAAAGTCGATTGTACCTGGATCGGTCATTGAAACGATCAGGAATCATCCCGACATAACATGTGCCCAAGTCGTCACGTTACATCTAACGAAAATGGTTTTGAAATTATTGAAGTTACGCAAGTACTATCGCCACAACACACAAATATGGTCTAAACTGACGGGAAACAAACCATTGCGATTTTCACCGAAACAAGAGGAGGAATTACGACTTATGTTTAAGGCTATTCAAGGACCGTTCGATCGACATCGACCAACAGGGAGATCAAACTTTCTATCTTACTCATTTGCTCTCTACAAGTTTTGTGAGTTACTGGGATATGATGATTTTCTCATGTACTTTCCACTTCTGAAAGGGCGTGATAAGCTTAAAGCGCAAATGAAAATATGGAAACTGATATGTGATGATCTTGGATGGAGATTTATTGATCGACGATCGTAAAAAATTCAAATGCGTACAAACATGACTTAACTAATCCTTTTAAGTAACATTTCGGAACGGTTGATCAAAAGGATTATTGTATGCTATTTAATATGACAACTTGCTCACCTCCTTCATTATTACCACCGAATTTCTCTTCTTATTACCGAAACGAATATGATCATAAAGAGATCACGTTACGAAATGAGAAAGAAGATGATTCACAGGATAAATTCGAAGTCACTCGAAACGCCGAAAATCCAGACATCATTGAAGTTAAAGAACAAGACGAAAAGACGAAGAAACCAAAACGAAAGAAGTCAAAATTCAACAAAATGACAGTATCCGTGTTACGGAATTATTGTAGAAAACATGGGTTAGATCATAGTGGTAAAAAAAGCGAACTAATTGAACGAATCACATCCACAAAAACACAAGAGGCATGAAACGCTAGATATGACGCAATATCACAACGTAATCCTCTAGTTGATCCACGTAAGCTTGACGGTCGCGAGTCCGCCACCATTTCACAACATCTCTTAACCGATACAAAAGATCTAATCCTCGGCTTCTCGGGAATCTATGGGTTCTATCGTAAATATTTCGCACCATATCGATCGCATCTAGGGATTCCGAAACAACACCCGAAAATTCGAGTTCACTAGGTTCCCATTCATCACCCTCTCGTACATCCCAGTCGAATTCGTGGTAGTTCATATGTTCACTTAATGCGTTCCAAAATGCTTCATCTTCGTCAATCTCTTTCTCTTCTTCTTCCGTTAAATGGATAAACGGTTGCTTTTCTTCTTCTTCTGTTAAATCTATCACAACTCCTCGTGCTCCCGGAAATGGAGGGGGACCTAATCGACGCAGCGGGGGAACTTCACGTTGAACTGAACGACCAAATGCCACTTGTTCAACTTCTCGTCTAGTCATTTCGGGAGGCCGGCGACGTACATGTTCACTTAATGCCCCTGCTCTTGGAGACACTTCTGCGCGATATTTTTGCGTGATCCTCTCTAATTGACGTCGAGAAAACGGGATGCGCGTTAATGGATCCCGGTTATCTAAAGAAAGTGCTTGATATAGCGATCGTACGTCATAGCATTGAAGATGCGAGTTTCTTCTTAATCTGATCTGGTAACGTCGTGGGATTGATTCTAACGTAATCGGATCCACTTCTTCACACCCTTCATCGGTTGGGTAATCGGTTTCATCTTCAAATCGCAATTTCACAGACGATGGTTGATGATAATTTTGCGGAAATCGCCGACATCTCTTTGTTTTCTTGTTTAATTTCGATCGTCTAGCCATTTTGTTCTGTTTTTATTTTGTATTGATTGTAGATAATGAATGAAAATTATCTTGAAAATTGTTGATTTCCCAACAAGCCCATCATACTTGAAATAATAGGTGCAATTCAAGTCTTTTTCATTTTTATTAAAAATGACGACAAATAAACAAAAAACGAGTTCTCCTAATTATATTCTTGTTCCCAATACGACCAGACGCAAAGTAGTCCCAAAATACAAGTGGGGACCAATGCCAACAACGTTTAATGTTGGAGGAATTTGCGGAATTTACGTTAATCAGACACGCTTAATACTCGACCCTGACTACAGAAATTTTATATGTCTTAAGCAAATGGAAATAGAGAATGGAGGAAGATCATTTGTGTAAATGTTGGGAAGACATTCTTTTTGTATTGATAGAAGATTAATGAATGAATATTACAATGAAAATTGTTGGTTTCCCAACAAGCCCATCATTCTTGAAATTCCATCTGGTCTAGTTTTTCGACTATAGATCGTAATATCAATCTCATCTTCGCAAAAATTCTTATTGTGACTTGTACCATGTTCTCGTTGACGTCGACCTTTTAGATAGCGTCGTTTGCAATCCACTTGAGAACCAACATTTCCAGTGAGAAGTTCATCGATTTCTTCGCGTTTTAATTCACGTAAGATGGTTATGGAGTCTGTAACTGTTTTTCCGTTTTGTGTTATATAGTTCGATCCAATTTGGACTTCACAAAAACGAGAAGTTGGTCCATAATATTCTATACAATTCAGTGCGAATTCACAGCAATGAAATCCATTTTCACACATTTTAAGCTCGGTTCCTTCCTCGATGGTGTAGGTTTTCCCTACTTCGTATTGAAATCCATTCTTACATGCTAAGTCACCATTAAATGTCTTGTAATACAGTTTGCACTCTTTTTCTTTCTTTTCGTCATTCATGGTGATGGATGAATTTGTATTATGCAAGCAAGAGAAGGAATAAGTCGACAAATATAAAATCACTTCGAAACAAAATCAGATTGAACAAATGGGTCACACTTTCGCCATTTTGAAATCATTCTTCATCACTATTTACAATTTTTTAACTAGGTAGTCCACAAGGTCCTCGAGATACGAGATATAATCAGTGTAGTCTTCGAAGCTTTCACAATCCATGTAAAGTGAAGCATTCCATTCAGATAACATAATTTTCATTTCAAATGAAGGAGTAGTCTTGTAAGCATAATTTTTGAGTTGGTCCGGATACGAAGAAAGAAACATTTTCATCATCTGAATACGATTAGTACGAATGCATTCCTCAATCGCCGTATTTCTATCAATCATTGTAGTTAAGAGGGCGCCTTGTTCAAGCAAATAATGTACGCATTTAGAACTTCCATAGCGAACACATAAGATTAGACATTTGTTGATATTGTGTTCATTCACGATTTCTTTTATTTCATCGATGTTTAGTCGCTTACATATGTCGTCCAGTTTTTCATGAGATAAAGTTGTCATTCTCAAAGATCAGGATAATGTTTGTCTAGGTCGTATTAAATGATGTAGGACCTTTCCTTCAACGTTGCAATTTTAACGGAACACCTAGTATTTAGTTGATAAATGAAGAACATACAAACACGTTGGTCAAAAGCTTGAATTGCGAAGTCGGACCAAGTTATTTTGTAATTGTTTAGGACGTTGCGTGCTAAATCTCTTTTATTTTTTTTCAATAACTCGTTTATTTATTGACTTTAACTTGGCATTTGAGATATAGTTTGTATTTTGACGACAATGGAAGAAGTTCTTGATATAATATATTCAAAAGTTTTATACCAAACACTTGACATCAAATGAGATTACAACGATTCATGTATTACAAGTTCTTGTCCTCCAACATTGGGAGGACGAATACGATCCGTCAGATCACGACACAAAGCGAAAATAAGCGAATTCGTGAGCAATCTGGGAAACAAGATAGTTTCTTCCTCATTAATGGACAAACCCGCATTTCTGATTTTTTGTCGCGATATTTGGAATAAAAATCGGCTTTGGGATTCGCTCATATTGGTTAGGAACTTGTGGTTGAATACCTCGAACCCACAATAACCATTTCTCAATGATTGAAGTAAGCGATTCTTGACATCCATATCTTCTATGGCTCTTTTCGCACCCTCAAATGCTTGAGTTGGATGCTTTGTATATGCTTGACCTAGATCGAGAACTATATTTCTTGTTTCTGTGTAAATGTCTCGATTTTCCTCATATCGTATCAATGGTTTTAATGGTATGGTGCAATATTGAGCGAAATGCTTTTGATCACCTAGTATTTAGTGGTGAAAAGTTATCATTTGCATGAAAACCATTCACTACTATGCAAGTTAAACTAAAGTCTAACCAGGGGCTAGGTCCCAACGATGGTTGACGAATCAACCACCTCTTTGTTTGTTAAATATCTTAACAAGATGTTCCGAGCGCCATTTGCATCTCGATCAAAGATACTTTCACATTCATTACATACAAACGTCTTTGAACTTCCAAGAGCGTTATTCAGAGTCCCACAACGACCACATGTCTTGCTTGTGTAAGCTTCGTCACAGATTACTACTTTACACCAAGGAAATTCTCGTTCCTTGTTCAGGATACGTTGACGAAAACGATAATGACTCCATGTGAGCATTGAACGTACTGTACGACTTCCGATTGTTCTTTTCCCTTTCAAAACCATAGAAGAAGCCTTAAACTCAGGAAGAAGAACAACACGATAATTCTTACACAAAAAATGTACCAACTTCTTGTGCATATCATCCACTAGATTACGAATCTTCAAATGCATTCTTCGAAACGCCTTTCGATATCGATATTTCTCCTTGCTCGTTAACTTACTCATTCTAGATTGAAGGTCATCCATGTACAATCCTAGACGTACTAACCTTCCCATGTCTTTAGCTCCAAACTCAAGGACCACTCCATCTGCATCATATCCTGTCATAAATGTACGAACTCCAGGGTCAAGCGAAATGACTCCGTGTGATTGAGAACAAGGAGCTTGGTTATCGCTCGCGTTTACTTCACAAGGAATACATATGTAGTAATGACCCAAACGTGTTCGTAGGAATCTAGAATTGAATGGAAGATCATCTGGGAGAACACATTCTCCTCGTAGCATCGAAGATGAAAATATGTCCGAGAAGAATCCTCGTTGCGTTCCCCAATGACGTTTCCAAATCACGAAAGATTGCTGTCGATCTTTACGACTCCTAAACTTGAACCTGCTTATCTTTTTCTTCTTCTTGGATATCTTGTAGGCTTTTAGAAAATCTCTCATAGATTCATCCCTCACGTCATAAGGAACATCTAAACAATACTCTAATCCTTTCTCCTTCAAGACATCGTTATGAAGGTATCGTTTCCGGAGTTCTTTCTGGTTCATCTTGCATAACTTATTCTTCAATGCATCCACACACCAATTATAAGTCTTCCGAACTACTCCGAACCAAGTCATCAACTTGTTCTTTTGTTGTTGAGTTGGGTACACTCGTATTTTCCTCGCCTTCATTTCCACTTTTGGTTTGTCTTCTTCGTTTTCTGTTTCTCGCTGCTCGTTTTCCATGATGTCTTGCCACAAAAACCGTGGTGATTGCGAGCAGGTCGTCTGCGAGTTCTTCGGCATCACTTTTGCTCGTTTCCCTGTTGTGGAGAACCACGAGTTTTGTGTGGGTTTGTGCGAAGATAAACTCCAGAAGCTCGAATCCAAATCGACACAGCCTGTCTTTGTACAGGACCACAACTTCTTGGACCACTCCTTGGAAGCATCGTTCCAAAAGGGTTTGCAGTCCTTTCCTTTTGAAGTTGATTCCTGATCCGACGTCTTGGATGAGTCTGTGTTCTGGGTATTCTCGTTTGAGCTGTTGGATCTGTCGTTGGAGATCCTCCTTCTGTTTCTGGGAGGAGACTCTTGCATAGACGTATCTATCTCTCTTGTCCGTTTCTTGGTCTTGCACTTGACGCTGATCTCCGAGCCACTTTGCGACGTCTTGAACGTGGTAGAGACGCTTACCTCCTTGTCCAAAGCGGACGGAACGGATATGTCCATCGACGGCCCATCTTCGTAGTGTAGACGGAGAGACATCGAACAGATGTTCTCTTATAGAAGAAGCCTTTTGGTATGTGGCTTGAAACAAAGACATTGAATGGAAGAAAAAAATGTTGTGAAATAAACGCATATAAATGAGGAGGAAACGTTTTGTATTCGAATAAATACACCACAATAAATCTGAATTTGATTGAGATAATTACGTAAAATGGAAGGAAACATTGAGAATAACCAATTTTGGTTAGAAATCGTCACCAGTGATAGTAAACACAACTAAGTAAGTCAGAAAATATGTATTGAAATATGTCCGAAAATTCAAACGAGATTATAACTACTAATTGGAGAAAGCTATTCCTCCTAGTCCCTCTCTATATCGAAACACGTTGATGTTGCGTCCAAAGACAAGCACGCTGACCTCCTCTTCCGACAAGGTTTCTTGAAGGTCGAAGATCAACTCGACGTTATCGATACGCGAGAAGTTACACGATCCAGAAGGTTGTGCTTCTTCCGGATGAAGTGCGAACGAGAAGCAATACACGAACGCATCGGGGATGTTCGTGTGCCACTGATAAGGCTGAACTAACCGGAACCAGCGTCCTTCACGTCCAGAGAATCGTGGCAAGTTATTGAGTCGTAAATGGACGAATCGGATCGGATCTCGGCCCCATTTTCCTGAATAGTTAAAGTGATTATTACAAAGTTCCTGACATTTACGTCGTACTGCCCATATCAGCTCGATCATAGGATGGTTAAAGTTGAGGTTAATCCTTACCTGACATGTCTTGGTGCATAAATTGAATTGCTGAACTTGCGTGATCAATTGCTCGAACGAACCTGTAGCGAATCGGTCACGTTCTTCAATATCAAGATAAACATATAGAGTATCCAATGTGGCTCGTAGATCGTTATTTGTCAGTGGTTGACAATCCCTGCACTTTACAACAAGAACATCACAATCACTTACCTGAACAGCCTTGCGTAAATCCTCAAAGCATACATGTACCTGAACACCATGGAATTGAAGGGAAACAAGAGGAAGCGCGTTTCCTGAAGTCTGTGTAAACCACCATGGAAGAGGAACGTACAGCCGCCTATCTTCCTTTGAATCTGCGACAAGTTGTGCACGTGTAAAACGTTTACCAATCATTTCAAGCAATCGCTTACCTGGTTGGCCACTTAGTTCTTCCCACATAAATAGGTAATCATTATAGAGAGTATCAATAATCTGTCCGCCAATAACCAAACATGCTCGGCGGATCAAGAATTGTCCAATAGCGTTCGTATAGTGTGCCCAAGGTCGCTGCAATCCGGTGCAAATATCCAAATCTTCATCTTCTAATACAACTTCATCATCTTCCGGGAATGAAGATACTACGGGAACTGGACAAATACATTCAGGAGGTGGTCCGTCTCCACAAGGATCACATGGATCACAACAAGGAAATTGATTACTTCCAATTCCGCATACGGCGGTGGTAGATTGACAGGCGATAATACCAGGCAAGTCAATCACCACATACTGATAGAAAATCAAGTCTCCTGTTCGATTTAATGTGACCTGCGTATCCGATCCGAATGCCACTTGTGTTTGAAATGGCTGTTCTATGTGTTCCATTGCGAAATTCGTATACTTATTATATCGGAATCGCCAAAACGTGATCGTGGGGTCTTTGTTCAAATAGACATTTGCGGCACCTAACGCAATAAGTTCGGTAAGCGTACCACCAGCAGATGCACCAATACAAGCGGCTCCTGTGGATGACATGATTGTTGTGTGAATGTGTTTAAGTCGGTTTAAGTACACAAGAGAAAAAAAATACGTCAAGTTGTAACTCGAGAACGCATCTAAAATGTAGGCAGTTTCAAGGTCGTCATTCGTGTTTGTTTTTTATTGAATTGCAAGTTTTGAACATCCACAAAATGTTTCTTTAATACATGATTGGGGACAACAAGACGCAGGTATAATCAGCGCGCAATCGTTTACATATGGAGAGTTTTCCACCGGATTTCTTAAAGCCATGTCGCATCGGACAGCCCATAAAGCTTCAGACGTCAAACAAAATCTTCCTTTTCTTCTTCCAATAATGAGAAGATCGTATAGCGTGGTTGTACTCCATCCAGAATCTGGAAAGCGTAATTGTAGTTCACTCAATAGATCAATTTCATCAAGACGGGATCCACAAAGAACGTTGATGATCTGACCATTCAAGACGATAAGTGGATCAAGCGAATCTTGAGAAGTGGGAGACTCAATTTTTTGTCCGCAACAATGTGACGTCATTGTTTTCTTTGTGAGCTTTATCTTTTTCATTAAGTTCACATCGAGGACAAGTTAGCTCCGACGCAATACGGAACCTGGGGGGGAAGTTTTCCGCTTGGGCACGGAAAGACATCGTTGGAAGAAACGAGTAGGACAAAGATCGCCACGAAAACGGACGAAACAAATTCTTGTCTTCCAAGAATCTCTGTAATGGGGAAGTATGGTCGTTGAGACCGTATAATTTCATAAGGTGCCACGGAATAAACAGCCAGAACTTCTGCGGTCCTATGGTTGATGTGTTCCCGGAAATCATTTGTTTGATCGTCGTTGATCCAACTTGGAAATATAAAGGAGGTTCAAGTAATTTATTTTCTTCTTTAGACCATCTATACTCTTTTACGGTATACTTTCTGTTAACGCAAAGGTCTCCAATGTAATACATCCATCGAATTCCAGTGAAGTGTGTGTGTTCAATGACGTTAGTGGATGTTTTGCGTTCTGTCCTGATTTCAGGAGTAGAACTTTCGATCAAATCTACGCAATTGTCTTTTTCATCTTCGAAACTGTAACGGGATAAGTCATATGTACTCATGGTTATCGATCTCTTTCTTTACTCTATTTTCCACACCCACACCCTCGACGTGTTCGTGACTTAGATTTTGCTTTTTGAACCAGGTAGTTTCTGGTATTTTGTGCTTGAACAGATACTCCTCGAAATGCGCTTTGAGACACTTTAGAATATCCCATGGTTCCGGCTGATCTCCGAGAATAAACTTTTCGTCTGCCAATACGTCGGATATATGCCATGTCTGCCTGTTTTGTTGAAGATTGAGAAATATTCGCCTGTTCGTCGTCATCTTTCTGTTTTTGGATTTCACTCGGGACAAATATTTGATCCAATTTTGATAACGACCAAGCAGGTTCGTCTTCATTGACTTTGTTATGAAGAGCCAGAAGCCATTCTCTTACGTGCTTCTGTTGCTCGAGAAATCTCTCGTATGGGACATTCGTCAGAACTTCTGAAAAATGCGATTTGCATGTGGGGCACGGGATCAAGTCACCCATGTGAAGTATTAAGTTCCCAAATTGTTCATATACCGCTTTGTCCTTGTTGTCTAGCGGTACCTCTGCCGCAAACCAATGCAGCATATTCCAGACATGCTTTCCCCAAATTTCGGGATCTATCGGCATATTTGAACTGCTTTTCTTTTTCTAGTCTTTTTTCTAAATTTGAAGTATTGCGTCCAAACTACGCGCTTGTATGTGTTTCTTAGATAGGTGACGTAAACAGGATCGGTGCAAAAGAACGCATTTTCATCTTCATTTGAAATCAATAAAATATCGTTGTCCGTTATAATGGTTTCCATATTGTCATGAAATATGATTTGTGTTGGAAAATTCCACACTGTTGATACCAAACAGAACCATCCCTGTACATAAGGATCAAGTTCGGTAGAATCTAACCGTTTTCCCGGGACGTACCAATGGCTGTTATCATCAAAGATATGTGAGTTGTCGATAAATAACGTTCTCATATGCGTTATTGTAGATACTAAACTGATTATCCATGAGGAATCGGTGTATCGACAATGTTCAAGAACTTTACGTTGATGACGAGGACGGAAATGAAGTCGTTGAGTCTGGATTCGATCGCTTATTTTGTCTCCTATAATCCTTATAACTAATGATGCTATGAAAGAAAGGAATATTGTCCACTGAAAAACTCTCATGGTATTTTTGGTGATAATTGCAGTGATTCTGGTTATTCTTCTATTGTTTGCACTGTCAAAATCGAACAAACAAGCACAAACACCTTCACCTGCATGGATTCATCCTGAATCCGTTCAGTATCCAATGAAAACAAAGATTCTACATGACCATCCCGGTATTTTGCACATTGAGAATTTCCTATCTCCTGCTGAATGTGCGTCGTTATTGGAGGACGCACATCGCTTACAATTTCATCGTTCAACAGTTGTTGGAGATGATGAAACACAAGTCGAGGATAACGCTCGAACGAGCACAACTACAATGTTAGACTTCAAATCGCCACTTATTAAGAAAATTAAGCAACGAACAGTTCCATTTACATTGATTCCAACGTCCCATATCGAAAGTCTTCAAGTTGTTCGATATGAACCGGGCCAACAATATAAGCCACACTATGACTATTTTGACGCTGCTGAATTAGGTGCAGTCAAATCCTTAGAACTATCAGGTCAACGAATGTACACGTTTTTCGTGTATTTGAATGATTTAGCAGAGGAAGAAACAGGTGGCCAAACATGCTTTCCACTTCTTGACAACTTATGCATTCAACCTCGATGTGGAAATGCAGTCTTATGGAGAAATCTCAATGTCGAAGATGGAGAGGTCAACGACAAGACGTTACATGCAGGGAAACCCCCTATACGTTCAATCAAGTATGGATTAAATATATGGATTCGTCAAAAGCCTTGGTAAACAAGAAACTAAACAAACGGAAATAAATTGAATAATGGACAAGGACCAAGAAACACATGTCTTATACATATTGGATGAAAATGACGCATGTCGAAAAGCACTATCCTGTCTGAAATCTCTGGATCAAAATGATACGACCTCATGTTATGTGATGCGATGCTCGAATTCAGCGAACTTGAACATTCGTGTAACTAATGCAAAATCTTTCACGAAAAACGATCGTCCTTTCTATTTGAGAGGTGTTCCGACGTTATTCGCACACCAGACCAGTCGAGTATATGAAGGAACAGACGCCCTCGCGACATTGGAAATGTTTAGGAAATCTCATGACTTATGTGCGAAACCTTTGGAATTACCCCCATTACCCACTTCACTTCCTGTTATTGAAGAAGAGGTAGGTGTTGATAATGATATGAAAGAATACGATTACAAGATTCCTGTATTAAATCCGGTCAAAGCTCGTGTGACGAAAAAGACAAAGTCTGTTTCTTTTGTTGTCCCTGGGGAATCAACAGCACAAACCGAACAACCTCTAAAGGTTCCTATTTCTTCTACGCGTCCGTTACGAAAACCTGTTTCTTCTCCGAGTTGTGGACCAGGACAAGCATGACCTCCGTAGTTAACACGATATCGATGAGCAAAAAATTTTATCAACCCAAATATTTTATGACGATTCTTATCTAAAATCTCAAAGTGGATAAGATATCTGAAAATGAATAAAAAAACACACAAAAGAGAAAAAAGAATCAAAGAAAAAAAAATCATGTCTACTACTGCAACTCAAGCTCTTCCCGTACCAAATCCGGATCAAGGACGTTACCGAGCTGGTGAATTTACATCTCTCGGTGCAAGTGGGGTTCAAAACGTCTATAATCTTGTTCCTTTGCACAGACGGGTTTTGTATAGTCAAGATCAAGGACCTTTTATCCCAAATCTCGTGTGTAAAGCGGGTGTTGCAGGAGTAAATAACGACTGTTTATGTCCTGGATCTGCTGATTCAATGCCGTTTCTGCAGCAATCCAATTCTTACACGAATTGTAATTTTAACAGCTTATTTCTTCCAACATACTCAGAAGCATTTCCTCATTTGACACGAGCAGCACTGTCACTTGTCAAGGAGCGCTCTCCCCTTCCGAAAGGTCGTGGATCGGCGTATGGCCCTCTTGATTACCAGACGCTTACGTAAATATATATTTAGATGTGACATAAGATACTGTTTTATAAATCGAAAACGTGTAGATTAATACAAATATGATCACTCCCCATGAGTGAAAATTTTGCGCAATTCTTTCCCAACAAACTTCTTCGTGTTCAATCCAGAAGTCGCTTTTTGTCCCCGTTAGTTGCGCACATATATCAGCGGGAGGTTTTCCAGCCCATCCACCGACAATTTCCGGGGCGTCAAGGTAGTACATGGCCAACGGTTGCAATACCATCCATCCGTACACTTTCCACGCTGCTTGTTTAATATAACAAACAAGATGGGTAAATGATATTGAATAAGATGAACTTGGAGGTAACAATGAAAGAGGAATAGAAGAGGTTCCAAAATATAATTCGTTTTTCCATTTCCATAATTTCTCATATGTCCCAAAATACCGAATCATTCTCCTTTTTTTGATATTTTCATACAAAAATCGGAGTTGAAGAGGCGTCATTTAACGCGACAAACAACGCTATCAATCGATGACTAATTCCTTGAATACACGTATGCCCTATATCTTGAAGTGTCTCGCGGAAATGGGAACGTAAGGATGCCGAGTGCCGAATATGGTTTTTCCACAGATATCGAAGAACTTTAGCAGAATCTAAGTTAGACAATTGAGGATCTGGTATCGACCACATTGACTTGACGAAAACGTTGTTCATGTTACGTAATGCGTCCATGTTTCCGTATATACTTCTCAATTCATCAAGTAGTGCGTGCCACTCATCATGTGATAATGACGGTTCGTTACGGAAGAAGTCTATAAGGTTAGAATGAATTTGCAAATCGGACGTGTATGAATGTACGTTCCAACCTTTATAAAAACTAGCCATTAGGCGCGTTTATGAAAAGGTTTGAGAAATTCACGCTTACTTTTTAGAGTGACCACAATACAAAGAAAACATGGCTTCCTTTGGATTTCACGCAGATGCAACAGGTGGTACGCTTACAAGGCAATGGTTGGAAAGAGGGCCTCGTAAACGGGTTAAATCGAAAATTCCTCCAACTCTTCCAACAAATGCTTCCACCACGATGTCAAACAGTAGCACGTTCCAATCTTCAAGATCTACATCTTCCAGCTCAGTATTCGTACCTCACCAATCCCAAGGACAACCACATCCACTTGACCGATTGCAATACGGAGGAATGTCAAGCGGATCCAATGTTCCTCAGTTACGAACCGCCGAATCCGCGACAATCCCGAGTTTAAGTGATCGAATTAAGCAATGGACAACACAACATGGTTCATCTACTGTCATGAATAACAACAATAGCTACAACACTACGGAAACAGTACAAGAAACCCATGCTCCCGTTGAAAATTCAGTTGAAACACCTTCTTTAGAACCGCCCCGTCACATTGACAATATGCGTTACGGTGATAATGAGATGAAATCCGTCATTGATGGAATGGCCGAATCGCGTCATCTGTCGTCACAAGTGGATGAGAAAGTAAACAAGTTGCAGCAAGGATTAGAATCGAAATTTGCTACAATAGACGGGAGTCTCATCGCATTACGCAATGACTTACTTGCATTAAATCATTCACATCGTCGTCCTGCTATGGATATCAACCAGGAGAAGTTGCATACCTATGTAAGTGACGCTTGCTTAGCTGTTACGAGAAGACAAGATGACTCCATTCAAAACCTTACAATGAATGTTTCTCAACTCAAGGAACAACTATTGAACATTGAAATACGTCTATCTGCTCAACAGGACCAAACTGATAACCAAACTTCAACTGAAGCGAATGAAATCCGGGAATCCATCGAGGTTTGTGAAAACCGACTGGATGTGCTGAACGTGGGGCGGTTCCGATTCTATGCGGAAACTCTACAAAAAGTCCCGTTATTTGATTCTCCTCAAGAACATTGGGACGAAGAAAACATCACATCTGAAACGTCTATCGACGAACATACTACCGTACTTCTGGAACATCCAATGCAAAAAGTTGGTGATTTGATATGGATCAGGTGTCATATGATTGATGATCGTGGAGATATTTCCGTGTCATGGATTCCTGTATTTGGACAGAATGGACAAAATGCAGCAGAAACGGCTTACCTAGGTAATTTCAAATTATAAGATATAGGAGAGTTATCAATGGATAACGATCGAATCTTTTTATGTGTTTGAGAATGCATTCGACATTGGTTTACACAATGAGCATGCCAAAGTCTCGGTTTAGAACCGCAATAACATACAAATAAAATAGAGTGTGACGCAATTGGGTAATCACAGTGAACACATCGGTAAGAACAAGACAGTGTTTGAAATTGAAGGTTACATTGGCGATTTAACTTATGTTTTGACGTCAATGGTGGGGCTGAGTTTGGGCGTATATTTTCGTCAACCAAAACAAAACTCAAAGAAGATTCTAAATAATCGCTATTTTCTAATACATGATAATCAATAATATCCGTATCTAAATTATCGCTATAGTACTCGTCCGCACTTGAATATTCGAATTCAAGTTCAGGTGATTTATTTTTTCTACTCTTCCAATCAGAACAGTCATCGAAATCAGATTCGAATCCGAGGCTTCCGTATTTCTCGTTATGAGCCATGGCACAAGAAAAGTTGGTAAAGCATGCGACCAAATCAAACGGAGATTGCTTATTTGAATCAATCGCCATTATTTTAAAATCAACAGAAACTCATCGAAATGTCGCGAATATACGCGTGTTACGTGATGTCGTAGCAAGTACAATGTTGGATCCAGAAAATGATTATATATTGGACGTGTGGAAGGAGATATTCACGTCCGCGGTGAAGGAGAAGAATTTCCGTTTGCGTGATGAGTTCTCACATGCTCAATGTTTATACGGCTGTCCTTCTCCTTATACAGATGAAACTCGACGCCAAATTTATCGCGCCATGAGAAGATCCACTTACTGGGGAGAACAATATGCTCTATCGGTATTCGAAAAGCAAATGCATGTCCGTTTCATCATATTTTCAAAACGAAACGGCCAACTTATCCTTCAATCAGCACATTCAGGAAACCCCGAGAACTGTTTTGCGATGTTATTGTTGGAGAAACGTCATTATAATCCGTTGAGTTATCGAGGTCAATTTGTATTTGTGGAAGACGATCTTCCTTTTAGTGTACGACGAATGTTAGACAAAAATAATAAAATGTAACAAAAAACATATCAATTTTTCACACACGAAAATGGTGAATAAATCCGTTTTATACGAAACTCCAGTGGTTGTCGGCCTGTCCGTACTTGTGTTTGTCTTGATTCTTATGATGGTCACAAAACCTTCGTTTCTACAACATGAACAAACTGGCACGGAGGATGGGGGACAATGCAAAGGGAAATGCTGTAGTGCATGTGCATTAAGTTTGCCGAAACTTCTTTCGTTTTCAGTGGTTGTCGGAATTCTCGCGGGAGGTGGTACGTACTGGTGGGAAAAAGAAAAGAAGAAGTAAACACAAACTACTTTTGATATAATTTATCTCGTGTTTCCATGGCGAAAATCGATGCTTCGTGTCCAGTAAAGCTGTTCTTTCCTCCAATATAGACGCGCTGAGAGGAAGGTGGAATTGAATTCGTATAAACCCCTTTAGACTTGTTTTCGTTTGTAAATCCTCCAATACGAATGCCATTTTCATTCGCGATCAATGCTATAATTTGAGCATGATGGGTAAATGTAGGGATATCAGCTCTTGTAAAAGTTGTTGTTTCTTGGTCAGTCAGGCATTTGAGTAACCCAAAATCACTTAAAATACAATGTTCAGATAGTTTTTTAATTGATTCCATTATCTCCGGAGTCGTTGTGCATCGTGTGAAATAATTACATAACGTTGCGTGTATGTCCAATACTTTCCGAGCACGTTTTCGTGACTTCTTTTCCGTTTTTGGTGCTTTTTGTTTTTCGCGATTCGGTGACTCAGGAGGGGAGGATACAGCCATAGGTCTTGTCGTTTCGATTTGTAGGGGTACTTCATCGCCAAAATGACCTCCGATGCTTTCCTCAATTTCTTCTTCATCTTCATTAACCGAGGAATCGTCGAAATCGTCATCTAGAACTACACCTAAATCCTCTGAACACTCCGTCGTTATAGTTTGGACATCATGAGCTTCATCGTGATCAGTCTGGTCGTCTTCCCCGTAATCATCAAGTTCGTCTTGGTATAACGCTTCGGACACTTTTTGGACAACAGATGAGAATTGGTACCACGATTGACGAAGATCTCTAATCAATGATATGTTAGTCCGCAATAGATGCGTCAACTCGGAAATGTCGTTATTATCCATCAATAGTAATCTGATTGTGGGTGATAAAACAATTAAACGTTGCAAATTATGAAACTCTTCAAGTATGAACGAAAGCAATAAGCTGCTTTTCTGTAAGTCGAGTAACCTTCTTTCTATCGACATGCGAACGAGAATGAGAAAATTCAACAAAAATGATGAGGACAAATGGATATATGAAACACTGAGAGCGTTGTTTCAGAAACATGGGTTAATCGCACATCAACTTGAATCTTACAATTATTTCATGACAATCCTCCTTGAACAAATATTGTTTGAGAATAATACAGTCAATGTGACTCAAAAACAAAGCGGTCATCAACACATATTCACGATCAAGAAAATAGCCGTGGATAAGCCTTTAGTAGAGGAAGCAAGTGGGTTTGTACATTCTTTGCTACCCGAAGAGGCTCGTCGTCGAGGTATTTCGTACGTATGTGATGTTTTAATTGACGTCCTGTACGAAATCCACGACGAAAATGGAAATCTTACGGTGAGAAAATTATATCGGGAAATCCTATTTTGCAAGATTCCGTGTATGGTAAGATCGCGATTTTGTCATTTAACATCATCTCCAACCCCTGCAGTATCGGAATGCTGGTATGATGAAGGAGGGTTCTTTGTGATCAAAGGTCAAGAACGCGTGATCAACGTCCAAGAAAAAGTGAGAACGAATATGCCTTATGTTCGATCGATAAACAAATCAAAGTATTTGTATTCGTGTCAAATTCGCTCATGGAATGAAAAAAAAATTCGCTCAACGTCGACATTAACTTGCTATCTATTTGATGAAAAGGGAGCGGGAAAACGGCCACGGATCAAGGTAGCACTTCCATTCGTAGATTTTCACGTATCTCTACCGATCGTATTTCGCCTTATTGGTGTAAGATCAAAAGAAGAAATGAGACAAATCATAGGCATGGATAATGAATGCAACCATTTCGTCCAGAACGTACTGAAGAGTCCCATGTTAAGTAAGAGTGATGAAGAGTTGCTAACATGGATAGGAGAAAAAGGAACCAAAGAAAAGACAATTGAGCGACGACGAAGGTATGTCCAGCATATATTTGAGAATGAATTTCTTCCTCATGTTGGGTTGGATATTGATGAGGAAACAAGACATCGGAAGGCGCAGTTTCTAGGATATTCTGTTCGAAAACTATTACTGGTTTATATCGGAAAGTTAGAACCGGATGATCGAGACGATTACGCGAATAAACGATTGGAAACTCCTGGTATGCTTATGGGGTTGCTTTTGCGTCAACACTTACGAACGTTCGTTAAGACGACCGCATTTTACTTGCAAAAAACAGTTGATGGGGGTAAATTCGTCGATGTCATGAATATAATGCATGCAAAACGTATCACTGCTGGATTTCGGTACGCGTTGTCGAGTGGTAATTGGGGAGTTCAGAAAGGAACTAATTCCAACCAAAACGGGGTTTCCCAAATTCTTCATCGTGTGTCTCCCGTAGCTACATTGTGTCTCATACGTCGTGTTAATACCCCAATGAATAGAGAAGCAAAGATGCATAAACCTCGTCTTCTTCACTGCAGTCACATGGGAATCATTTGTAATACAGAAACGCCAGAAGGAAATCCATGTGGGTTAGTGAAGACATTGGCTTTATCAACATATGTGCGTTGCGGAGTGAGTGCCGATCCCATTATCAGACTGGTTTCATCAATCCCTCAAGTATGTCCAGTTAGACCAGATGAAAGCAACAGTCATTGGAGAATCTTAGTGAATGGGTACATATTCGCCACGACAGACCAACCAGAACTTACATTTAATCAATTACGGATGCTGCGTCAAATGCAGGATATTCCATTTCATGTTTCGCTTTATTATTCCGAAATCACACACGAATTGCGTATTTCTTCGGACTCAGGTGGATGTGTTCGACCTCTGTATCGAGTGGATAATTTACACAAACTTCCTCGTATTTTAGAAGATGGGAGACGATCAACGATTCATACATGGACGCTTTTGTTATTAGAAGGGGTAGTGGAGTACGTCGACAAAGAGGAGGAACGCATGTACAATGTTGCTATACGTCGATCCGACTTGCAGCGTACGGACCGATTTACTCATCTAGAAATATCCCCTCTTCTACATAGCGGGTTATCTACAAATTTAATCCCGTTTTTTAATCATAATCAGGCACCTAGGAATATTTACTCCACCTCTCAGCTTCGACAAGCAATAGGAACTCCCCATACGCAATGGCGCGATCGGTTGGAAAACTTCCATGCTTTGTATTATCCACAAAGACCATGTGTGTCTACGAGCATAGGAACATTACTTGGTTTCGATGAAATAGCGAGCGGACAAAACCCTATTGTTGCAATATGCTCATTGAACTTCAATCAAGAAGACGCGTTAATATTCAGCAAGTCGTCTCTTGACATGGGAATGTTTCGATCCACATTTTGCCGGACTTACAAGGATCAAGCGAAAGAAACAGGAAGTGAGCGTCAAGAATTTGGAATTCCCGACTTTTCCAGCACCATGACGATGAAACACGCGAATTACACCGGAATTGTCGATCCGGACGGCATGCGACGTCCCGGTGATCAAGTACGGAAAGGTGATGTTTTGATCTCAAAAACGTTTTCAAGACGATCAGGTAACGCAAACGGAACTTATGCTCGTGATGTTAGTTTAGTAATGCAGGACAATGGGATCGACGAAGCAACGGTTGATTCATGCATGGTGTCGTCTACCCCAGATGGAAAACGATATTATCGTACGAAAATCCGAAATGTTCGTATCCCTGATATTGGGGATAAGTTCGCATCAAGGCATGGACAGAAAGGAGTTATTGGATTAATTGTACCTCGCGAAGATTTGCCATTTACTGAATCCGGAATCACCCCAGATATTATTATCAATAGTCATTGCTTAAGTTCCCGTAAAACCATAGGTCAATTGATGGAGAGTTTGCTCGGGAAGTTAGGATGTTGCGAGGGGAAAATAGGAGACGGAACTGCTTTCCGTGATTTACGGGTTGATCAAATTGGAGATTGCCTTCAATCGCATGGGTTCCAGCGACATGGAGAGGAGGTTATGATCGACGGGAAGACGGGAAAAATGATGAAAGCTAAAATTTTCATGGGAGTCACGTTTTATCAACGATTGAAACATATGAGTGCGGATAAAGTACATGCGCGATCCACCGGTAGAAATAATTACTTGACTCGTGGACCCGTAGATGGACGTTCGAAAGGTGGAGGATTACGATTTGGCGAAATGGAAGTTGCTGCCGTAGAGACACATGGAGCTGCATGGTTATTAAAAGATCGACTCATGGACTCATCGGATGCGTTTACGACGGTCGTTTGTAACAAATGCGGAATGTTAGCCGAGTTATTCCCACCCAACGTGCCGAATTTACAAAATGTCCACGGATGGTGCAGAAATTGCCAATCCAGTACCTATGTGAGAACCGTTACTATTCCGTACGCATTCAAGCTTTTAATTCAAGAGTTGGCCGCGTTTCATATTTCATGCCGCATTGAAGTTGAGGATAATCCTGATCAAGTTCATTGTTGATGTATAATAAATTAAAAAGATGCGCATTCCAGAATTAATTAAAATTCCCCTAGTTATAGTAGGTGTTATCATCCTATTCGTCATTCTATCCAAATTGTCTGTTTCATCAAGTCGTAAACTTCCACGAAAACAGTATCAAAGAATCACTTCTTTAATAGAACAATCAGGGCAATGGAATATATCTTCAAATCAAAACGAAAATCCTGTAATAAAATTGGTTCATGCGACATATGCATTGGCGATTGCACGGACAGTACGACACTTGACAAATAACGATGAAGATATAGCGAAATCAACAGGGATAGACATGGAAGAATTCACGTATCATCTTGAAAAACAACAAAAACGTGCGATTCAGGATATTTTACACACATGTCCCGTTCTAGAACCTTCTTCAGGATTCGGAGTATACGCTGCGGGATGGGTTTAACTGCGAATGCATTTGATGAACAATGTCGAAACAACCCCACCCAAATCCACCCATTATAACCATTTCCATCAAAGAAGTAAGAAATATACCATTTGAGTCCATCCGTAGAGCATTCGCTTGCATTCCTAATGCATCAATTTCGACAAAAGATAAGGAGGAACGAATTATGAACATAGATCGCGCGAACTCCATCTTTCTTTCGTTCGACTGTTCTCTCTCTATCCAATTGCAATAATCTTCCACCAGTCGAAGTCCATGATTATTTAGCACAAACACACACCGTTGTTGAGGAACATCAAAAAACGGGTTTGTTACTAAATCTACAAACAAGTATAGAAAATACTCATCGGATGGATATCTCAATACTTCACGAGGACGTTCGTAGCTACCCACTTGTTCATTGACGAAATTAGGTGGACTACGATGTTTCGATTCTTCTTCTCCTTCATTGGTAGAAAAATCAAATAATACGGATCTATGAAGTTGTTGTTCGACCACCATCATTAAATATGTGTCGTATCACTACAAGCCGCTCGCTGGCTAAAAATAGGAGGGACAGCGTATAAACAACGTAGAATACCTGATTTTCTCAAATTTGATATGTGAATATCGACCGGTTCGTACATTCCTCGTTGAGAATGAGATAACAAGATATCGGCACCTTGACGAGAGACACAATACCCATGTAACCCAGCCCAAGGATGAACGATTCCTGTATACGATCCAATACGTGACGTTGAAGCGAAGTCAGGTATCCAAAACCCAATGTGTAAAACATCCCAACCTAAGTTTTTCGCGCCAATTTCGTCTAATACCAATTGTATTTTGGCACGCATTTGTGAGGTGTACGTGAGATTTGCGTCATCCTCCATTATTAACCCACAATTCAGATTATGGGCAACAATGTATTTCCACGCATTAATGTGACTCAAAAAACAACCTATTTGACCTCTTGTTAACATAATATTTCGACGCAAAAATCCGTTTCGATAGTACTTTTCAACGTCAAGATGGAGTCCATTAACGGAATTCACATGAACAATACGATTTGACCAGTTTTTAAGTTGAATACGAAGTCCTTGCAGACGTACGGGACGAATAGAAACGACTAATATTTTCTCGAACTCCTCGAACCAAGGAAGGTCTTCATTCGATAAATTTTCCACTTCATACAAGGATGGGAGTTGGTAACGGTCAATGGGCATTCGTCGAAAACCTATCTTTCTTTTACCTACGTTGTTCCTGATTCGTTTCCGTCTTCTTCTTATACTATTTGTATTTCTGACAGTTAATGTAGATGTTTTACGACTGTTCCTTTTTACTGATCTGCGTACCCCAACTCGCACACGACGTCGTTGCGTTCGGATACGCATATTGTTATCTCTTTAAAAGCACAAAAAAATAAAAAAAAATGTACACCGTCGTTTTGATTGATGGTGGTCATTACTTTCTGAATGCACTAAAACCCGCGATATTGGCTCTTCAACCTGACGCCCGTTTTGTACAGAATCCATCTTCTCCACCTTCACACACAGATCTAGTTATTTTTTCCGTGTTTTCAAATTCATATCAGCATCCAGCGTACCGAAATGTACGAAAAATAGTGATTAGTGGAGAACCGCACGCAATTGGCGGATTCTTTTCACGCGTTGTATTAGCCATTGATTGCAAACGAATAAGTGAACCATGTCCAATTCATATGCAGAAACTTTATTGGCCCTTCTTTGCAGTTAGTTTTGGGGAACGAGCGAAGAATAATCCTAACGATCTTATCTACGAGCAAAAGGTTGAACTTGAAGATGACGTGGAGAGAAACAAATTCTGCGCATTTCTATATAGAAACCCTGATCCTGAACGTGTACGATTCTTCGATACTTTGTGCCGCAGATACAAGCGCGTCGATGGATTAGGAGCTGTTCGTAACAATACAGGGGTTACCCCTGATCGATTCGTGAATGATCCTAATCGTTTAACATATAACGATTTAGCTGTTCAGAAGTATCGGTCTTATAGGTTTGCAATATGTTTCGAGAATTCACGTATTCCTGGATATGTGACCGAAAAAATCGTATCCGCCATGCTCGCCGGATGTATTCCTATTTATTATGGCGCTCCAGATATTGCGACCTTTTTTAATCCAAAATCGTTCGTGAATGTTGCGCACTATCGTAATTTTGATGAAGCTGCAGATTTTGTGCAGAACCTCGACCAAGATGAGGACCGGTATCAAGAAATGCGTAGGGAGCCTTGGTTTGTTTCTAATCGATTACCAGAAGTACTCAAATTAGAGGCGTATCCACGCCAAAAGCTAGAATGGGCGATGCGTGCTCCTTTACCACCTCCTCATAGAATAATTAACCCAATCGTAAGTACACATCGTAGAAACGTAACTGGAAGAAGACGACGTAGAGGGATGTCACGTAGAATTATGAGACGTCGGGTAAGACGATAGCAAAAGGAAATTTTTTTGGGATTACGTATAAAAGGACAACCATGAATCAAACACTTCTCATTATTTTGAGCAGCATTCTACTTGCAATTGTTATATTTTCGATATACAAGGTTCATGAAATAAATAAGCAGTCTATACCAATCATACCGTTGACGCCTGCTCATCATACTAAACCTCCTCAAACAAAAAAGCCAACACCCCCTGTTCATCTAAGTATGAATGATAATGGAGCTCGTTATGCGTGAAAGAATTTGATGAAAATGTTGATGAGGTTTAAAACGAAATGTCCTGTTTGTCCTTTCCACCTTATCCACCCCTAGAACCTGCGTATTTCTCTCTTAAATGGATGCCGGGATGTGCACCATGTGTTACTCCTCAATATCATGTGAATGAGGAAAACAATGTTGTTGGTCCTTATCGATGCATGAACGACTGTCAGTGTGATGGGATGCGGAAATGCCACCGATACAATTCGAAAGGAACTGGGATGTGTTTGGGTCGGTCGCGTTGGCCTCTTCCTTATCAATCGACATACCCTTACTCTCCTTGATGATTCTATGAATGTGTTCTAATAAACATTTAAATTTTTCTGTTTGACATGTGTCACGAAGGATCGAGAGCCTTAACAATGGCATTTGATAATTCACAATCGACTCATAAGAAATCAATGGTAGCTGTTTCGTCCATAATTGTTTCAATTGCTCCTTGTAATCTGTTTCGGTATATAAGTAGTTCGTTATCATGAGTTCAACATAAAGAAAAGAAATAGGAAATAGATCTTTTCCGTTGAATACTCGTTCGTACGCGTAATCCCACACAAGTCGGCTATCATCTCGTAGTCGGAAATGCAACTGCTCGTAAATGTTATTGGATAACTTCTCAATCGCCTCATGCAGTTGATGACGCTTTTTTGGATCGGAAATGTGGTTGTCTAAATTAGATTGAATCGAGAAATTCATATTTATTCCAGTATCATCTTATGTTGTTCGATTAAATAAAGAGCTAATTTGTAACGCATAACAGAAATTCAAAATCAATCATGGATACAATTACGATCGCAATGATGGAATTCTTGGTGAACATAAAACTATTCCATTGGCAAACCGGTTTATACAGTGCACATGAAGCTGTTCAAGAGCTTGAAGAAAATTTCGAAGATGATATGGACGCGTTTCTTGAAGCTATGCAGGGAATAGAAGGATATCGAATTCCTTCCATCTCGACCAATTTGAGAATGAAATCGCTATCTTTATCACAAATGAATGTTTATTGCCGAAAATACATCAAATGGTTCGAAAAGGTGGATTTGAAATATGGTGCGCTTGACAACATTCGAGAGGAAATGATCGGGCATATTGAGAAGTTCTTGTATTTGTTAAGTTTCGATCACTCTCGTTATTAAATAATGAAGTATTTTAAAGGCACTTTTGGGTGTCGTATCCACGTCTAAAATACGTTAATTTTGATTGAATTAAATTTTGAAATAAGAATAAAATGAAATCGGTGACTCCTTCACACAACAACGAGAAGCAAGAACTCGATGGCGGTAAACATCAAAATGACGCATACAAACCCGCTACAGAACATGACTTTCGGACCCATTTGGTACCATCCGTAAATAAGGAAAGAAAATTACGATGCGCGTGTCCTCTAAAATGGTCGTCTGATCTAGCGAACCAGGCGCAATCTTGGGTGAATCAACGAAGACAAGCCGAAAATTGTCAAGTATGCAAAGAGCACACATGTCCTTTGGATCCAGGTATGAGTGTCTACTCTATTACGTGTCCTACAGATAATAAGTCATGTATGTCCGCAATCAATGATCCGAGTGCACTATTAAGGGAAGCACAGACCTCATGGAGAATGGAAGGATACAATTATACAAGATACAGCGATGTACTAAAGGCGCCTAATTGGACCCAAACAATGTGGAAAGGATCGAAAAACATCGGATGTGCATCGACCATGTGTCAGGAAGAAAATGGCGAATCAACAGGATTGGTCGCGTGTCAATATGATCCTCCTGGAAATGGACCTCCTCAATCATACGTGAAAAATATCGGGAACTTTGGGTGCTTACATTATCGCGCCAACGTACCAAAATGTTGATCGATTATTGCGAACACGAAATGAAATCTGACAAAGACCGATTTTCGAAATATTGTTAACCATTTTGAAAATGAGAACCTGGACGACTACAAACATTCCCCAAACAACAAGCGCCTAGTATTTAGTGGTGACGAAACAATTATGGAAAAACGGAGACTTGTTTATTGCTTCACGTTTGAAAATGTGAACATGGACTACAAACATTCCCGAAACAACAAGCTGAGTTCCATGATGCATTCCCGTCATGATTTTTCCAACATTGGTAGAATCCTAATCGCTTCGATAACTGCGTTCCTGTTTTCGGGAATGATCCACTACCAGTACCACCAATATTATCCCAAGGTGACCCAAGCAATGTGGGTTTTAATGGAGGAGGACAATATTGCTGAGAATTAGAAGGTAAATAATATCCTTTTGAGTTAGGATCTTGTCCTAATGTTATACTACGGCGCTCTAACTGCGGCTGTTGAGTTTTCACGCGATTCGGTTCGACAACGCACGAATAAACATCGGAACACGTAATTGTTCCTGGTTTCCCCGTTCCAGGTAATCCGACATAATCTCCGTTATTGTCCATTAAGCCGCAAATTTGTCCTTTTGGTATCTTTCCTCCCATTTCAGGTATTGAAGCTTTGTATGTAGTGTATGGTTTTGATCGATCTGGTTTCGCTTTTGAATCTCCTTTCTTTATCCAATCCGGTACTTGTGCGGACCCGATGGTCATTGGGATTAGTGCACAATCCTTGTCGGCCGTTCCTTGTGGGCAATAACAGCTTTGAACGTTACAATTTCCCCATTTTGTTTGTCCCTTTTTATCCGGATCATCAATACATGTTTGTGTAGCCGATGAAACACTGGATCCAAACTCATCCATCAAATCCCAACCAGGTACTTTAGCAGTGTCAGAAGCGGCTATTTGCCTGATGAATCCCGTACAGTCGCGAAAGTCTCCTTTTCTGCATATTTGACCGGCGCTTGGTTTGCATGTGTAATCGTTAGGATCAAAAAGTTCACCTCCAGAACACTCAACATTCTTGAACTGGTTGGGATGACCTGGATTCGAATCGTAATAACCGGGTGATACGCATGTCCGTATTCCCACACAGCCAGCTTGACCTTGTTGAATGTTAGAACATTGACTCGGAAATACCATATCACTTTTCGTCATTTGATTGGTACCAATAGGGGTCTTGGCTACTGGTAAATTTGTACATGGATTAATCGTTTCATTAACTGTTTTTTCGACGTTTGTTACTGTTTTTCCGTCACCACTTAACAAACATTTGTACGGCATGTAATTCTCGCATGTTGAAGAAGCTTCACAAGTATGTGTTACACTGTTTGGGAACGTACCGGGATACTTGCATTCCACGGTACATCCATCGGATCCGACGCAATGATACAGGTTATTGACACATTCGACCTTTGCGCTTTTCACCGTATCACTCGCTGTCCATTTTGAACACGCTTTGTAATCGTCTGATGTACATTCAGCACCACAGTCTTCGGGAAACGTTGGAGTTGTTGCTGGATGTCGTTTGTGTGAAATCGCTATAAAGGCAACGATAAGTCCAACAAGCAAAACGACAGATCCGATAATCAAATATGTTTTCTTTCTCTTGTCTTTTGTGATTCTCTTCAACATATCTTTGGTTTTTTATTCTTGCATAAAAAGAATTAATTTGTTTCATTATGGTCACGCTAACCGATATAGCTAACCAATACTATTGTCCTAAAGGATTTTGTATTCGGTATACGAAAACATGTAGCGCTGGACCTGCATCAACCGCTGTTGAATGTTTTAATCCTTCAACGTCCAGACATCAACCCGTGCATGTATCTAACGTTCTTCTTGGAGTTAAGGCACCGAAATACGAGATCTTAGCCTCTCATTGTCCCGGTGATGAACCACCATGTGGCATAAAAAAACCCTCATACTATTTGTCGTAAGTTTTTCCACCTCGTCCTTAATATCTGGCGTGGTTCTTTTCTAATGCCACGAATACCCTTCACCCTTTTTGTTTCAAATGTGATCAATTGCGGAGGTTCACCCTGATTAATTTTCTCTCTGTAATTACGGCCCCATAACCCTTTGAAGTAATCAGGTCCGTAGGATACGAAGATTTCTTCCTGATCATGAATCAGTTTCATGGCTTGTAATCGTATTTCTGCATTTTCTTCATCGTAAACGAATTCTGAGTTCAATAGTCGTCGATTTAAAGGATCATTTGCGTAAGAGGGGGCATTTCGCATACAATCCGCAGATAATACAAAGTTACCTTCATATGGCAACCCATACGGATCTGAAGGACTAACAACGGTCCTTCTTCGACGACTTTGTTTCATTATATAATCATAACGTTTGTCTAGTTCCTGTTTTTCAAATATTTCACCACTAATCGGTGGACCGATAAATTCTCCGGGTCGGAACACGACACGTTGACTTTCTAAACCATGTGCGAAAAGACCCATTCCCGCGTTTGGAATCGAAGATGGTGCGATCTTTAACTTGTACAAACTTCGTAAATGTATCCAACAATAATCACTGAATCGACATGTCCTCAGCTTACATGGTGTTCCGTTAGCTGTTATGGCTTCACAATAATTGCATAACGCACATGGAACATTAGATGGCGAGCTTTTGTCGTGAATAAATGGACTCCCGGATGTATTTAAGCAACAAGATCCTAAATATTTATTTTCATCCTTCTCATCGATCAAAGGACCTTTTCGAACAACATATCGGAAGGGCATAATTCTAATCTTCCTTTTTTTTAAGGTTAATAAAGACAAATTACTTGTATCATATGACTAACAACAAAATGAGGGGGCCAAATGGTTTAACTATCATATCTCCAGCGGTGATGCGTATAATAAGTTTAGAAAGGGCCCAAAACGGACAAAAGGTAGCTCTTGCGGCGATAAAGAACCAACAAACCGGAAATTACGACATATTTGGACAAGAAATTACCGTCGTAGATAGTATGAACGATAAATGGAGATTAATTCAGCTTGTAGATGGTAAATCCGATACGTTCTATATTTATCATTGTGAGACTGGACTATATTTGGCAAAATCACCAACTTCCAACGTACTCACTTTAGTGTTGAAGAATCACATTCAAGGCGTACGTCTTCCTATAATTAATTCGCAATACTTTGGGGTATGGAAACGTACAAATGATGAACGTGGTATATATTTAGAAAACATTCCACACACGTTAATTCCATCAGCGTCGAAAAAGTACTGTGTTGCAGGTAACGGAATAAACGTTAAGAACATAGGAAAGGTTTGTTCAACATCAACTGACTGTGATGCAAAGAAGGGGGAGAAATGCACCGAACCCATGACGTTTTGCATAAATCCGGAAACGAAGAAGTCCAAACCGAATATATTTCAAAATCCAGCAAGTCCGGCATTTGGTAGCAATCCATATGGAGGAGACGTTTATCCCGTAATAGATACCCACACGAATCGTGTATATGCAGGTCCTCCCATGTTCGCGTCCGTACCAGAAACGTTTTGCACCGGGGTCGTCCAAACTGGTGACAAATCACATAATTGGTATCTTTTACCTCAACAAGATATGTCAAATATTTCATTTACGATTCCTGTTCGGTCAGCAATGAGTCTTGGAGAATTCTTTAGTTGGGATCCTTCGATGGATGTCAATGCTCTATTTAACGTATCTCAAGAACCTTTACGTTCTAGATTTGTCGATGAATCTACACAAACAGTCCCCACACAAAGCCAATATCCGCAAATAACCGCCATTACTCAGAGCCCAAACGCCGTAGATTGCCTCACTCAAACCACGAGTAACCAAATGTTTTTGCATACAAACACATTCAACTGGCAATATATCGACATTTACGCGAATTTTGGAGGAGATCAAGGATATGCACCTGAAGAGTTTAAGCATATTTCGATTGAAAACATGGGGTTGCAAGGAGATTTCGACAAAATAGGTCCTGGTCCTCTATCAGGTCCCGATACAAACTCCGGAAAATTCGAGCCAAATACTAAAAGTTTGTACACATATATTGATGGGAAACGAGCAGCTGGTCTAGGAGGACGCGTGGGTATACCTCCGAAGTGGATGATTGATGCATGCCACAAGAACGGGGTCAAGTGTTTCGGGTGTATATTCTTCCAAGAAGTTTATTATGGAGGGAAATGGGGATGGTGGGTGCAGTTTTGTCAAGATCCTGAATTATCTGCTAAAAAAATGGCGGACATATGCGCGTTCTATGGATTTGACGGATGGTTATTCAACTTTGAAACTGGCCCTCCTGATGAACCGCTGCAGTATAATTGGCCAGGACAAGAATATAGAGGTATGAATGTATTTACTGCTGAAAAGGCAGATGAATATTGGTGCAATGTCCTCGCAGGGGCTAAATATCCCGCCTGGAAACATACCGATATGGAATGTGGTTCTAAAACGCATTGGCCATGTAGTTGTGCAGCTCCGGAACATGGAGGATCGTGGCCAATTCCCGGATTTTCTCCTGGTCATACGAATTCAAATCAGTGTGGAACATCTGCAGATGGATACACTCAAGGATGCAATACGGGATGGATATTACGTGAAAACATGAAGAAAATGATTCAAATGTTCAACCAATATCGGGATGAACATGGAATTGATGCTGAATTAATGGTGTACGATACCATTCAAGTGACAAGCCCGTACGGTGTTGGAATAAGTACAGTAGATCGAACCTTATGTCCGACAGGTATAACGAATCAAGGCCAATGCTACGGAAATATGGATTTTTGGGAAGATGAGAATGGACCTGTTTCTGATTATGTATATAGTATGCGAAGTGGATTAGGAGGTATGGATCCTTCGTGTTCCCCGCGTGGAGTAACAAGTACGTATATACTAAGCAGAGATAATGCCGACAATAAATGGCCCAAGAATACTGGACCACATGCAAAGGGGATATATTGCCCAAAAGCACTTGTGAGTTTACAATCGTGTACCTCTGCATCCCAATGTGGATCGAACAATATGTGTGATATGAGCAATACTGAAACTGGCCAGTCCTATTGTACTCCAAATCTTTTCACTGGTTATATGTGCAATGATGGTAAACCACCACCGTATTCTCAGGCTTCTTCAAGAAGACCACGCATGAAATTAGGAAGACCGTATGATTATTACCAAGCCTTACAACTAGAAGATATTACTCCTGGAAATGTTGGGAATAACATCGACTTGGAAACAATTGGTACTTTCTTAGCCATCATTACAAAGCGAGGAAATCCACAGGGTTGGGATAGTGCATTGTATTGTGGCACACAATCCCATAATTTGCCAAATATCGGATATGGAGCAGCCTCGGGGGATTGTATCAATGAAGAAAAAGCATCTGAGAAACCTCTAGCGAGTTTGAACTTGTATTACGTCGATACATTCTATCGTTGGTTCGATTCGTTCACCAAAATACCGGGATATCCTTCCATGCAAGCGGTAGTCAATTGGGTTATCCAAAATCAGCTCGTGTTTTACACCGGCGCACGTTTTCTTAACCCTGAGAACCGCGTTGAACATGGAACATGTGCAGATTATTGGAAGGGTTTATCCCATTTTGTACCGGAACGTTCGGTAATCAACAACTATCCGTTCTATACCTGCTTTTGTATCGGAAACGGAACCGATTTCTGGGTTCACGGTAGTCCTCAAGACTTTGGTGAATGGAACAATTGGTCTTTCCAAACTATTTTACCAACTTGGATGTGGTGGGTTGAATCATGTGATCTACAAGATGCGCCATATATGCAAGTTACATTCGATATTGAAAACGCTTACGAAAGATCGAACTCGTTATGTTTTCAATCAGTTGCTGATTCTACGTCATGGATGAGAACCCAAAAAATAAGTCCTGGATCATGTAACGTCCCTAATAGTCGTAAATCTGATTGTGGAATAGGGGATCCAACGAAATGTCGAGAAGCAGGGTGTTGCTGGGATAATACCGTAAATCCTAGTGAATACCCGTGGTGTTTCCATAAAGCTGGTGGAATCTCTCCTCCCCCTCCACTACCGACAAAAACCTCTCTTCAATGCAGATACCGTCTATTTAAGACTAAATTAAGTTTAGAACGTGGCTGTTATGTCTCCGTTGTATATAAAGGCAAACAGTCCCCGAAGTCTGTACTGAAATTAGGTGTTTCTTTCAAATCCTCACCGGATACACCGTCCTACTTCGAACTGCCTCTAGGGACCGACGGGAGTGAATGGCAAAACTTCTCGACGTTTCTTTCCCCATCTTCTGAAACAATATCTGTCATATGGCTTTGGGTAAGATTACCCCTTGACTTTTCCTCACAAATCCGCATCGGTGAAATCTCTCTATCAGATCGGAAAGCTCCTCGAGTTGATTCTTTTAACATATCTGCTTCTTATACGTACACGACAACAGAAACAGGAGAAACGACAACTGTACTTCAATGGTATCCTATTGAATCCGTCGAGTTCTATAAGGTATACACGAATCAAAAGTTAACGAGCCTTGCGTATCAGGGAACTCAACCTCGAGCACCCGATATACCGATGACTCATTCTGTCATGGGGATAAATGCTGACTCATCGATAACCTTGGTTCCTGTGACAAACTATGGTCAGCTTCCAAAATCCATTCCTTTATTATCAACATTGACGTTTGGGTTTATTTGGGCATTATTACTCGTACTATCTGTGTTGGCGTATCTAAAAACAAAAGGGAGAAAATGGATGATATTAGCGCTCGCGATATGTTTAGTTCCCATTTTTATCGTCATCGCTGTGAAAGTGAAAAATCGGAATATCGATCGCCCGATATCACGTGGAGGACATGCAAAAGTAAGCGTTGCATACTGGCAAAACGCGAAACCTCATGCATTCAATGCGTGTTTTGACGATTCTCGTGTTAAATGTTGGAGATGGATCATCCATATGTGGAAAAAGAAAAAATGGCCTATTAAGTTCACCTTTTTCTATAATACCCTTTGGTTACCGAGAGATTGGTATACATTCAAAGAGTGGATCGGTTTAGGACATGAGATTGCCTGTCATGGTCACGATCATATTTGTCCATGTCAGACAGACTTTACGAAAAATAGTCCTAACATCAAGGACGCGGAACAATATATTGCGGATAATGACGCTCAATGTGCAAAGTTGATTCGAAAACTCTACGACGAACCTGATCGCGAGCTTCTGTTAGCATGGCCGCATGGAGCGTATCCCCTGATCAACCCGAAGTTCCCATGTACAGGCCAAGATTGTGGTGCACATAACGGTACTCCACGACCCAAAGTGATAAAAATGCTCCAAGAAACTTTTATTGCGGCTAGAGGTGCTCCATATACGACCTTCGTGAATACGTGGCCAAATCCTGCGTCCAAATCCCCTTATCCGAATGAATACTGGCCATATGCGATTTCACCACGATGGGGATGGCCTTATCAGATAGATATTAATCCAGGAAGTGACGTACATATAACCGAATTATGTGCGCAATATAAGAACGATTTCTATAAAGCGATTTCAATTCCTAATGGAATGTGTATTGTAGCCGGACATGATTTCGCCCCAATGGATGTTACTGGAAAAGATGTTCCATGTAATTGGGCATCGGCACCTCAATTCACAGATGGTCCGTTTAAGGACGGAAATTGGTGTAGTGATATGAAGAATTGCCAAGAGACATTTACATGTCCAAGTGACGTGGCGGATATCACCTTAGGATGTTGGTGGAATCCAGGGAAACCAGGTCCGGAGTTACCGATCTGGCTATACACAGATAACGATCAGTCGAAAGGAATATACGAACCTCCTCTTCCGCCCTCTAAATCACTTCAACTTCAACCTCCTCCTCAACCAAACTCGAAAGGTCATGGATCAGGTACGAAGTTTTGTAATCAATGTTGCGATGCATGCTGGGATCCAGTTCCTGGCTCATGTATTGTTGAGTTATTTGACGAAGTTGCCAAGAATCAAGAATTGTTTTGGTTCGCAACTTTCACCGAAATCATCCAGTATACGAACAACCGTCAAAACGTTTCCCTCATTTTCGACCACTTCAAGAGTTCTTCAACTCATCAACGATTCGAGTTGAATACCGGGAAAATGCATAAATGTGACATCACACTGACACTCACACGCAAACCAGAATCCGTACGGGTTGACGATACGCATGCCGTCATAGGATATGAATCAATGAATGACTTGTATTACATAACATTTAGACCTATATCGAATCATAAGCACATGATTGATGTTTACATTTCTTGAATAATAAACATTTCGTCATGCTTTACTATCCAATCGGTGCTCCCGTGAACTGAACCGAATTCGACAACACAATCAACGTCAATCCAATGGTTAACAGTGCACTTCCTAGTCCGTCAATTGATCCGGTCTTTCGATCCTTAGGTATTACAATGAACGACGCCAACAGTATCAGGAGAGCCCCGGTGAGTCCGACATAGGTTCGACCACGCTTTTCGACGCCTTGAAATGCATCCTTGTTCTGCTCCTTTAACCCAAACGACAGGCCTAATACAATCCATCCAATAACATAGCCTATTCCTAACCAATGAGGCAATGATTCGTTCTTCTTCTCTTTGTCATCCTTAACCAACGTCATTCCCACTATTAAGATTACAGCAAGGATTTGAAGAATATGCTTAACACTTCCTACGTTGGTGAGTTTTAGTTTTTCGTCACTGATTAACGCATATAGAACAACTAACCATCCAATGAAGTAAGTTACAATTCCTAACTTATGGGTTTCGTCAGGGGTAACAGATTTGAGATGAATATTTTCGTTACGTAAACTTCTTCCACCTAAGATAAGTGCTCCTCCAATGGCCGTCACTGTTAACTTCAATGCATTCAAGCAAATCATAATTCTTATATTCTTTTCTTCTTTTTTGTATAATTTTTATTTTTTCACATCCTTCATGTCTTCGCCTTGTTCCAACTCCCTTTCAGTATTTGGGTTGATTCCTGCAACAGGATCTCTCGGCACCTTGGCGACGTTGCTTTGGAATTATTATTGTAACAGATCCAGGGCCAGAACAACTGCATTTTTGTACATCGGTCGTTTACATGAAGATCGAGAAGATGACGAACGTCGTATATTAAAGCAGTTAAGTGACGGGCTTGAGGATGACCATTACAAAACACTTTTGGTTCGAACAGTATCGGATAAGTACTTTGAGCAGAAGAAGCCTTGTGAATTATTGATCAAATTAATCGCGTCCAAATCGATGAGTGATACACGCATAAGAAATCACGACAAACTATTCGCCGTTCATATCCTATTATCTTCTTTTGGCGAACCAAGTTCTCATTGTATACGCGCTCAACGTTTTGCGCTTAAACAAGGTCTCACCTGGGTACACATTGATGCTCAAATTCGCCGCTTTAATCGTAATTACAAATCCATGTTTGAATTTGTCGCTACCTGGTTGGACGAAGACGTACATCGTTACCGGCACGATCCTTCTGATTGCCTTTTTCTCAATGTGTACACCGAGCATGAATGTGATGATGAAGATGCTCCAAACCCCCTGTGGAATTACGTTATTATTTGTCCTTTAAGTACGGATAAGCGTTTAGAAAATCGAGAAAAATACAGTGATGATGTTCACGATATTCCGTTCAAATATTGTTGTGGATTGTGTAAAGAATGTCAAGCACTTTGGAAGGAGTATAGTGACTTTTACTCCACAGATGCCCCTTTTTTACCAAATGTCGCCAATGAAGAAGAGCAAACAAGTGTTTAATAATGGCGATGTACTCGGGTTCCTGAAGTTCGAATTGGTTTCTCAAGATCCTTTATGCATCCATCCACGCGCTAGGGTTTTTCGTCATATTCCAAACAGGAGATGGGATAAGATTCGTTACCATTGGGAGAAATCCATGCGCGACATTTGTCGACATCCTGAAAACGTGAGAGAATATCTTGTAGGGTATCGATTTGGTACTGATGAATTACTTTCTGATCATGTTATTTTACGTCCACATACTCATGTTGTACTGAAACGTGTTCCTATGCTCCCTCATCAACGCCATTATATTCCTCCTTCATGTCAAAATAAAAATGATGATGATTCGATTATACAACAACAAGAATTAGAAAATTCGAGAATTCCTACCGAGGAACGGATTTTGATGAATGAAACGTGTTTTGTTTCGTCTCAGAATCATCCGTTAAGTTTTCATCCTACATGGTTTGATGATCGAATTGTCAGTCCGAATTCGGATAAATTTCATCGACCACCTGCTCGATACAGATGTAAAAAGTGTGGGGCACTGGAAAAACATTGGAGCTGGAAATGCACTTATAAAGGAAAACCAGTCAATAAACGCAAATTACCGTCCGGCATTCCGAAATCGTTGTTAAAGAAAGCCGAAACCGAAGAAGAAAAACAAAATGCAATGATTGACGAAGACGGGAATTTTGTGGTTCGACACCACCACTAATATCGTGTGAATGTAATCTTGGATTTATTTTATGAAACAAGTGAAAAAGTCGATGTGTGAAGCTCTATGTGAAGATGGAACGCCTTAGAGATGACGAGACTCTTTGAATAGAAAGTTAGTAAACTTTGTATCAAACAGATTAATCTCAATTCGACAATATATTAAACAAAAATTTGACTTTGAATGAAACTTCTTGTGCATATATTAACATATTAAATCATTTCATGTAACTTAACTATGAATGACATCTCTGAAAAAAAGAAATCTGATACGGATCATGTAACTCCTGAATGGTCGAACAACAAAGATGGATCGATCACAATCTCATGCAAATATTGGTGCTTTGACTTGTTTCAAAAAGTAAGAAATCTTCTTGATAATCTTCCGAACAACCAAGTACATAGTGCGGAGTCCTTGTTTGCTGCTAAAGTTCATCAATTCGAGGAAATGAAGCCCGAAAACGATACAACCGATATGGCCAAGTTAGATGCCGATATTTCCATAGCAGAAACGATATTTTGGTGTATGGCTCGCCTTCGTCATTTAGATGCAGATTCGAAACGTGTCCTAATGCTAAAACATGTCATTGAGTATGAACTTCCACGATCTAGAGAGAGAATGTTTATGTTACTGGATCCACAAACAGAATCGATGCACAAACGTCACAATCAACCTGGTAATAAGATAAATGCAAGCGATTCACTAGATGAATCAGCTTTAGATGAATTGTATCGCAAACACCCCTAAGAAAACTCGGTGATCTTTACATCTACGTCTTAAAAACTATTCATGAATGATCTGAACAAAGTGGACAACAACATTATCCCATTCTCCATCGAGTACCACATTTGGTACATTCACAGAATATTGTCGCTGGTTCATCTGCGCTTCTTAATTGACGACTTTCCCATTGAATCTCTGTAGATTGACAGTTTCGACATCGTAACGCCATGGAAGAAATACCGAACTCTGGACTTAATTCATATATGAGGCCATTTCGCAATAATCTATATACTTCTTCCATTTTTGTCCGGTTTCTTTCGACAGTTTTTGCGGCGATTGTACCGACCGCTAGCTGTTCGGAGCTTAAATATGGAATAATAGTGCATGGATAATTACTTAATAAATAATTCCCGTTCATTTCTAAATTGTATATCACTTGTCGAATTTTCCATCGATACCTATATTGCAGTCGATGAGTACGAACGAATATTTCATAAACTTCGTTTTCAATGATAGTCGCGAGCAATTGTGATATTTTGTTACTTAAACAGAATGATTGTATTTTGCTTTTAATCGATTTGGTAACATTTCTTCGATTCATCATGATCAAGAAAGTAAGACGTTCGGAAATTCACAGATGCCGTTCAAACAGAAAGGAAGAGTAAATCGGAAATCTTGGTCCGAACAATTCAAAAGCATCCACGCAACACAATCATTTGAAGATTGACATGGAATTTCGGGAATACGATTAAGACATGTTTGAACACGTAGAGGCGGTATAGAACTTGAAGGGGTTGCCATTTTTTGTTTCAAATAAAAAAAAGTGATGGATAGTACGTTTGTTTTATTGGTGATCGTATTGTTGGTAATCCTCCTATACGCATGTAATCAAGTACATCAATGCATGAAATCGATATAAAAAATAATAATTAGCGAATGATTGAATTAAAATTTATTTTCGATCCGAGTCGAATTTCGAGTATTTTCTGGTTCTCATATGGGGATGAATGCATACCAATAAACGAGATAAAATTCGACAATCGTTCCTGAAATTGAATAGATAATCATTTTAAGTCAAAAATTCGAAAGTAAAACCTTACGTGACACGCTAAACGATCAAATTGATACCTGAGGTGACACGACAAACGATCAAAATTGAATTGTCTGGTTTGCGCTATTTGAGTACCTGTCATTTGGAATAATGTCTGATTCTGAAAACGAAAGAGACGAAACGTCGTCTGTTGCGTTAACGCCATTAACACAACAAAATGATATTAAACAGTCTGAACAGGAATTATTCGAGTCTTTTGAAGTTCTTCGTGAAGAAATGGGGAACGGTCTGTTAGTTGAGCAAATGTGGAGTGATGGGGACGTTGTACAAGCACTTGAAATCTATTACTCCGTTATTGTCGAGAAGTTCAAAGACGTGTCTGATATGACGGATTACATTTCGCATACATTGTACATATTTGGATTGGATGATATCAACATTCTCCAATCGGATTTTGGAACTCTATCACTGCAATTCAGAGAACTTTCGTTCGAACACGTTCGGATATATAAACAATTATACGACAGGAACTTGGTGGATCAATCTAAAGTGGAGGGTATTGCATTAGGAAACAAGTTACACAAGGTCATCAAAAATACACATGCTCTATATAATGTGATGCAGATGATGCGCGTTTCCACTGCCGTTCCACAAGGAAATATAAATCCCGAAGATGACCCGCTTCGGATTCTAGCACCTCTTCTATCCAATCCATTTGACCCAGCTCAAAAAGACGATACAGTTGCACTGATCACGTTTTTAACTTCAACTTTACGCATGGGTGGATTTCGACGACATAATGGGTCTGTGTTCATGCAGAAGAAGATCACTGTACTCGATGAAGAAACTGGAGAGCGCATCGAATATAATACACATGCATGGGAACAATACTGTACCATTGATAATTTCCCACATCGCGTGATTCACAAAGAGTACCACGGAATTCTTTTTAAGCATCTTGTCTGCAAGGGGCATAATGCGATAGAATATTTGAAACATTGCAGAGACATGGACTTCTTCGACCTTAATCCAGATCGTCATACTTTCGCTTTTAGTAACGGAGTGTACCAGGCTGATCTCAACAGATTCATGTATCACGGAGATCAACGTCTTCATTCCTCCATCGTTGCTTGTAAATATTTCGATATTCAGTTTGATTACGAAGAATTTGTTACGTACGAAGATCCCATGGATGTTCCAACACCTGCATTTCAGAGTGTTTTGGATTACCAAGAGTTACCGAGGGATGTTTGTAAAATCTTGTATTTAATGATTGGACGTCTTATCTATGAAGTTAATGAAAAGGATAAATGGCAGGTTATTTTATTTCTGAAAGGGGTGGCAAACACTGGAAAATCGACAATTGCCAATTTATGCAAATCGTTTTACAATCCAATCGATGTTGGTATCATATCCAATAACATGCAGTCTACGTTCGCACTTGAGAGTCTCTATGACAAGTTCCTCTGTGTCTGTACCGAGGTGAAAAAGTCGTTTACGATCGATCAGGGAAACTTGCAATCCATGGCATCTGGAGAAGACGTTGTGGTTTCCCGGAAGTTCAAAACTGCTGAAGGGATCCGATGGGGTGTGCCTTTGCTCCTTTGTGGTAATGAAATGGGACCGTGGAAGGATGTGGGTGATGCACTCGCTCGTCGGTTGATTATTATCAATTTTCCTAATAAGGTTTCTATTTCCGAACAAAAGGACGACTTGGATGAAATGATTGAACAAGAGTTTCCCGCATTCATTTACAAATGTAATCTTCTATACTTACAGTTCGTCAATGCATATCCTGGTCGTTCAATTCGGGGTCATTTGCCCGATTATTTCCGGGGAACTACGGAAGAAGCTCAAGCTCGCACGAATACTTTGGTTTCTTTCTTTAGAAGTAATTCACATCGTTTTGTATTTGGAGAGCACGAATCGATTAGTCGGCGCGCGTTCCAATCCATGTATGAGACATTCTGTAAAGAAGAAGGTGTTTCCGCACACCAAATGATCCGACTCAACCAAGATGAAGCCAAGTCTTCTCTGGATGAACGAGGATTGAAGTTTACTCGTGACGAACGTGGACGTCCGATTATCAAGGGGTTACGTATAGTAACAGAGGATGAAATGGATGGTGAAGAGGTAAACGATGAATTTTAAGCTCAGCCATAGGTGTTTCTTCACAGCCCAAATCCAATATTTTCAATCGATGGTGGACTTCTTTGATTTTTGCACATTTCGCGCCTTGTCCAAAACCCACACGAACTTGCGATTGGTTGTTGGCTATAAATTATGTCTCGATATCCTTTTTGGGTATTATTACAAAGTTCAATTTTTGAACACAAATATGGGTTTGAATGACCTAAGGTCGCCACGTAATTGTTCCAGTTTGATAACGTAAAAAGAGGATTCGGACAATAGTTTCTCTTCATAATAACTTTTTCTTTTTTTGTTGATATACACATCATTTTCATTTGATTTTTTTATTTGTACTACCACGATGGTCGAACCAGTTTGTATCATTTTTATTTCTTTAAGCGCTTTCAACTTTCTTTATTGTTGTCAACGAGCCATTCGAGACTTATACGAAGCTCAAGCTGTGGGTCAACCGACTCAAGACGAGGAGAACGCCACTCAATCTATCGAAATGAATGAACTTGGGAAAAAGACTACGGATGATTGGGAAGAAATAAGTAAAAACGAGAAGTCGGACTAGCATTAACAATTTAGTTTCTCTTCAATTAAACTTGCTGCTTCATACACATGTGGGTATTTCCATTGTGCTGCCCGTACTTTAGCCGATGTTACACCAGCACAAGATACTTCACATGAACATTCTCCCTGGAAACACTTTGGACATACTGGAAATTTCAATACTAGTTTTCCTGATGAATCCCTTGGCATAAGAAAGCATCCTTCTCCGCATTGCTTCAGTACTTCTCGTCTTTGTGGTCCTCTACGTGGATGCGCCGCTCCCCATCCCCTTGTTCGAGATCCACGTCCTTTTTGTTTATTTTTCATTTGTTCTTTCAATTTTCTACGTATTGACGGTTCATGTGCACGTACGTATAGTTTTTCAAAATCTAGGGGAGACGCTTTCTTGAGTTGTAATGTTTTGGATAACAATGTATCAGATAATTCCGGTTGTTCTTCGAAGCTTAGTTTTCTTGATGGTCGTTTCCGACTTCCGCGTGGTAGCGTTGATACCTCGTATCCCTCTCGTTTCAATGTTTTGTATGTTGGACCACCGACTCGGATTGGTCTTCCTGTTTTTGGATTTATTACAAAAATTTCCATTTTTTTAATGATAAAATAAAAATCAATCATTTCCAATGTCAACGAATTGTAATCCTTGTCCATCAGTATCAGGTGCATTCGGGTTAGTTCCCGGAAAAGACGCCGCATTTTCAAGCCTTCAAAGTAAGCGATTTCTCGCGCAAAATGGTAAAATATGTAGTCTAGAAGTATGTGAGGAGCAAGTTGACGGAGAAGTGGTGGGAGGTTCTGAATTTTCGTATTTCACAAGTCCAATATTTACTGGATCTAATATGACGTTTGATTCAAACGTCGGTCCAGGTGTCCGCGTATTAGAACCGGACCTTCCGTCTGCCTTTCAAATGTTTCGCTTAGCCGAAACGAATAATACGACCATAACATCCAGTGGCGCAAATTCTCAATTCATTAATACGACCGACGCTGGAACGTACGACTTTCACATTCAATTTTCACTCGAAAATACTGAGACAGGAGATACAGATCCTGATTTTGCCGTTATCCTAGGAGACAGTACTGCAACCCCTTATACGAATGCATTAACCGGAGACTTCGCGGTAGTTACGCTGTTTGAACCATTTACAATTGCAGCCCAAGGCGGTAACACTGTATATTTGTGTGTGATGAAAGGACTGGTGACATTACCCGCAAACGCCGTCACTGCTGTTTTAATCAATCAAACGAATGTCGTCTATCAACTGGGTACATTCGGTGTTACTGTCAAACGTGTGGCATAAAATCGTATGAATTATTATGATATAATAAAGTGTCATGTCATTAACGAATTGCAATCCTTGTTCGCTCGTATCTGGAGCATTCGGATTAGTTCCTGGAAAAGATGCGGCATTTTCAAGTCTTCAGAGTAAACGACTTCTTGCTCAAAATGGTAAAATTTGTAGTCTAGAAGTTTGTGAAGAAGAAATTGATGGAAGCGTGACAAGTGAACAGGAATTTTCATATTTCAATAGCGACATTTTTACGAGTCAACAAATGGTTTTTGATTCAGTGGCTCCTGTGCTTCGTGTTTTGGAACCTGATCTTCCGTCAACATTTCAAATGTTTGAATTGGCTGAAACAAACAACACGAACATAATTTCAAGTGGAGCGAATTCACAATTTATCCACACCACAGAAGCTGGAGTTTATGATTTTCATATTCAATTTACAATTGAAAATACCTCTCAAATAGACACAGATCCAGATCTTGTACTTCTTTTGGGAGACAGTACAGCAACATTTTATACTGGCATATTAAATACGAACCCAGCTGTTACCACTGTATTTGAACCATTTACGATAGCGCAAGTCTTAGAAAATACAGCTTATTTGGCTGTTATGAAAGGAGTTGTGACTCTTCCTGCAAACGCAATGACAGCTGTGCTTATTAATCAAACAAATGTCCTTTACAATATGGGTTCGTTTTGTGTCACAGTTAAACGTCTTGCATAAAACAATTATAAATAAGAATAAGAAATAAAAAATGTCAACAAATTGCAATCCTTGTTCAACTATATCTGGTTCCTTTGGACTTGTTCCTGGAAAAGATGCGGCATTTTCAAGTCTTCAAAGTAAACGTCTTCTTGCTCAAAATGGTAAAATTTGTAGTCTAGAAGTTTGTGAAGAAGAAATTGACGGAAGCATGATTAACGACCAAGAATTTTCTTATTTCAATAGCGACATTTTTACGGGTGACCAAATGATTTTTGATGCTAATATTGGTCCGATCCGTGTCTTACAACCTGATCTTCCGTCAACATTTCAAATGTTTGAACTGTCTGAAACAAATAACACGAATATAACTTCAAGTGGAGCGAATTCACAATTTATCAACACCACAGAAGCTGGAGTTTATGATTTTCATATTCAATTTACTATTGACAATACCGACACTGGCGATACAGATCCAGATCTTGTACTTCTTTTGGGAGACAGTACAGCAACTTTTTATACTGGAACATTAAACACGAACCCAGCTGTTACCACTGTATTTGAACCGTTTACGTTAGCAACTCAAGGAGGTAATACAGCCTACTTAGCTGTTATGAAAGGAGTTGTGACTCTTCCTGCAAACGCGGTGACAGCTGTGCTTATCAATCAAACAAACCTAGTCTATGAACTGGGTTCATTTTGTGTTACGGTAAAACATCTGGCCTAAAATCTTCTATCCATATACCAAATGTTTGTTTTATCTGAAACAGACAACGCGATCACTGCGGTCTTGATCAATCCAACGAATATATTGTCTATAGTATCGGAGTGTTTGACGTGAGTTTCAAGAGGTTAGTTTAGTAAAAATAAAACCGGAAAAACAAGAAACAAAAAGATGCAAAAACAAGTGGCTGTCCGATGTATTGAAAACGCATATTGGAAGTGGAAAAACAAGTTACGTAAATGTGTTAACGATACAGATTTTGCGACGTTTGAATCGATCCGCGGAATTCGATTTTTCCATGAAAATTACCAATTTGATCCAATTTCCTTGTACAAGTACATTATAGAAAGTGGAAAGTGTCTTAATCCGTATACACGAACACAAATATCACATAAACAACTTAGTGATCTATCTCACATACTTGCATTTTATGATATACCGCCGATCGTCGATCAACTACCAAGGATTCAACGCCGCATTGTGGAAGAACAAATCGATGAAGATGCTCGAATAACTCAAGCGCTTTATCAGTCAAATAACTATATGCAAGTATCCAATTACACTCAGATGTCGGAGGTATTGCGAGGAATGCGTGTAGCGACCTTCTTAGCACAAATTGCATCGATTAGTACGACCGAAGAACTTCGAGATTTCCGCGCATTTGTGTCAATGCTCTTCGACGAAGACGAGAAACTGAAAGCGTTTGAGATGTATCATTCTCAATGTTTCGATAATTTGAATTGCGTTGTAACTTACGGGGACCTTGAATCTTGTCGTCTATTAGTTAGAAGCTTATTACATTGTGCCGTGTTTTGCTCGAGTTTTCCTGCTGATTTTTTGAGATTCTGGATTGATCGAGATGGACGTCAGTTTCGAGACTACATTATCGTATTTCACGTTGAGCCTCGTATAATCGAAAATGTATTAAAATTATTGAAAGATATGTTAACCGCTTTTGACGCATCACTTGAGTTTATACTTTCAGACCCGACGTTCGTCTGATATTCTCTTTCCATTTTGCGAATGAATATTTGGTCCACATATTTTCTCGTAACCAATTATGGAGGTGTGGTAACCATAGCATAGGACTTTCTGATTGGAGACGATCAACTAAATACAAATGGGAGGTATCGTTGTATATTTTGTCGATCAAAATTGAAGAAGTACCCAAAAGATGGTGTAAGCATCGTTGAACATCTGCATGTTTCTCCATGCGTTTGGATATTTGTGCTGTATAAACGCACCAAGAAATGACTAACCAGAAACAACGTGGTGCGCTATTTTGTTCGTTCAAACATAACCTTTTTATATACGTCTCATATGAAACGTCCATACATTTTGGTTTATTACAATGGCGATTAACTGCTTGATGCAATTTCCATAGCCATTTCGTGACTGGAAATGTAATTGAATTTGATCGTGCGAATTGTTGATATGTTTCCCTACAATGACGGCATGGAAGCAATGCAACAAAACACAAATAATACTGCTTGATCAACCGATGATTTGGACGTGATTCTCCAGATTGTTGATCTGTCCACCACGCGACATCATCCCAAATATTCCAAACTGTTCGTCCCCACACTTTTGGATCCATTTTTTCTTGAAAATAAAAAGAAGAATCAATCATGTCAGAAAATCAGGTTCGTGATTTGATTTCAAAAATATGTCACGCACTATGGTCAAACCCGGAAAAGTTACGTAAACAACTTTATTATATACATGTAGCCATGGGTATAAGAACGCCTGTCTCTGAATGGAAAGCATCAAAATTGAGACATTTGTTGGCTTATAATTTGAAGAAGCCAAATCTCAACGATGAGGAAGATTGGAGTAGAAATATCAATTTCGTTCCGAAGACGATGGAGGATTTCGATCTTGATCCCGAAAAAATATTGCACCGAAAGATTTGGGACAAACTTGTCGATCCTAGTCAAAAGCCATGGAATTCGTCCGCTATTGTTGATAATTTGTTGCTTCAGTGTACCGAAGACAAAACAACCGATGTTCCTGTTATCGTTATCGACGAAGAAGAGGAACAAAAATTAGAACCGAAAGAAGCGATTTCTGAGGTCATCACTATCATCGACGACATAGAAGATACAGAGGAAAAAGAACTAGAAGAAGCACCAGAACCTCCAGAGGAGATTCCAGTTATCGTTCTCGATGAAGAAGAAGGAGAAAAAGCAGCATCGAAAGAAGAGATTTCTGAGGTCAGCACAGAACCCCCAGATTTGTATCCCATGATCGACATCGATGACACAGAAGAAAAGGAACGAGAAGAGAAACGACCAGAATTAGCATATTGCCCCATATGCCAACAAACAGAGATTCCCAGTATTATATACGAGGAATTGTTTAAGGATTTCGCACGGTATCGTCGTTATTACCCAGACTTATCTCCTACAGACTTGGTTAAATCATATAAAGCACATATAGAAGAATATAAAGCTTCATACATACGGGAATTCAAGACCATGGCACCTGGATTATCACCGGATCAACGCGAAGAAATTATTGACCAATGGCAAGACGATCCTGCACGGATCGAAATAAGACAACTAATCAAAAAGGTTCCCGGCATGCAAGCTCGTGCAATCATCGAAGAATGGGCGTCAAATCCGGGAAGTCGTGATGAGCAACTAATTACAATTTGCGGAGATTCCACACGACACTTTGGACATCGAACTTGTTTTGTGGGTGTTTCAAACCGTCGTTTCGCACAGGAAAATCGCGGATGGGTTGGATTACCGAATATTGCTTCCGTACTTCCGGAATTATTGCCTAACTTTGAATGCCCATTATGCAGCAAAGACGTAAGTGAAGTAATAGACACGAAAACACAAGAACAACTTAATCTTCCACGTAATTTTTACCAGACCGTTCCTGTTGAAAACGGAATGTACGGACCTTACAGGTTGAAAACGCGTGCTATCGTCTTTTACTACTATCATTCAATAATAGGGGGTGGATCATATAGCGGAAGTATGGGAGAAATCATTAAGGTCCACCGGTTCAATGGAAGAATGGATCAAATTGTGTTCGACATTCGGCGTTTGCTTCCTTTCGGTCTTGCTGGGAATAATCATACCGATATAGACCGTAACGTAACTGTTGCGAGAGTATTCGATATCTATTTTTTGGCCGGACTAGGCATTCCTACACGTGCTGATGTGTCCGATATTTATGCTCGCATTCCATGTCCACCGGAATCAGATAAAAAGAAATGTTATGCAGAACCTCTGTTAACATTGAATTTAAGCAGTTTCCAATTATTTAGGTTGACCATGCAAACATTCGAAAAAGACGTACGCGAAACGAAATTACCAACGTATCAAACGGCGCTTATTTTGGAAACTTTAGACAACGTAACTAACCGAGGAAAATTCGACGAAATATTGGAGAAGATACGTTATCATAGAATGAATACACTTAGCGGCCTTTATGGTCGCGGTCAACTCCCAGTGCCGTCGATAAACGCGGAGGAACTTCTTGTCCAGTATATACTTCCTAAATTAGGCATAGGAAGAGGACACCCGCTACCCCAGCAGTTATTCGATATGACCCAATTCACACCATATCTGCGTAAAGTTATCGCACATGCCATAAGGTCCGCTATTATAGCGGCATCACCACGTTCAAAAGTACAAATGAGTTATCCATCAATCAACGTCGTCTTATCGTTTCTTCTAGTTGGATACCAACCAGCGAAAGATTATATTACGGATGATATTATCGAAGCATTACAAAGCTTAGTCCGCGAAACGAATGAATTGCGTGCGAATCAAGATGATGAAGAACTAAAAGTTCGATTCATGCAATCATTTGGAAATATGACGTTAGATCAAGCAGAACAATTTATCAGTATCACCGGTATCGGAAATGAAAACTACCAGTGGAACTTCACCCCAATGATATACAATCCAATTCCATCGTTTCCGCATTTTAGACGCGAAATGTCAGAAACTGAAGAGTGGCTTGAAAACCTACGCCAAATACGCCATTTTCGACCTGAAATAGAAGACGTTGAAGAACGTCCACGTCAGAGAAGGAGACGAGAATAAAGATCACATGGGACGATCCGGATTTACTTTGATTGCCAACATTGCAGGATCGTCGTTTCCAGGGATGAAAATAATAGCAGCATTTGTATTTCCTGAAAGTTGGGACAATGTGGTAGCGAAATTATTCGCGTTATTATTCGATAGATCGAGCACATCCCCCCATTGATCACCGACGTTTAATACAACCACAAAACCTTTACTTTGCAGTTCTTTCCGTGCATTATATTTGTACAATGAGATACTTTCCTTGTCTCGTGGTGCATTCTCGTCATGCATAAACAAAAAATTGAAGTAATCGATTCCTAACATGTTCAGTTGGTAAGTGGTCCGTAAATAGTTTTGATCTGCATCTGTTCGAGCAGTGACAAATCCCACCAAAAATCCGTACATTTTGGCCATTTTGTATATTTCGCGCACGTCCGAAAATAAACGGTTCTCGTTGAAATCCAAAATTGTTCCATCAATGTCCAATATGACCACTAGTTTTTTGAAACTTGTCGCTAGTCCTTTCAAATAAGTGGACACATGCTCTAAAAACGAACGACTGTTGGTCGAACATAAGTTCATTTTTTATCCGTATTTTCGTATCGGATTGATTGGTTTTAATTGATAAACTTCTTTTTTGTACTGTTATATTGTCAATCATGTTTAATCGGAAGCCACAAAAGCGTCCACGTTTAGAGGGAGGAGTTACATCCGGTGACGTCTTAGGCAGATGGATACGAGCTCAGCGGGGTATATGTATGGGTGATAAGTCAATGGATCGACGTATCTGCACCCATCTTCTTATGGGAAAAGATCCTCGATATAAAGGATCGTTATGTGTTGATACAGATATGGAAAAAGAATATCTTGAAGCCTATGGAAACACAATTCCAACTCCTTCTCAAAACTACAGTTTCTTTCCTTGGTCCATTTCAGAGCAGCGTACCGAAGTCTTCCGGTATTTCTGTGATTTGGACATCAAAAGCAATTCTGAAATTGATGACGATGAGATTTTGAAAATTACCGAATGTATACGAGATGTCGTCGAAGAATTTTATCCTGGAAATTTGGATCCTAATCAATTTGATATGGTCGTCTGTCGTCCCCTCCAACCTGTCGAACTTCACAGCAAGATTGTCCAAAATAAGATGGATGACGTAGAAGATGAAAAAGACCCATCTGTCATCTACAAGTACGGTGTACATCCTATATTTGTGAACATCTTTGTGTCGGCTGAACAAGCACTGGCTCTACGAGCGGCTATCATTTTCGAACTTGAACGAATGAAAACTTCTCTAGTATCTATTCTTGTTAATGAATGGGAAGACATTGTCGATGAATGTGTATACACGACAAATGGACTAAGGATGTTGGGGTCAGTCAAATTTAGGAAGTGTGAGCGATGTTCGAGAGGATGTGATTACTGTGATTCTCGGAAGCTGGTGGATCCTCCTTACTATATATGGGATTTCGTATCTGACAAACACCCAAACAAGGAGAGAGACGATGAATGGGTACAATATAAGAACCGATTGGATACAAATATCCATGCGACATTGAAGTGCACTTCTATACGATATCATGGGGAGAAAACCGATGGGTATGAAATGCCTTCCAGATACCGTTGTTTGCCGCATGGTGTCGATCGCGTCACGAAGCTACAGTTGCCTGGTCAACAACGGCAAGTTACCTTATGGAAGGAAGATGCAGAGGGAATTCGATATAAACGAAACAAGGAGATAATTGCTCCGTCAAATAAGCGCTATTTAATCGTTTCAGATATTTTGAAGGAGTACGTGTTATTTAATCATAAAGATGTTTTCATTACAAGGATAATGTATATTCATTCGAGGGACCCTTGTATTATAATCAACGTCGGCGGACCCGGTTCTCAATATTGTTCCAATCTCCGAGGGGAACATCGAAGTAATAGCATCTACTTCTTGATAAATAAGAGAGGAATCTGCCAAAGATGTTACTGTAAATGTAACACAACTAAAGGTCGAGTTTCAGGTAAGAAATGCCAAGATTACGCTAGCGACGTTCATCCAGTACCTCCTCAAGACCTTGCGTCCCTATTTGAAATCGAACAAAATGAGTCACCTTCGTCTCTATTTAAGCGATTCATTAGGACAAGAAGTTTAATGATGTATGACGAATCAAAACGAAGCACGACTAGAACATTGATGGGCATCCTTGCAGACAAACTTGAAGTTGAAATACGAGAAGGTCGAAAGAAGTATGGAAGGAATGTCTTTTGCAAATAATTAATCAATCGATCAATAAAGAAAAATGTTTTAACATGTCGTGCTTTGCGGATACCGACTTGTTGTCTGGTAAATGAGATCTTCCCGATACGATGATCCATTGAATGGAATCTGTGTGGTAGAAAGGGGAACTGGTGGTCCTTGCCTCAGAAGGAGGGGAATGCCAGTATTACGCGACAAACCCCATCGAGTGTTCAAAGATAAACGAGCACTCCCAGCAGCTGTTATGTACCGGTCAAATGCATCCCTAGATGGGGCGTATTTACTCCATTGGGTATTGTCATAAGCTTGATCTCCACAATTCGGAGTTTGCTTCCATGATGAAGGCATCAATGCATCAATGCTTAAGTCATATCCTTGAGAAGAAATACCTTCCGCACATCCACGTGGGTATTTTGAAGACATGTCTTCCTCGTTAGGATAGGATGAATCGAAGGCAAGGGATGGATTTTGCGCATACGGGTAATATCCCTGTGGCGCAGGTCCCATGCCGCACGTCGACTGTTCGGCGGCTTTGTACTGACTTGGTGCCTGAGTACCGACTGTTTGTGGTTGATAATATTGAGCATGACCGGCATAATGGTTTTGTGCATATTGGTTACCAGAAATTGTCGTAGATTGGGACCCTGTTCCATCGGATGGATTATAGTACGCTTCGTATGTAGAACTCATGTTCTTCTTTTCCTTATTTTCTTTTTTTATTGCGACACTTATAATTTTTATTAAAAGCCCGAGAAACGTAAACAAAAAAACAAACAAACTCATACAATATCAGGAAGACGGTCAAGCTTGTCAATCAGTAACTCATTGTGATACGGGGTCGGTTCATTTGTCATCATCTCTCTTTGTTCATCATCAATTTTTTGCGTTTTTAGCGACATGATCGGATTATCCAGTGGAATGCGGCGTTTGCGTCTGTCTGATCCGACCAACGAAAGGGATAGATCTTTAGAATGAGTTTCCATGTAAAGATCGGGAGGCATCTCTTCGACGACAACCGCTTGAACCGTAAACAACTGGAGTTTGAATTCTTTTGGAGTAAATTGAATATATCCTATCTCAAAGGTGGGAATACTTTTCGAACCTCGAAATGGATTTTTGTCGTTCGAAATTAGTTCTCCTTGATAGTAACGGTTTCTCCACACGTAATTGTTTCCTTCTTTCTCAGGTTCACGTACGAAAACATCAAGAGGAGGTCGGATTGTTCCATTTCCTTGCTTTGTCGGACGAATGAAACAATGCGTTCGAACTTTTGGTTTATAGTCGGCCGATTGTTCAATACAAGAGCTGAAGAGCAATTCAATAGTAGCCGCCGTCATATCTCGATTAAACCAATTTTTTACTTGGTCAAGTGCAACTTCTTTGATGTGTTGCTCCAAACGTAACAAGAATCGTACAAATGGTTCAGAGTGAATGTTGAAATCCAGCGCGAGTTTATTCGGGATTGAATCCGATGGATTATGATGATATGGAAGGGAAATACCGAATGGTGCGATGAACAATGGATCACCACGATAACGCTCGCTACCGTTACGAAAAGCTTCATCTGTTCCTTCTTTAAACGCGCATCCTTGGATACGGATAGGTCGGTTTCGTGCATCCGTAATACGAACGGTTCTGTTTCCTTTACGAGATTTAACGGGAAAGTGAAATCTGAATTCATTAAAATCGGAAGATATTTCATCGTAAGAATATATCGCGTACTCTGATTCAGGAACTTCATCGACCTCCTGAGATGGGCTCTTCTCTTCATGAGATACTTGTTGTTCTGCTTCGTAGTCCATAATTAATGTATGTTGTTCGTATTGTCAAATGAAGACATCATCATCTCAATGTCATGTTTGTAATTGTTTTTGTCTCTTTCGTACAGTGATGACTAAATTGAGATTGAGATTACATTACAGAAACGGGATTCTTTCACCAAAACAACAACTTCTTATTCGAGATATTGCGTTGTGTAAAGATATTGAACGAGATAAATTAACGAACAAAACTGGATATTGTTCATTTTCAGATCCTTGTGATATTTGTCCATTTTGGGTCTTTTCGCATGATCAACGCCCATCATTGTTAATTCCTAGAAAAATTCTTCCATTTTGGGTCTTTTAGCATGATCAACGCCCATCATTGTTAATTCCTAGGCATGCATGAGATAAACTTAAAAAATGATAACGTGACAAAATTAAAATCGGGTGTATTGAGGTGGACCATTCGTGGCTTGATTAATACAAAAGGATTCATTTAAGTTAGATATCGGTTTTGTATACGGATCATTAGCTCCGATTTTCTTTATATCTTGCCACAGAAATTGAGCAAGCATTTGACGCGCGTTCATATGTTGATACGGGTTCCATTTTGCACCTGAAATTAAACCACGTTCATAGAGTAGTGGGTTTAAATCCGTCACCCAGTATCGATTTCCATATGGGTTCACTTCACACGTCGCTTGAGGAGGATCAATGTACTGCACCGGACATCCTTTGAATTTTGCTGACCAAAATACTTGCTCTGGACATGGAGGAGGATCAGGACAACAAGGTGTTTCGAATGCAGTTACGGGAGTTTCCTGTAATGTATCATTATAAGCATTTTCAGTAACCCGTTCTGGATTTGGAATCGGAAAACAGGGTCTTTCTGTGGTATTCAAAGGATGCAAAGCAGTTGTCGATTGATCAGGTAATGTTCGCGACGTCTCAAAAAATGGAACGGGTGGAGATGCATTTTGAAAGGATGTAACGACATTGACGGGTTGTGGAAACGCCATTTTTTTACTCTTAATCAATTGATTGTTGTTTTATTTACGTTTGATTATTCGTCAAAGTTCGACATAAATTCAACAGATTATTCATCTGTTTTCCCGCAGCCGAATCCGGATCTACGCCCATGTCCTCAACATTGCTTTGAAGAAGTAATGGAAGAAGCGATTGAATGCTTTCTGCCTCATCCTCTGTAGTTTCGTTCATGATCTGTCCAACCGCCCCCATCATCTGTCCTAGATCAAAGTTCTGCATCATTTGTTCAGGAGTGGCATTCGATTTCTGCATCATATCTTCAGTGACTCCCATGAACTTTTGAAGTAACGAAGAAGGAACGCGATTCAATATTTGGGATTGAAATGGAGTCGTCGCACCAGACGCACCTGGCATTCCACTAAATGATCTGGATAATACAATTTGATCCTCATTGTCATCGGATTCCGTATCTGAGTCAGTATGAAATACCTCAGCGTGCATGTTTAGCTCATTCACGTATTCCCATAGATTATCTTTTGATTGATCCGAAAATCCCGGGTCTTTCCATTTTATATGGATATCGATTGAGTCAAAAAAGGATATGTTCGATTCTTGAAGTCCTCCAAAATTGCGGTTTTTGCACATATTATAATGCGGTTTCATCTCGTTATGCCACTTGGTAATTATGGTTTCTTCCATTTTTGGATTATTGACAATGTGTCGATTGAACTGACGTGATACCGACGCCGTCTTTTCGCATTCCGGAAATACTTCATTGAGAGATTGGAACAGGGAGCTCATAATCCGTATGAATTGCTCACGGACTTTCACCTTAGCATCCTCTTTGTTTTTGGTGTGCTTCTGTTCGTCCATTTTTGTAATTTTCAAGTTCTAAAGATTTAATTGAAGTATGTTGTTGATTTAACGCAGAATACCATGTGACGAGAAACATAATATTTGAAATTTGAGAAAACTATCTTTGATCGAAACAAAAGAGAAAAGTTTAGTCCATAATGTCCACTTTTTCAACTTCATGTGAGTCCAAATGGATTTCAACAAGTGCCAAACTATCTAGTTCATTCGCGCAACGTGCGTGGGAAAATGCAAAATTGGGATGTCCTGCTATCGTTCCAGATCAGACATTCACTAGGTGCTTCAAGGATCCGAACCCGCCTTCTAGTTCACGATCATGTCGTTACTGGTACAAATCAAAAAAGTACTTGTAGAATGGAAAAGCAAAAAAGATGACTGCAAATTCATACGACTATCCACAATGCGGCCCGTGGGGAATTTCATTGAATGAACAATTGGGACAAGTTGCACAATTGAATTCTTCCTTTTCACAGAGAGGATGGGAGGATGCAAAGCAATCAGGATGCCTTCCTCAACCATGTGCACCATATCCGACATGGCCGCCTCCTCAACGGAATGGATTTGTCTATCCCGTATCCGACGAACGACCTCAAGTGGTTCAAGGTGAAATGTTCGTTCAAGAACCGCCGTTCGTTGATTCCCCGGAACCACGACAAAAACCAGCGCCTATGTTTTGTTCGAATCCTACCGGTTCTTCCTCCTCGCAGCCATTGAGTTATTCACAAGCGCAAACAGTCGCATCTCAATTGATAAACAATTCTCCCTCTGCTCCATTAGGCCTTCCATTTGTACCGAATCAACCCGAAATCCAGACGAAATCACAGGAAAAAATGCTGGAACTTCTTGAATCATCTCCGCCGACTGAGAGTAATATAACACCCACACCACACTCTCCTTCCTTATCGCATGATGAGAAAGATTGCTCTAAACTACAATTCAAAACTGTACTTCCTTGTACGTGGAATTCATTTCTCGGGTTTATTTACGATATGCGACACTTTTCTCAATTGCCCTCTCATTCATCATGGGGGAAATTAAGGTTCGCATCCACGAGGGACCATCGTGGATTCTATTTGCTTTTCCTCATTCTCCTCGTTTTCTTGTCGGTTGCGTTGATACGGACGATTTTGTAATAATGGTGCGTTTGTATGGAATAGCGAACTTGGATCACACAGAGCGTGAGTTACACCGGCTTATGGAGAATTGGTGGACTATTGATCGTATCAAACAGATCCTGCTTCCCTGTATTAACCAAAGTTCGCCCGTGTCATTGCGGTTATTAGACTGGATCGTCACAAATTACTCAAAAGAATATCGTCTCGTGCTTCATCATCAAAAATACAGCATTCATGTTCATGAACAGTACCGAAATGCTATGCATACATGGGGATGCAAATATTTCGCTCCCTTTCGCCGTGGAAATAAGATGGTTTTTATTTTCAAAAATGAACATTACAGAACCACTCTAGGTCAGCTTAACTTTATGCATTGGTGTTCACGTACTGGTCTGTTGGATTACGCGTTAGACCATCTCGAAGAAATCAGAGATCATATGCAGTATCACTCCAAACTAAAACAAAGACGAAAATCAAAACGCATCCCATTGACTCGATCGCCTAACCAAGGATGTTACGTGTATGTCGTATCAAGCATAAGCGCATTTGACGAAGATGATGATGACGATGGGTAAGGAATATATTTTCTATGTGGTAAGAGCTGAACGCGTAAAATTTTAGAGTGGTCTTCGTCTTTACAAACGTACGCCACCATCCACCTCTTTCGCTTCTTATGCGGCACCAAGTATGTATGGCATCCTGATAAGGAAGATATTGAATTGGCAAAATCGTCAATCACTTTATCCGGAAGTCGGTCTGTCATGTCGTCTATAACGGCTGCGTAATCAGGTTCGACCCATATTTCAGCAGACTCTGGACTTAAAGTATGTAATCCGTTTCTTTTCCATTCATCCAGGGTTTGTGGGGGCGGAACGGTCGTTACTATTTCTTTGTCGATATCGACAGATTTCTTTTCCGATATTGACTTGTTCGTTTGTTTAACGAAACTGACTATTGTAGCAATTATAATAATCATCGACAATGCAAACGTGACGACCTGAATATCCATTGGAATAACAAAAACAAATATGAACGTTATTTTTCTTATTATTGTTTTTCTACTATCTTTGTGGGAAATTTTCCAAATTCACACAAAGTCTCATTGTGTTTCTCGTTGTCGAGCTATTCATCATCCTATTCAGAAACCACCGTCTCCTCATACACCGTCACCGTCTCCTCATACACAGTCACCGTCTCCTCATACACCGTCACCGTCTCCTCATACACCGTCACCATCTCATCCGCATCGTCCTCCTGTTGACCATCATTCTTCGTTTGTGGATGCCATTCTAACACCAACAAATGAAAGTCGAAAAGCCCATTGTGTGTCTCCTATGTCGTGGGATTCAAAATTGGCACAATCCGCTCAAATATGGGCCAATCATCAAAAGAAGTATAACGAATGTGCGATGAAGCATTCAGGGACTCCTGGTGTTGGAGAGAATGTGTTCTGGATGAGTACAGAAGGTCAAATTCCATCGATTAAATTCCTAGGCGAACAAGCCGTTAAAAGCTGGGTAGGGGAAGAATCGAGTTATAACTATAATAGACCAGGGTTCTCGGAAAAAACAGGTCATTTCACGCAAGTCGTATGGAAAGACAGTGACAAAGTGGGATGTGCCATGAGTCAATGTGGAAACGATGATTCGAATGCAAGTTTCGTCGTATGCCAATATTTACCACCTGGAAATGTGATGGGAGAATTCAAACAAAATGTACTTAATTCGTCGACGTGTAAGTAGAAAACGAAGTATTTTTTATGCGAAAAATAGGCGAAAAGTGTTTTTTCTTCATTTTGGGGTCTGGATATTTCTTAATATAGTGTTTATTAAGGTTGTTATGGAAATGTATCATTAAGACCCTCGAATAGCTTTAGTAATGGCTCCTACTTCTTTGCGACGTAATACGTCATCCAACTTACCAGAATAATTAAAAGTCCGAATCCAAGCAAAATCCATCCGACCGTTTTCATATGTTTCGCAGATGGGTGGGGGTGTGGGAGACGAATAGATGACGGATTCTTGATATCGTACTGGATGTCTATTTTATCTTGGTCTTCGATCAATGTATGAACTTGAAGAACTGCATGATATGGCTTATTGTCCACTAGGTAGATAACATTTAGTATACATGGCGGTGTCATATACTTCGGACTACAAGAACTATTCACGACCGTCGCCGTAGTGTCCTTATATTGAGGCGCTGAGTAATGATGGAGGATCATCGTAAATCCTATCACGATCATAATCAACGCTAAAACAGAACCGAATACAGTGCTCATTCCGCTTTCTACGACACCAACAGTGGTTGTTCCAGTGTATGCTTCCGACCCTATCTTCTTTCGTGATTGTGAAGTGCCCATTTTTTCGTTTGTTTATTGTACGTCGTTTTTTTGATCGTTACTAAAAAACATACAAATCGTTAAACAAACATGGCAAGAAAATATGAGTATGCGTGTAACCCCGTAACCGGATACAGAATTCGAGTCGGTGGAAATACATACAATAAGTTAATTAAGGCGAATATAGAACCTACACCGTACGTGCTTGGCGAATGTGAAAAATATAGAAAAGGACGAAAAAAGACACCTAAAGAAGAAGCAAAAGTGGAAGAAACTAGTGACGAAGAATATCAAAAAATAACAGCTTCCCCCGGGTGTTCCTTAGATCATCCAAACCGTCCGTGCCAATCTCGAGGTGGAAAGCGTTCAGGGCAAAATCGTAGATATGCGAAAGCGGAAATCCATGCAATCGCGAAAAATTGTGGTATCAAAATCACCAACCCTTTGACAAATCGAGCGAAGACGATGGACCAATTATGCCAAGAAATTGGCGAAAAGCTTGATATTGAGATAACACCATACACAAAGGCTCCACGTGCGAAAAGGGAGAAAGAACATGGTATTGTCGGTGGAAAAGGACGTCCAAAAGGAATTAATAATCGAGAACGTGAAATCGTGGAATGTATTTTGGACTCGAGTCGTCCATGTCATTCCCATCGAGGAAGTCGTAAAACTCGATACAGCAAGAACCACATTCATGATATCGCAAAGGCATGTGGTATTCGCATAACCGACAAAATTACAAAACGTTCCAAAACTATGACGCAGTTATGTGAGGAAATTGCAAATGAATTAAATCAGAATGTGTGGATGCCTTGATTGGTTCAAGCTCGATGAATGATGTTCGAACATTTGACTCGACAATCCGTGTCAAATACGCAATGACTCGGTAAGGGGCAAATCTTATTCGGAGGACAGTTCACGAATCCCGTTTTTCGGCATTTCGTTGGAGGTACCATCGATGATTCAGATTGAAAAGGTGGTTGAATATGGAAAGGAATGTTACGGAATTGATGATGGATAGCGTCGTGTGGAAATAAATCTTTTCTCAGTTTACCAGTTTTTGATTCGTTTAACGTCATTATGATTTGTTATTTTACAATAAAACAGGAAAAATGACAACCACCAGTAACAGTGATCAACTCACGATTTCTGTTTTTGGCCTTATTCACCTAATACTGATGGTTTTCGCCGTTGTAGTAGCCGTCAAATGCTACCCAAGTAATCCGATCATAGCAGGATTTTTAGCTGCATTGTTCCCTGAAGTGGCGCTCATTTACTTCGCGATTCGATATTATCTCATTGACGACCCACAATTTTGCAAAGAACTGAAATTCAGGAAACTCTAACACGATGTCTTCTTCTTCATTGGTTGCTTATCCAACTACACTCGAATTTATGTCGGCTTGTGTGAATAGCGTCAAAGGCCAACATGCAATTGACTACTTCCGAAATGTAGAAGGACTTACGATGCTTATTCGTCGTTGTCCGACATTGTCGACCATACACCGATGGGCCGCTTGTGCGTACTTGAATAGTTTAACTAAACGAGGAGAAGAAGAACATTACACTGTTATCTTAGTCTACAAGTTACTTCAATATAATTTACTCCCATTTGATTTCGTGAATCGCGAATTGAAAGCTGATCATTCAAAGTACGTTTTACTTCTTCTTAATGCAGGTATGAATGACGATTTAACGCCTGCAGTGGGTCTTGAAGCTATGGAATGTACGACGATAGGGAAACGGGTATTTGTTTCTAATCATTTCTGGGATCTAGATGACGAATTCTGGATGGATTTGTTCCAATTTACATCGAAATAGCAAGAGCGGCAATGACGAAACCAATCGAGTAGTTCAAGAAAACTCTCTGGGTTGCTCTGAATGCGAATGAATTTTCGGTGTGTCTGATAATATCCTTGGTCGGAACCATGAACCCAATAGCGAAAATAAGGACGAAGAATAGTAATTTCCTCGATATTTCGGTGTGTTTGTTGTCTTTTTCTGTTTGATTCGGTCGTGTTTGTCTTTGAATGAGAAACGTTCCTAATGCGAAAATAATGGACATGATCGCCATTGCATCTGCTCCAACCCTGGAGAATATTTGATGTGATTCCACATTGTCTTTGTCATTCTTTTCACGTATGACACGTTCTGGAATTGTTTGTAGGAGTAAATAATTCAGTACAAGTGGCCAAAAAAATCCAAATAAAACTAGTGGTTTCTCTTTCATGATTCCAAACCCTTTCATTACAAAGTTCCACACCATTGGCCATGCTATACTTCCAATGACGAAAATCGAGGAATTCACTAGCTCATACCGATGTAATTGCTTTAGTGCGTCATCCGAATCATCAGGAAAATGTTTGATTTTTTTATTTGTGTACCATACCGTCGCTGTTATGGCGACACCGGAGATGAGGTAGATCCAACTATTCGCATTCTTCATGCTTTTAATTTCTTTTTATTGATCAATGAATACAAACAAAAAATATGGCAAACCAACAAGCCGTTGAGTCACTAGAATCCATTGGGGACTTTTACTACAAAACAACTTTACGTCCACCGACACCATTATCGATTGCGTTCTTTTCGCCTTCAAATATTCTATGTATCAAACAAGCGATTGAAGAAAGGTTGCTTCAACTGACTGGAGAATGCATTCGAATCGTCATAACCGACGAAGTGGCCCAAACCCTCACAGATGTCGTAGAACGCAACCTAGCTTACTCATACGTTCCAGAACAAGGACTTCAGTTATTGAATGATTTAGCAATTGAACACGAGGTTTCCGTTCAGTACATGTCCCTGAGGCACAGAAAGCAGTTCTATAGACGTATTATGTCAGGGGAACGATTACGTGTATTTCCTTATGGGACGATGACGAAAATCACCAAAGGAGACGTAAAAGTTTCTCCTTCATCTTATCAGCTTGGATTACCATGGAAACGTCGTCAAAACGAATATTTACAAGAGGTACTTTGTGTGGGTCAATATTCAGATCATTGTACACGCCCATTTCCTCATCCAGTTCGAACTTAGAAACAAAGTATGAGTAACGCCTCAAATGATTCGTGTCTTTCTCACTTGAACTCCCTCCAAGATGTCTTTGTGTATTTGAAGGAATGCAATGGAATTATAGGCGCTATCAATGAGCACAGTACTTCTTCCCATGCTTCATCTAGCTTGACAGAAGAAATGGATGACGAAAAATACTTTGGGTACATATACTGTCACCAACAAGATGTTGAATGCTGGGAAAGAACCAAATCTATATATATCGGGTTCGGAGCTCCAGATATTATGGACGATGCAACGATCGGAGAAGTGCTTTGTGATACTCTACTTGTGGCTGGTTTTGACGTCGAATGGAACGGAAGTGCAAATCGTCGAGTGAAAGTCATTAATTTGAAAAATTTGTATTCTAATAATGGTAAGGGAAATAGTTGACATTAACGCATGATGGTTGATATTTGTTATAAATACGCCACCAGTTTTGTGCGTAATCATCTGCGTTCGATAATGATGTGGAAGACTGTTCATATCGATCTAAATCGTCTAGCATTTGTTGACTTTGTTCATATAATTGACGGGGAACCCTTTTCTTTCCTTTACATTCGTTCTCCATAATGTAGATCCCGTCGTGTGAAATAATCACGTGTCCAATTGCTTCTTTCTCTTTCATGAATTGCCGTAAATCCCTCACCGATGGAACGGAAAACCCACATAAAGAATGGTCATGTTCGTCCGGACATCCGAGAGGGTGTGTATGAAACATAACTTGTGACGATGGGATACGCACGTTTCGTGGATCACGCGCGCTGGACGATGATTGTGGTATGAATTCTATCGATGCATCGTGTTGGCGTACCTTTACAGAACCTCCCAGTTCGTGGGGTCGGTTGAGCCAATCCTGGAATTCGTTTTTGCTAGTATGCCTCAAGCGCCGCCGAACAATTTCCATATTTTATCAATGGTTTCTTTACCTTTTCTTCGTTTATCTTTCGTAGTCTCTCTATTACAATATGCAACGTACGTTGAAAACATTTTCGGAATAAGTTTTTTCTTCCACGATGTCTACCCCATCGATGAAAAGCCCCACGTAATCTTTTTAAAGACCAATATTGCAATTCTTTCTTTTCTAGAAACACATCTCTCACTTGTATATCACCGTCAGAATTAGCAATCACAGCGGGGTGAGACTGAATCTCAGGACTCAAAGATTCATAGTATCGTTTCCGAGAATCTTTTGATGATAGAGATTCAAATCGTTTCAACTTCTGGTGTAAATTGTGGAACTCCTGTGGAAGACCGAGATCATGCTGGATTCCAACAAGAAAACATGCATGTACCTGTAAGTATTTCGTTTTCCGTGCTCCATACGCAGGAAATAAAATTAACGACGAGCATGGAAGGGATCGAAGGTAAGACTCCATCTCGTCAACAGACGCCCAGTTTGACGTGTTTGAACTATGAGATGGGAGAAGATGGAGAGCTAATGTTTCCTCGTATAATTCACGAGCCGCGCATTGGAACGGATCTTCTCTTTTTTCGGCTTTTCCCGCAAATGACGCCCATCGGTTTGATCCCGACCAGCTTTTAACAAATCTTTCACGTCCTAACAGAATAAGAAGCTCGTTTGTCACGTCATTTTTTGCGTATAAAACGACACTTGCGCTCTTTATTCGGAAATCGATGGGTGGAGATGGATAAGGGAAGCATGTTAGCGAGGTGGTAGATAATCTTGATATTGACATATAACAAATAGTATCTGAGACATAGCTTTATGTCGTTTAGAAAACAGGAACAAAAAAAGAACACCAAACTTATTTTTTATTAAATTATGAAGCAATATCTATCAATGAGATTATTGATGTTCTATTCGCATAACGACGAGGCATAGGATAATCATCATCAGATGCTGAACAAATGGCAGCATATGTAACAAAAAACATTGCAACAATACACAACACGAAAGCGAAGATACTCAAACAACAACACCAAGAAAAACGATGGCGCAATCTCGCACATCTGGTTCGATCCATGTCTACCACATCGTCTTGAGGTATCATACTTGCACACCAACAGATTCTATGAGACACTTCGTAACCGATAAAATACAATCTTGAAACGTACAGTTAGCGTGTTCTTCGTTTAAGCGATGCTTAAAGGGGTAATGATTGACGAAGTGATGTTTGTATGAGCAGTTTTTCCATGTTGAAAATTGCGTAACGAGTGGCACAAGTCCTAAATCAGAAAAAGGAGGAAAATAAAGCGAAAATTCTTCGAAAATTCTCCTGATTGGCGTACTTTCATAACGTTCAGGAAGCAACAACTGTTGAGCAGAACTGGTGTGGAAACCAAAAAGAACATGTAATCCCAAAGCAACCCAACGGATAGTTTCAAATGCTTCAAACGGAGTCCAATAGAACAAAAGCTGACGTCCAAGGGCCGCCACAGCTTCCACGTGTTCTGCATCGCATGCGGCGAAGAACGACTTAGTAAAATTGCATTTTCTTTTCTTAAAATAATTCCAATGTATCAGTTGCTTGATATGCTTGATCCGGTTTGAGTCACTAGAACAACATAGGATCATTGCAGCTTCTAAATTCCACGATGGAAGAGGAATATATCGTTGCTTCAAACTTGGTTCATTAAAGAAATTATACGTGGACTCAACATGTTTCAAAACAAAATCCGCAATGTCAAAATATTGGTTAAGTAATGCATCTATGTATATCGAGCCAATTTCATGCAACAAATGGGGCGACATTTTTTCTCCAGGATTATCACGAGCGAATTTCAAATAGGTTTTGACGAAATAACGCGTAGAACTTATCCGCGCATACATATCGACACTGCTCATAATTGCTCCATATATATTCATCAAGGTAAGGGAACTTTTCGGAGTGTCAGAATCGTATGAATTCCTTTCTAAGTAGTCATTATCCAATGGCCAAACGTTGAATTTGCCGAAATAATATTCGTAATCTTCGTCAAACCCATATCGGATACAATTCTCAATCATGCTACATGTCTCTAAGCTATTGACGTTTAACCATAATGGTTGCAGCTGAATCCCCGCAGTTAATTGCAGAGATTTATTGTTAGTAACCGTTGCACACTCAAATATGATACTCCAGCGATATGGTACCGTATATTTGAATGCATAATTCAATCCTCTCGACGCTAGAACGATGGCACAACGCGTTAATGAATCAACTATTTCGCATCCATTCAAATGCGACAATATCCATGGGTAATCATCGTATTGTTTACTCGTTACTAACGTGCTTTTTATTTCGTCTTCAATTTTATATTCCAGATATGGAACGACAATATGCTGCATTACGTCCTTAGGAAGGGGATATTCGAATTCTTCCTCGTCCAGAACGTCCATCAAAGATACAAAATACGGTTCGACTTTGAACTCTTCGTCACAAATAAGGTTACAGCCGACTTCATCATTCTCAATATCGGACATCATTGTGAAAAAACGGAAATAGAAAATAAAACAAGGAAAAAACAAGTTATGGCTCAACAAATATCGTGCCATTCATGTGGCAATCTTCCACCACAGTCCATACCTAAAATCTCAGAATCTCATCTGAAACCCATAAACGTTTATGATCCTACACGTTGTAAAATTAACGGAGATTGTACGTGGGCTGCGTATTGCGTAAGTTCAGACGGGAATTACGTAATTCCATGTACGAGAGCGAACAACGTCTTATCTCAATCTATATGTCATCGTGGTATTTGCAGAATTGCTTCGAATTAAACAACACATCAACCTAACCTTTGTGGTTTAAATGATTCGTTATGGTGTTTCTATATGATCATCTTGTTTTAAGTTCAAATAACGAGTATTTGTTCGTCATTGTTACATTTGTATTAGTGATCCTGGTTTTGTACAACTTGTCACAGTTGGATAGTTCTGTAACTCGACAAAAAAAACGTTATATGCCACAAGATTCATTCTATAAAATTCTTTGAATTATGTTCAAATTATCATGTTCTCAAAAAAACATAATGAATCAATACCCCGCATTTAATACCACATCAACTAATGTTGTGCATTTGAAATATCCCATTCACGTACCCAATAATCCGTCTATGCGTCCTAGTCCTCTTCCGTCTGCAGATGGTCCTTTGCCTCATCACGAAACCATGTGTGACGTATACGAAAAAGAAAGATATGGAGCAGTTCCGTGGCCTTACACTTGTCCCTCTTATTAAGTTGGTCACAAAACAAAAAACAAATGTCTGAGCTTTTGCTCTCTTTCGTATCCAAATTTGCCCTTCAATGGGCGATAAGTCGTGCCATTACTTATATTTGGCATTTGAGTACCAGTTGCAACACTGAAGAGGATGAAACCTTAAAACACACGACAGAAGTACACGAACGTCAATTTGAAGTACTTATGCACTTGTTATGTAAGTTAGAGAAAGAAAATGAAAAAACATCGTCCATTGGCGACTTAGATTCATGGAGTTTATTGGGTGATGATCCAAGAGACGAACATTTTATTGTTAATAAAGTAAACCATTGAACGAAAAAATTATGGCAAGACGACGTTATGCATCAGCTTATGGATATTATCGCCAAGCCCGATCACCTGCGCAAATCGCGGCGTTTTTGAAAATGTTGCAAGATCGACAACGTACGGCCCCTACAGCAGCGGCACGTCAAGGGGCCACTAAAGCTATCCAAACAACTCTCGCTAAATATGGTCATGGATACTAAATTTAAATTTGTATTGTTTCATTAAATAAAAAAAGAAAATATGGACTGGCTTCATCTTTCACCTGAACGTACATGTCGAGTACGTCCAAATCAACCCTCAATTCGAACTGGTAAATCACCATACGAGGTCGTCCGCGGATGTGGGGCGAACGTCACTCCAACAGGAGTCCGATATTTTCAGGGTGGTATGACGATCGTGGATTTTAATGAGGGTTTACGCGTTCCACAGCAACCAGATTTTTTATTTTACAAAATGTTCAATCCAGGATGCTATAGTTTAACATGCAAAGATTCGACACAATGTCCTGATTCACGTCCTGTCCACTTACATCCACGTACGCAATTGATGTTCAAGCATGCATTTTCTTCATCGGATCCTTTTGTAGGTAACGATGCTCCTAATGTTTGTGCAGGACCCAAATGTAATTCATACAATTCCGCAGTCGGATGGGAAGTGGTAGGTCATGGAGATGACGCACATTTGAATTGGCAAACGAAAGGAAACGACGGAAATTGCGGGACACCTCATAGTGATTATGGACAAGTATATTGAATTCGCGATTACACTAGGTGATTCGTTTTATCATCGTCACTATCACAATAAACTCCAAGATCGCGAAGTCTTTGTTCATCAAATGAAGTGTATCCGTATTTGTCATAAAAAGTCATCTTGAGAAAAAAACTACCAACTTTTTTCGCTTCGTGATCCAGAATAGTCGTTCGTCTTCCATAAGGATCATTCGGATCAACTCCAATCGTCCAATTTGGAGGAAGAACTACCTTTGATTGAACTTTGTCAAACTTGACTGGATCGGGGAGTGAATAATAATTTTTTATCGCGTTCCAAAGCCTTCCTTTGGGGGTCGGCATTCTGGATTGAGCCACTGATTCCTTCACGTGGTCTTTTTCTTCTTTCATTATTAATTCAGATGTGAGCCCATCCATTCTTGCTGATGTTGATAGATCGATAAACGAAATGAAAAGACGAACAAAATATGAATTACAAATTTATATCCCATTGGTGTTAAATTTTTGTCTCTTTGAATTCCAAATGAGTTCAACGATGGATTTAATTGAGTTTATTATTACAATTTTGTCACAAAAAAAATATGAATATTTTTCAAGGTATTGATACATTAGTTTTATCAGGTGGGGGAACACGTGGATTAGCCTTTTGCGGTGTTCTTGAAGAATTAGACCAATATTTTTCAATTCAAAAGTCAATCAAAACGTTCAGAGGTTGTTCAATCGGAGCTTTATTTTCTTTCTTGTTGGTAGTTGGTATGCAAGGAGACGAAATTCATCAAATCTTCGAACTAATAGATTGGTACAAAGTGATCTCGTTACAATCGATGGTAAAAGGATTCTTTCAAAATGGAGCGTTGGGAGTTATCGATTCGTCTAATTTTGAGAAGATGCTGGAACAATTGATATTCAGTAGATGGCCGACATTACCTAACCCTCGTCTATTGAATTTCCGCTGCATGTACAGCTTAACAAAACGTAATTTGCAAATGATCGCTACAGAATTCGAAACCGGAAAAGTAGTTACGTTCGACCATAACGAAACGCCCGAAGTGTCAGTTATTGATGCACTTGTCGCATCTATGAGCATTCCTTGGTTACTTCCTCCACGTAAAATCGGCGACAAGTATTATTTAGACGGGGGTTTGATTGTAAATTATCCAATTCAAGAATGTCCCACTCAATCAACAATTGGTATTCGATTAATTCAAAAACGAGGCATTGAACAGATGCTCGGGTCGTGGTCGTCCTATAGTTGGGGTGTTCTACACCTTCCTAGCCAAGTTTACGAAGAGAAAATGATGTCACGTCTTCCCTCAAAATTACGTGAACGGACGATTATTGTTAATACAGGGTCCGATTTCTCCACGTTTGATTTTTCACTCGTTGGGGATCGAATGTCTGAAATTCTTCATTTGGGTCGTATGGCATTTAGAGCATGGTTTACAAAGATCGAGGATAATGAACGGGCGGCGGATACTGATACGTCCCCGATTTACTAACGCGCTTAAGTACAGAAAACAGTAACACGATTACAATGACGAAGCCCACGACCAAGATAGCGAGAATGACATCGAGCGGCACAGATTTCGACGTTTTGGAGGAATTTGCGGCTGATTTCTGTACTTGTGCGTTAAGTCTGTGAATTTGCATATTCAACGCATTCATACTATCCATTAATGGATGATTGGGTGTTGGTTGTATCGGTTGTAATTGGGGTCTTTGCGGCGTCATCACCTTTTGTGCATGTTGAGCATATACAGGCCGTTGATACTGCCTATCCCGTTGCATTTGTTCCATCAAATGCGCTGGTGGTGGTTGTCGTTGTTGTTGTTGTTGTTGTTGTTTTGGAGGGTTCAACGGTTCGTAATGCGAAACAGCTCCTTGAATTGCGGGTTGATTCTCGTTCCAAACATTATCAATGAAAGAAAACATGATTGAGTTGCCTTTATTTGTTACTTTTCTTTTTGTTCAATACATGAATAACTGACGACAATTTGGACATTTGACAGTGCCATATTTCTCGCTTGTCTGGAACCAATTCAACAAACATGTTTCATGAAACAAATGATGACAGAACATTTTTCCGAGCTGTTCGTTGCATAGGAATGTTTCTAAACAAATAGCACATGACGGTTGAGATTGGATCCATTCTGGAGTTTGTTCCTTTAACGGAGGATAACAGAACATTCGATAAGGCAATGAAGAAGATGATTCTTGATTTTCAGTTCTAGGCCATAACGTCTCGTCCTTAGTGGACTGCGTAGATGGGACGCTACCGCTTTTCTCGTCCTGGTGTTCAGTAACATGATTAACTTCGTTATGGCTGTAATTATTGACGAAGGTTGCTCTAACGATATCTTGAATTCGTTGTCTCATACGCAAATCTTGATGTAAGGACGGTCGGTTTTGTGATGGTCGCGCAACTAACAAATTTCTCCGGGAATTTGGATGTACCGTGCGTCTTCTTCTTCGCATTCTCGTAAAAGAGGAGCCCATTGCTCGACGTGATCGATACAAAGATCGATCGGCAACATTATTAACGAAACCCAAGCCTGGTACGGTGCGATCCATTTTTTTCTTTTATTAACAATGGAAATGCAATGTAACGGTTAGATAATGACAACTTTGTATATAATTAACTCATTTAGTTTGACATAGAAAACACATATCGCGTTCGTTGAAGCACGATATACAGTGAACAATAGAAATTATATAATAATTCGAGAAACGGACAATATGGCTACTAATTCCGTGAAAAATTCCTCATCCTCCTGGCTCTATGGACTTGTCGTTCTATCACTAGCGTTTGGGTTAATTTTCTTATTCGCAAAAGTACGCAAGCATGAACTTGAGTTAAGACGGTTAAAAGCGAGTGTTATCGAGGAGTTAAGACAGGAACAGATTGAAGCGATCGTCAAACATGTCTTGTCAACTCCCCAAATGACGGATCCTGATCCACATCGATCAATTCATCCTATTCGATCTACTTCTACACAAACGCAAACTCATCCGATACACCCTGTATCCCGTGAACAACGAAATAATCATGATGTGGAAATGGATATTCCTTTCGCATCACTGCTTCAATCGTTTCCAATTCCACTTTTTGGAGGTGCGACAAGATCCACGTCTATTCACGTGCAAAAGCCATTCCCCAAAGATTCAGCGAGTATTGTTGTCGAGGATGATGACGAGAACCAAAATAAGTCTACACCAAGTCGAGTATTACTGGATGATGAATCTGATGACGAAAGAAAGACAAAAGAAGATATACAATTAGGTAACCCACATAATCCAAAAGTCGGTCATGCATTCAGAGAGATACGGCGCGAAGAATGGAACGCTAATGATAAGAAACAACAAGTAGAAATAGTAGAAGTTGAAGATGTCGAGGAAAATGAGTAATCACAAAATAGTACCGATTGTCCTTTGACACGAAGGAGGGCCACATATATATGGGGATAAAGGAGCAAATGTTTCGTTCGCGATGTTATTGGCAATCATATTCCTATTCAAATACCAAGTATCCACGGACACCTCCTTCAACGCACCTTGTCTTCGTCCTCGTGTTAAGGTATAAACTAGCAACTCCAATGTCCAGCTTGTATCTGGAAATTGTGATTGTAATGATGTTAGTATTATATCCGTCGACAATCCATTTTCCTCCTCAGGACCACAACAATTTGTCCAAAGTGCAGGAACAGCTGCCAATATTTGAATCACTTCTGCAAGAAGTTCATTAGTGTATTCCGAGGTCATCTTTTGTCTTCTTTTTCTTATTTGCATAATAAGATTAGCTTATATGCAACGACGAGAGTGAATAACAGAACCAATAATACAAGAAATGTCCAAATCCGTATACTTAGTGGAAATACACAAGAAGGACGTGTCGGACAGGTGCGTGGAGGACAGGAGGACTCGGCCGTATAAGAACTACTTCCTGGGAGTATCTCTGGAGATTCTTGACATAAGTTTTGATCCACATAAATATCGGACAGACCCAGACCAATCTCTCCGAACTCCGCTATCAACTTGGGATGCTGTAAATCTTTCCCATGATTCGGAATTTGCAGAATTCGAACGCGAGCTTGGGAAGGTAACCATAACGCTGCATCACCGAGGTCCAAATGCTCCCCTGGTTTATACATACCTAAGGAGCGCCATTCTCCCTCATCTGGAAGCTTATACTGCAACACAACCATGCATGTAGTTAAGTTCCCAAACCATGAAATCGACCCACATTTCTGATCATTGACGCAACTCGGTATGTTACAGTTGGGTTTCGTCACGTCACATGCAATTTTTTCACTCATTGTTTAATAAAAAAACGTTTTGTCTTTATTAGTAAAAAATGTCGTCTAACACCACTCACAAAATCAGCAAAACTACGGCTTTCATTTCTTACGCCGTCTTAACCATTGTACTAGCAGCCATTGGTGCATGGATTGGAAAAGAACTCGAAAAGCGCGGAAAGAAAACAGGGGGAACTTATGTGGCGATTGGAACAGCTCTCGGTGCGTTGTTAGGGATCGGTATTAGTGCAGCTTTGTACGAACGTTACAAGAAAGATATGAAGTGATGCTACAATTCACAAATTTTTTAAAAATATTGTTCCATTAACTCGTGAAATTTGAGAATAAAAAACGTTTTTTTACTCGAGTAAATATTGAGATGTTTGGGTTGTCCGATCAAAACTCCTTACCTTCATACAACATCTTTATTTACGAATCCCGAGATGAGTTCGTTCTCCGTCAATACGGACTTAATGAACGAAAGTGACCAAGCAGTCCGGTCTCGTATGTTTGCAACATGCCCATCTTTATTTTTGCTCGACTCCTCATCTGCGGGTGATTTCGCACTAAAAGTTCCAATCACGTCAACCACACGTCGTAGAAGAAGAAGATCATTCAATTCGAGAAGTCATTCTCTTCAACCGAATCGCATCGTCATCCCTCCCATTAAGAAACAACCAAGAAAGAAAAAGAAGCAACGTGCGAATTCACAACCGGAATTGTATCGAGGAGTTTGCGAAAGTATCTCCTCCGCCGACGATGAAAAACTCGAATTAGACTCACAAACCTTAATTGGCAACAGAAAAACACGAGATCGCGTGAAAAAATGGATGAAGCGCAGATTATGTTCCAAATGTGCGCTTTTGTTCGGTCCTCCTGGGTCGGGAAAATCATTTTCTGTACGGAAGTTAGCGATGATGATGAATCTTAACTTACAGGTTTGTGACGCGATGTCAGCGACTCAAAAAGATTTACGTGCATTTGTCCAATCCTCGCAATTGGTATCTCTAGAGGGCCCAGCTGTATTTTTGATTGAAAATCTTCCCAGTGAACATGGGAGCATAATTGAAGACGAAAGCGGTCCTTACAAGCATCCCGCTCTCATTGTTGAAGAAGAAATCAAGAGAATGAAACGATTCCAACCTCTTTTCTGCATTACGGACTCGAAATCTCATCGTGCAATTCGACAACTCGCTCAAGTATCAAGTGAATTTCGTTTTTTCCGACTGTTCAGTTCTGATATGCGCAAGATTATGAATGAATGTATTCGACTATCGTCTGTATTTTCTTCTTATTTTGCATCCATTTCATTCCGCAATCGCGAACAACTTCAAAGTCAGATGATTGAACAGGCATGTGGCGATCCTCGAATGATGCAGAACTTACTTTGGTGGCATACACTGATACCATTTTCACCAGCTGCTCATGTGTCATCTGCTCGGAAACAGTTAAATATTTCTATATTTGACAAGACGCGAATGTTATTCACCGACTCAATGAAGGGAAAACGGAAACCGATCGACACTAACGAAATACTGACGGACGTAGATGTTTTAGAGCTCATGATTCAAGAAAACTATCTCTCAAAAATTAATTCTATCGATTCAATGGTAGATATGGCCTCTTCTTTATCGGATTTAGATGTTTTGAACACAGGATATGAGATGCCAAGCGTTCCAGCTACATATTTGCATCAACTTATGTGTACAAAGTCTTTCGAACAGTCGAATACTAATATTAAGTTTACTCAGTTTTTTATTGAAAGACGGAAACAATTATCACATGTAGCAGAATGGGTAGAGGATCACCCTTGGTATGATAATACAACAAACAAAAGTTAAACGTAAATTTAGTTCTTATTTCCATTCCCATCTTACATTGTTATACGAATCACGTTCCAATCGAGCGTAAGGCTCCAACGGAGGGTCGTTTGGAGTATACTTAACTTTGTGCATTATTCCGACCGCCATAATGATCGATATGGTTACGAAAGCGACGACGACCATATTTGCTATTTTATGTAGGTTGGGGCTATTACGAAAAAAGTCAGTTTGTACTTTCATACATGAAGTTCCATTTCTTGAATAATTCGTGGTCTTCGACTTCGTACGTAATCAACTACTTCTATTATATTGATTATGATGAGAAATAGCTCGCTTAGTATGGCTGATACAATTCCTACAACGCACCTCTCGTCTAATGATTCACCAGGTTTTTCAACGACGAAATATTCGACCAACGTATTATTTGACGTAAAGTTATACCCTACTAACTCAATACAAATATTAGAGGATTCAATGTTCGAGAGAGTTCCATTATCACAACTTGATTCATAAAATCTATTATCAACAAATGAGGAAATGATCAAAAAAAGAAAAATTACGTGACAACCCACGTAAAATATAATTAGACAACAAAATTCCATATTGTTATATGATAATGTCAAACGTTGGAAAATTGAGGAGGATTAATAGGACCAATTTTCACCTAATCCTCAAGACAAGAATTTTTCGTTGAACAAATAACTCATATCTAGAATGTGGTCTCATTGATCATCTTCTAAATCGGATTGTTGTCGTAAAAGACGATGCAAAAGGACTTGATATTCTATTCGTCACATTTTTACGAAAAGCTTCCAAATCTTTGTTTTTCATATATCCTGTCACTTCGCAACATAGTTCTCCATTATACACGTCGTTTCTTCCTCTTCTAATCTGACAAATGATTGGAAAAGATACAGGTGAAGTATCGAAAAGACCATCATTCATTCCAAACCATTCTTCCTTTCCCCCATCTAAATGTTGTTTGTAATCAATGAGTATATCTTTCCCATCCAATTCTATCCCCCTTCGTGAATAAAATGCTCTTCCATACATATCTGGAATCATAATGTAAATCTCGCTTTCTTCATCCGATACATTCAACAATTTCAATTTTTCAATCTTAAAGGTACGAGTGAACAAGTCCCCCAAACCTAGATCAATATATGTTGGGGCGTCGAGAATCACGCTAAATCTTTGTTCGTCGTTCATTGTTGTGAAAAGAAGAAACGATATGAAACGATTTGTATTCGAAGAAACGATATGAAACGATTTGTATTCGAAAAAACACATCAAAATAAATCTAAATTGAGATAATTATGTAAAATAAAACGAAACATTTAGAATCACCACCTTGGTTTATTTCGAATCATCCCTGGGCCATATTCTCACCGAAATACGTAGGACGAACATGTAGAAATTCGTCATCCACATCGTCAGGTCTTTTACAAGACGGATTAACTAACGGACGCCATCGAGGTACCGTAAATTCCGTTAAATTAGCTGCGGTTGTTCGAGGCATAAACGTCTGTTTGTTCAATACACGAGTTGAATGGCCGATCCACGTACTATCGGTATCACCAACCTCCGCCGGAACTCTCGATGGTCCGTCTATGTAATCCGTAGCATAAGTTCCTCGGAACTGACTAGAGGTAACATCTCCATTTCCGACGAATTCGCCATATTCCGTTTGTACAAATCCTTCACGCGGTACATCTGCATAAAAACGTCGACGTGTGCTATTCAAAGGTCCTTGAAACTCAATATAAGAACCAGTCGGTCCGTTACTTTGGTCATATCCTGTCGCGAATTGTTGAGGAAATTCTTCTTGCATCAATCCTTTCTGAGTCTCGCGTAAGTCTGTATCAAGTACAACATAAGCTTGAGAGCCAATGGTTCCTCCTGGATACACCGCCTCAACTGGAAACTCTTCTTGCATCAATTCCTTTTGTGTGTCCCTTAAATCTGTATCCAAAACTACGTAAGCTTGAGAACCGATAGTGCCTCCAGGATATACAGATTCAGTTGGGAACTCCTCTTGCATTAGTCCCTTTTGGGTTTCGCGCAAATCCGTATCAAGGACTACGTATCCTTGTGATCCGATTGTTCCTCCTGGATACACCCCTTCAACTGGGAACTCCTCTTGCATTAATCCCTTTTGTGTTGTGCGTAATTCAAGATCTTGTGGCACGGTTGGTTGATTGGTTTCATGTTCCGCGGGGCCCGAATACAAAGAGGATTCCTGTCCTCGCCATGTAGGTTTCAAAACTGTTACTGGAACGGGCATTTCAGCTTCGACTCCATTAGGTGCATCTGCGTTTTCTTGACGTGGACAATTCGACAGATCCGAGCGTCGGGTTTCAACTAATGGGACGGTCAACGGATTAGTTGCGGACGGATCCACGTGCCAATGAGCATCTGGTTTCCAATCCTTATTGTCTAATATTTGAGTAGGTGGAAGGTAGGGTATTCCGCGATATGCTGGCTGTAAACCGACATAGCCTGCAGGTTTCTCACCGTTTAGAGATAATTCACACGCATATATTCCATCTCGGTTCATCCAAATATCCCGATTGGCAATATCTGCAAGTCGAGCTCGTCGTTTGCCCTCGTATAGTTGATCTCCCCACACATTGTTCCCTGCGTCTGGCCCTGGGATATCTTGGCATACTTCGCGTTTCGTTGGTAATGGTCGATTTGGATCAAGTCCTCCGAACATTTGGATTAATTTGGGGTTGGTTACCTTGAACCGATCAGGGTCGATTGATTTGTCCGTATTTGGAGGAGGAATTTGATTTTCGAACGTTTGCATAACCTCTCCTGTCCATGAATTCACCATAACCCCTGAACTGACGAAATTATCACTTCTATCAATTGGTGTCTCAAACAAATGACCTGTATATTGACCGTAGAGGGGAGTCGTACGAGGTGCTCCGTCTTTTCTCGTCCACGACGCAGGGGTTATATAAATAGGCGCATCTCCAAGTCCTGGATATGTTTCTCCTGGGAACGGCCGTTTCGCATTTACTGGTCGTCGATCCCAAGCTTGACGTTGGTCATTTGGAATGATCGAACACCCCAGTGGTACTAAATCAGGTTGAGCAGTTGGACATGTTTTACAGTTTTGTTGAGCTTGTTCGACAATATCACTATAACTTTTGGCTTTTGGAGGAGGTAATGGACAAGGGGCAGTTGGTTGATATCCGACTAAATTGAATGGATATCGTCGATTGTGCTCAGGTATAGGCCCGAACAGCGTAGTTGGTATTGTAGGGTCAGCTGGAGGTGGACGAGCTGCCGATGCGGATGGTTGAATGATTGGATCGCATGAATTTCCATCCAGTGCACATAAGTCATCTGGAGATTCCCTCCATGCGATATCTTTTCTTAGTTGTGTATTGCTGTATCGATGCGGATCCCAGTTTCCTGTGCAATTAGTACGTTCAGATACAGATCGACCAAGTATAGAATCACGTGCGGTCTCGAATAGTCCGGTCATCCTCTCAGTTTTTTATAATATCAACAATCTATTTATATTTTAGTTTCAGTGACGAAATACAGCAACAAGCGCATGAAGTAGGGAATCAGCAAAATCGTCTTTTTTCGATGCGTTGTTGTATCGCGATCGTGATTCATCATCAATTTCTACTAACAACGGGATTTCTAGTATTTTATCCGTATATGCGACGGCGGCTTTTTTGCGTGAATAATATGTCGGGTACTTCGAAGTAAGATTGATTTGAAGGTCTCGTTCGTATTTATCTTCGCATCGTCCCGGTATTTTCAAAGTCAGCTTCTGTTTCGCATGTTGGGAAAATACGGATTTATGTGCGACACAATAAAACCACATAAGCACAGCTTGTGCAACGATAGCATTTGATTTTGACGGTTGTGATTCAACTACTACTTTGTCGACGTCGGTCCAATCTCGACATAAGAGAATTTGATGCAAATACTTGCATAAGGTGCATCGATCCAAGTTTTTAGCGGATTTTCGCCGACTTGCATTTTCTTTGAGAATATCAATCAATTCCCATCGTACTATTTGGATATGTCTATCCTGCCATGAATGTCCTTCTTCCTGGTAACGAATCATGCAGTATGACAAATTCTTAATTCCTATGTCGATAGCTAGTATTACATTAGATTTTCTTTCTTCTTTTTGTTCGACTTCCATATTTGAATACGAATAATAGAATCGCATTCCATATGTATTGTGTTCGAAAAATGTCGGTTTATAAGAAATGTATGAGATTACTTACTCTTTATTTTTTTCATTCATTCAAGGAATAATTGATTGCTGACATGTACAATAAGAAACATTAGGAACACAGACAGGGAACGACTTATTGTAAGAAGGACAAGTATTGACTAGCCCATTACATGTGCAAGCGGATGGATATCTACCTCCTAACCAATATCCTGTTAGTCCTCCTTGTGGTGTCCATGCGGAAAGGCCGCGTCCGGGAATATAGTATGCCATGTTGAGATGTTTGTGAGGATAGTTTTCGTTTTCTTTATAAATCAAAATATATTATTTCGTTTTTCGTAGTCATTTAAAAATCAAATCAAATTCTTTTCTTTCCTTTGAATTCGAATGACACTATGGATACACTTTCATGGGGTCCACAAGCATGGAGATTTTTACATTCCATCACTTTCGCATATCCCGTTAAAAATCCAAGTGACGCGCAGAAGAAGCAAACGAAAGAATTTTTTACGTATTTGCAATTCCTTCTGCCATGTCCGGAATGTAAGCAACATTACTCTAAACTATTGATATTGAAACCGATTGATAATGCGCTAGATAGTCAAGACTCTTTGAGTCGATGGTTAGTTAATATCCATAATCAAGTCAACAAAAGATTAGGGAAACCGGAAATGCCATATGAAGTTGTCAAGGATAAATATGAGGCATTGAAAGGAATGTGTCAGTTGAAACTACCGGTATCAGGATCTGAGTACGTGAGCGATACAACCGCTTCGTCAAAATCTTCGTCGGCATTATGCAATAAACACCTTATGATCTTAGTGATGTTTTTAGTCCTGACACTTTGTATTAGTGCATTTATATTCATATGGAAACGATGATGTTTAGTCTTTATAATCATACCAACGTACTTGACGTCCTATTACAATTTTTCCACTCTTTTCATCGACACGTGCATGGGTAGACTCGAAGTATTGGAATCTGACCAAAGGATGAGAGGCCAAGTATTGGTTGACTTGGCGAATATCTTCATATTTTTGGATTCTGAACCTGGAATCCAATTTCAGCTTCCCAATGACCATCAGCAGTGTTTGATCGTTCATGGTTGATTTGTTCTATTTTCCACTATATTCAAGGTATGGTTACATATGACTAAATTTAAAGCGGGAACAGGCGCTTTAGAATGAAAATAAGGCTCAATTGAATAATCGAATTGTTTCTTTTTAAATTTCACATCCTCATATTGGTCTTCAAAAAAACAATAATTTTCTGAATTGAACCCTGGTTCTTCCTCTTTTTGTTTGCTCTCTTGTTTTGGTAAATCTTCGAGCACGACATGTAATTCATCTATTTGTTGATTCTGTTCTTCTATTTCTTCAACAAATATAGACATGGTAGAAATCGATGACAAAAACGAAGCGATATGTGAGCTTGATGAATTCGTTTGGTTTCTTGAGACATTCTTTGGTGTACTCATATCCGATTTTTGAAAATCCTCACACGGATGCGAATTGGAGAAGGGATTGAAGGGAACGATCTCCGCGGTACTCGTCGACAACACTTCCGTTCTTGAACTTCAAAATAGTTGGAATCGCTTCGATTGGATATCGTCTTAATATTGGTTGATTAATAGGTTCTGAGATGTCAATTGCAACAATAGGAATGACTGGGTGAGAAGTACATGCTTTCTCCAATATTGGTTTCAATTTGTGACAATGCCCACAATTTTTAGAAAGAAATGCGACTACCAACGGACTTCGAGCGTTTTCCAGTTTGTCTCGTAGTTGGTTCGCGTTCGTGAATAACGAAGTATTCGACTGAGATTGAGACGTCTTATTTTCGTAAGCTGCGGATTCCAGATGAGATTGAGATTGAGAATAGTTCGTGTATCCTTGCGACTTATTATAGGGTTCTGGAACAAACGGTTGAGCCAATGACGCAGGATGACTTTTCGACGCATCATACTGGGAAGATGGAGGGATTTCTCTCTGTTGCAGAAACGCGGAACGGTCAGGTATACGTCGTGGGATTGCCTGAGGTTTTGTGTATGTCGTTAATTGGGGTTGATTAGTAGTTGGTGATGAGGTCTTTTTGTCGTCTTTCTTCTTCCATAGCAGAACACCGATTACGAGAAGCAAAATAATCACGCCCATAATAATCCATAGTATTTTGGATTGTTTTTTGGTACCTCCTATGGATTCAATTTGTGCAAATACGTTTCCAGGCATGAGGAACGAATAATTGTGTTTGTGTGTTTTCTTATACTTACAATATTCGATTATTTCCACATAAAAAAACGAAAGAAGAACGCAAATAAAACACAATGGCCGACACTTCGAGAATGGACCGCTTGAGACAACTGGTGTTACAAACTGCGTTAAATACCGTCAGATGTAGCGAAACTACGCAAGGATTAGCTGAATGCCAGAAAGGATTCAAAAAACTTCCACCTGTACCAAAAAAAATACGTCAAGGTCCGAAAGGAGGTCTATATTACATAAACCAAAACGGAATTAAAATTCATCTGAGCAAGAAACAAACCGAAAAGTTCCATCAAGGGACGTTAATAGGGGCCATTGATAGACGTCAATAAAATATTCAAAACGCAAAGTAAAAACAAAAAAGGAAACAATGACTAGTGAACGTGATCCAGTGACCTCGAAAGAACTAAAGGTGCTTGAAAACGTAACCCAACCTGCTGAGGCACCACAAGGGACCGTTGCTGCTGGAAACAAACCTTTTGACGAAGAAAAAGTGATGGAAGACATAAACAAAGAGAGTGATTTCCAAAAGCAATTAAAAACTGCACAAGAGTTAAGTTCACGATTACGCAAACGACGTAGATTAGAAGGTAGAGCTTCCGTCGACTTTATAAGCAAACAACAGCGGGATTGCCAAGCTAACTTCGAAGCTGCGGAAGATATTTTCCATCAGCAGTTAACTGCAGCCCAAGAGACACAAACATTTCTTACAAAACAAGGCGTAAAAGTTGAACATGAACGTGACACGTGTATTCAAGAACGTAATGTGTGCAAAGAGAATCTCGAAAGCACCCGAAGCATACTAGAAGGGATTCGTGGTCAACTTAACACGTGTCAAGGGAATCTCAAGTCGATTAAAGAAGAGCAAGAAGATGTAGTTAATTCATTAAACCAGAAGAACAGTTGGCTTGTCACGCAAAACACAACTTTGACAAATACACTCACCGCATTAAATACGGAGAAAACACAGTTAGAGGAACAGTTGGATGAAACGAGAGTTCAACTGCAATCGTGTTTATCAGAACAAAAGGAAACGGAAGATGAAATCAGCGGGGACTTCAATGATTTGATGGAATTTTTGGAAGAGACGAACAACCTTCAGAAACAAATTGCGGAGGGTGTAGATATTAAGTCTATCATCGACGATCCAAACCGGGTGGATCAATATTACACGTTGTGGTTGCGCCAATTACTTCTACAATCTGCCGCACAAGCGGTGACTACTATGTCACCATTGCCTGACTTATCAATCGAGACAGGTTTAGATAGGGCGAAAAAGGTAGGATTGGACGAGATGGAAGAAATTGCCGGAAAGCAGCGAGAATCACAGCAGAGATACGCAGATCATATGAAGCAATTCATAGAAGGCTTACGAGGTGATGGATACACAGAAGTACAAGTACAACCGTTCAGAACAACGTTGGACTTGACACAGACTCGAATTCGTCAGATTCAGCCAATCACAACCAATGCGAAACAAATCTGGAACTCAATGTCGACTAATGAATCAAACTTTCGTCATTTGGTGAATTATTTAATGGGTGAAAATATAGAAGAATCGGAACAACGCGTTCGAAGTAGTAGCATTCCTCCTCCTTCAGAGCACGTATCTCCAATGACCTTCTAAATAAATATGAAAGACATCATCAATAATGGTTCTTCCTTAGCTGTTTTGGCCGTAATTTATGTGATTGCTCTCATCGTGGTACGTATCGGATGTAAAAATGAGTCGGTGAATAAGGAGTTAGGAACTTCCATTTGTTCATGGAAGACATGCGAAAAGTTTATCGTCTCTCAAACACGAGGACAAAACTACCTTCTAAATCGTGACCATAATGAGGAAAAAATCCCATCCAATTCTCCCTTGATAAGCGCATGGGCACTTCTGCATATTTTTATGTATGCAGTCATTGGTTACTTAGTACCATACCAGTTACCAATCGTATTATCGATCAGTGTTTTGTTTGAAGTGATTGAACATATTGGATATGATGCGCATGATATTCTCGATGTTTTATGGAATACAATTGGGTTATGGATGGGTGGAGTTATGCGCCAAATTTTCGTTTAATCAAGAGCATCATTTATCAAAGTCACCCACTTCATGCACGCAAGAGTAGAAAATTACATTTTGTTTTCAGACGGTGGAGAGACCGACACCGACTTTTCATCTTCTACTGAATCTGAAATAGATTATCCAGACGAACAAGAAACACGCAATATGGAATGGTCATCGGAACGTGTACATGAAAACACACTTCACTCTTATCTATATGATTATGGTAGTGATAGTTCAGAAACGCAAACTGAATCGAAATCGCCAGAATTTTTAGAACTCGACAAGAAAGATGAAAAGAAAGACGAACAAACTATGTTTTATTTTTATGAAATACTATCAATAGCAGAGAAACTCAAACAAAGTACCCTATTATCCAAATGTCCATGTGGCCGTTCCGTACGTAAAAACTGTGGTAAAATAGGAGAAATGTATCCAATACTCATGCGTCATGGATCGTGCAAATTCGGGGTTTGTTGGATGTGCGGCTATACGCAATCTTTAGATAAGTCTGCAACATTTCCCTCATTGGTCGAACTTGAAGTCCATCAAGAGCATCTAAGAAGCGAACGATTTCGTATACTCACCGCAATATCGCCAAAGTATACCGAGAAAGCTAGAAACTACTTCCATCTCAAACGATTATGGGCTCTATTAACTGTTCATTCGAAAAATATGATTCTGAAACAATTATCCCCCGAACAAATGAATATTTGGAAACGAGCCATGTTCTTCAAATTACCTAAATAAAGTACTAAACCATGGGTCAGTACAAGTCGATTCCCGCAGATGTCCAGTTATCCACCGAAGAAACGACGGTTGAAAATCCATACTCGCACGTATCTGGAATCTCGTATGGAGCGCTTATTGGCCCAGGATTGAAACCTCATCCCCAACAGCCTTATTCATTTCCATCCATTCCATTACCTGATCGAGTCGATTTGCGCCAAACGAGTTGCGCGCCTTACTTTGAACCATTTTCACAAGGCAATGTGTACTCTTGTACATCCGACGCATTAGCAGCGGCGTTTATGTGCAGTCAAAGACGACAGAAACAGGATCAAGGAAGTTGGATCAAGCCAAGTACGTTGTTCAATTACTACTTTGCACGCGCGGAAATGGGACCTCAAATGATCTCCAAAAATTCCGGAAGTTCCCTTCAAGCAGCTATGATAGCCATGCGTCAAGGAGTTTCGGATAGTAAGACGTGGCCCCAATCCGAATCATGGTCCGAAAAGCCGAATACGCGAGCTCAAAAGAACTCCCTTCATCATACAGTGACGGTAGGTTTACCGTTAGATCAGAACTTGCAAAATTTAAAACGATGTCTTTCCCATGGGTATCCTTTTGTATTCGTATTTGCTGTGACTCCTGTAATGGATGCATGGTTTAAGAATCGTCAGCAACAAGAAGAATCTCAATTTATCATGGCAGAAGGAGAGTTAGTACCACGAAATGTACATATGGGACATGCAGTTTTAGCTCTTGGATATGACGACGATTACTTCAACGGTGTCTTCATTGTGCGTAATAGTTGGGGTCCAGAGTGGGGAATGAACGGACATTTTTTCATTCCTTATACTGTGGTGACAAATCCGGATATTTCTGCGGAATTTTTCGTGATTGAACGTGTTTGCTCGGATTTAAAAAATCGTTGTAATTCAAACTGTCCTTCCTTTTATTCACACACAGCTTGTCAATAAAAATAATCAATCCGCCCGATAATGTTGTTCAATTTCAATTTAAGTACCCCATCGATGATTTTTCTTCTTACTGGTATGTGTTACTTATTCGAATCTTTCATGGCATCCACCAAAAACACAACCATCAGCGTACAAGGATTGCATACGAATCTTGTTTTCGCGGCAATTACCAATTTCTTGTACGAACATGATTTAAGCTTACTTGCGTGGATGATGTCGATTCCGTCATTTGTCGCATTTTCAGGAAATCTATTCTTCTGGCTTCTTGATGTTTTGTCGTTCTAATTTGTTCATTCTTCGACTCTAATTTTTCCTTCTTCCTCGAGATGATCTTCGAAAAACTCAGTTTTAGGGTCTTCTCGTTGTTTTCCATGGCTTTGGTTATCTGAATTTGATTTTTCTTTTTCTTCGTCGGAACGTTTCTGTTTCTCAAAATTGCGACATGACTTGTCTATCAGATCAGCGACAACATCAATATGCTCTCCCATTATTCTCAATGTTTTTTCCATTTCTGCCATTTGGTGAAGGATTTTGATTGCTAGTACGTCGTTTCGACTCATAATTAACAAGGGAGATTTGATTGTTTTTCCGATATTTTTGATTTAATTTCTGTCTTCTAATCATCATTTTGTTTCCATGTCGTTTTCTATGCACAGAGAGTTGTCGTTTGTACTCGAAGAATTGAGATTACATTTTCAACCTTCTCATTTGTCGACTCTTCCAACACTGTCAAGATTTCCGAAATCATATGAAATGGATGTTCAATTCGAGAAAAAGACCTGTTGCGCACTGGCATCTCATTTTAAGGCAATTGAAAATCAAGAAGACTCGAACTTGATCAAGAAAAAAAACCAACGTTTCAAAGAAATTAATTCTGACAGTTGGTTAGAGTATCGTGGGGAACTTCTGGGGAAGCTTTTTGTTGCATGTTTAAAAAATCCATGGCCGTATGGATGTAACTTTTGTCTTGATACGTGCATGCTTATTCCTCTTCGTGGGGCGTCTCTTATGATATGGTGTTCCTTGGATTATGATAAGTACGTGTTAAATCCCGAAAGTCAGTGTTGGATTCCGTGCAATGGTCCAAACTTCAAGAAACGTAAGAACAAAGAAGAAATTTTGGGAAAGTGGTTCAGTCGCCAAATTCCCATATTCCGTGTCCAAGTCGCATGTTTGAGAGTATTGAAAGAAGAAACACTACCTGACCACATGAAAGAAGAATCATCTAACGACGAAAAGGAAGTCGCTAAAGTTCATTTTGTTCAATGGGGATCCGCTATTCATTACTTCAAAGTTCCAAGACATCGTCATTGTCGAAAACGTCCGCGATTAATCGAAAGTTTCATGCGCGGAGTGGTCATGGATAAACTTGATTTGAACATGTTAGTCAGAACTGCATTCGGGAGGTTTTGGAAATCCCCGTTATATTCGAAGTCATACGCAGGCAAAATGTGTTCGTTGATCGAGATGATACAACGGAGAACCGCATGCAGAGATGTTCGCGGATTTCGTTTATCGAATTGATTGAGCAACTAGAGAAAAAGAACTTATGACTTTTTGTCGACGTAAGAAACCGATTCTTTCGTATAAACTTACACATCCTTTCGAGAAACGCAAACAAGAATCGCATCGTTTACGTATTCGATACCCAAGTCGCTGCCCTGTGATCATACAGGATTACAAAGAAGCATTATCAATTCCTAAACTGAAATATTTAGTTCCTCTAGATATTTCAATGAATCAATTTCTTTACATGATTCGACGTCGAACCAAATTGAAACCCGAAGAAGCTCTTTATTGTTATCTAATCATAGAAATCGGTACAATTCCTCAATTAGCACCGTTACAGAAAACAATTGGAGAAGTGTATGTCGAGAACCAAGATAAAGACGGAATGTTGTATTTGATATTTTGCAAGGAGGATACATTTGGTTCTTCATAATAAAAACGAATATTTTCTAGAAAAATGTCGTCCTCATGTGGATGCAACAAGTGCACATATAGTTTCACAGGGAATGTGCCCGGTAAAGACGCAACATTCAACTCATTAAGAGTAAACCGAGCAGCTTTTAATCACATCGATCTCACACAATTATCAATAGAACAATTTTGCGAATGTATTCAATTATTAGATTGTGCAGATTTCGGAAATTCCGTCTTATGTGAGCCAGTTCAAGAGGATTGCACATTTTATTTCAAAACATTGGTTGCCGGCGACAATATCGCGATTACTGATAACGTAACCAATTTAGTTATTTCAGGTTCAGGTGGAGACGCGTGTACGGGTTTGAATCAAATAACGGTTGGTGACGGTGCGGGGGGTACAACTTGTGTCGCTCCTTCTAATGCGGACGAATACCTATGTTTCGATGGCGCAAACGTGGTTTGGAACTTCATACTGACCCCATGTACAGGATTAAACCAAGTCACAGTGGGAGATGGGGCTGGTGGGGTGACGTGTGTAGCGCCTACTAACCCGGACGAATACTTATGCTTCAATGGAGCTAACGTAGTGTGGTCCGAAATTACTACAGTTCAATATTATGCGTTCAACGGTGTAATCATGAACGCCACTGGAGGAGGATCCCCTCGTTACGCAGAATGGGGTACTCAGGTACCAAGTGGGGTCATATCAACTTTAGTGACGCCGTTCGATGCGGAAATCATCGGGTTTTCCGTTTCTTACGCTAATAACTCCTCTATCAATATAGATCCTGGTGAATCAGTTTCTTTTTCTGTTGGTGTCGTTACAGGAGCTCCACCAGCTGTATTCACTTCGTTCGGCGCAACAAATATTACATGGGATAATACGGATGACGATACCTATCCAACTGGATTCTTAACCGGTACTTTAGGTTCACTTACTGCCGGGGACCGTATTGGCGTCGGAACGTTGGAAGTCGGAACTGTTTCTCCCACAGGCGCAGATTGTGGTGTGGTCGTGATCGTTCAAAGATCTGCTTAGTAACATAGTGTCTGAACATGTGCTTCTGGAACAACAAAACAAATGGTGGCAGACCATTCTTTTCCATGCAATTGGTAGAGAGAATGATCTGGATTCAATATTCGAAATCGCATGCGATTCACCGTTGATACTTGCGGAAGAATCATGCGCATGGGAAAGAGCCTTTCCACTCGAATTGCTGGAAATAAGATAATTTTCGCTAAAATATTGGGGTTATTATCTTCCATCCAGGCATGTTGGGTATGCGTAGCTCCTCGAGGTTCTGGGACTTCAAGCAGTAAATACTTTGGTTGTGCAAGATTGAAGCAACCTGGAGATAGAAACGGAGGTCCATCATTCGGGAATAACAAATCCTGCATCAGAAATCCCAAAATGTCGGGTTTGATGCAATCCAGTAAAGACGGTTGTCGTCCGGAGAAGAATAAATTAACACTTAACAATTTCGATAATTGAAAGCATGCCGTGAATGGAGGCGTCAGATCCGTCACAGATCCGCTATCCACAGTGATAATGAACGGATCCACAACTTGCGTTATAACGAATAAATATCTGTCTCCGTTTATTTGGGTTTCAATAACGTCATCTACTTGGAACCCATGCGCAAATGCACCAAAGTCGATTTGCCAATTTCCAGGTGCCAGTTCAGTGACATCTCCTTCTAACGCCCGTGGTTTGCAGATATTCAGACATAACTTCTTTTGGGATGATAACGCAAGTGGGTAATACAAGAAAGAGAGGAACTTTTGAGGTATATTCGATCCGCAACATTGACGAATTGGAACGACGAAAGGTTTCGGAGTGCTATATGCCGTTTGACCATTATAACAAACCGATTCGAACCCTAGACGGAAATGTAGTGTATCATTAGGATCAGCGAACTCTAATCCGAAAAACTCACCAGCTAAACTTTGAAATGTAAATCCTGTACTTGGATCCCACGTAACTTGGTAATTTGCAGATGGAACTGCGAGATTCATACTGGCTTCGAGGAATTCCGCAAGTGTTATAGGTGTAAAAAGTCCGTATGGAATTGCGATCATGTGACATACACCACATGAATCGGAAAATATAAATTGAACTTGGTTATTCGGATCAGCATCACATCCAGGTTCAAACCAGAACCTATTCCATTCCAGTTGCATTTGTCCAACTAATGAATTTTCGTTGTAATTTCCCTCGGGTAAACAGATCTCACTTCTGCATTGATATCCAAACGGTGCTACAAGTTCATATGGGCATTCAGGTGGTATTTGAACGCGACAAAAACCAGTGGCGAACCCCATAATGGACGTCAAAGAATTAGTAGCTGGAACGATAACGTATGCCGGCTGTAAACTCGAGTTTATCAATCTCAATACAAATTTACCTTGATTCACGTCATACCTAATTTCGAGAGTAGAAGGAGCAAGTTGATTAAACGCGAAAGTTAGAATTGACGCCAGAAGTTCCGGTGATCCAATCGTTGGTGCGTGTAAATAACCATAAGTGCCAGAAGGGTTTGTCCAGGTGGTCGCCGCGATATTCATGATTTGAAATTGATTATCCGACAAAATAAGCAAGTTCGGATTTGTTGCCGTGAGTTGTGTAAATTGAGGATCCACTAGGTTTGTCGTGATCAGTTCGATCGGCGCTCCCCAGTTCCATGCCCCTCGCAAATCCAATGCATGATCAAACAAAGTCGTGAATATGGGATTGTTAGGATCGGAGTCATCTACATTTGCTATCGGATTCAAGTAAATGGGCAACTCTACTTCATACTCGACTCCTGCTAGTTCGACCACAAACCGCCGCAAATCAAAATCTTGAATTGATTGGACGTTCAATTCTAATCCTTCCGAGAACTTGATTTTGGACCACGCATTTTCAATCACATACTGACTGAATGGGAGCTCAATGGAACATAAGGAGAAGCTCGTTACAGGAAGTCGGTTCCTTGACATCCGAGTATTCACTACTATGTCATTGGTTGGATTATCCTTATCCGAAGCTACACACGCTTGATCTCGGTTCGCGCTATCTACAAGCCATGTATACTCACTGATAGACATGTTTATTTTATGATTTTTGTTTTCTTTATTATAGATCAGAGTCGTCAATATTTAACATATCATCATCTAGTGAAACGATCCTAGCCATTTCAGATAATTGACGAGTAAACTGAAGTGTTTCCGAACAGAAATGACGAATCAACCCAAATAAGGAAGTCACAAGTTCTCGATAATTCCCCAGCAACTTCATATGTTGATTCAGAACAACTGTATTGTCGGCTAATCGAACATGTAATTCTTCCAAGAGTCGTTTATTTGCTTCATTATCGTTAAGAAGTTTCTCAATGTCAATCTTGATTGTTAGTTCTTCCACATCATCGTCTTCTTCTTCAGACGAAGACTCAGACCCAGATTCAGTATCTGATTCGGTAGTTGACGGGAGGAAATCATCTGGATCGAATTCATCATCGCTTCTATCTGATGAGGTCGGGATCGACTTACAATCATCTCCTTCATCATTTGTTTGAGAATGGAGCTGTACGGATGCCGTTCTTACGTGCAAAACGTTATTTTGTTGATGCGAGTTGGAGTTGTTAACATCATCCTTTTGGCGTTGAGTATCTGGCATATTTTCAACGATTTCTTATTTTCACGCGTATCTTTCCGTCCACGGGCCACTGTCGAAACTTCCGTAATTAGTGCGGCATTCAGGATACGCAAGACCACCGTTAGTAACGGATAAATCTTGAAGTGCTTGACGCGCTTGTAAATTCGTATCTACCACACTTCGATATCCAGTGTATCCCTTCTGCCACGCACTCGGCATAAAGGCATACTGGGAAATATCAGTTTCAGATAATCCATTGCAACTTCGCGGTTTGCGTGTATACAACGGTTCAAGATCAGTACGTTGACATCGAGCACTCATGATTTTTCCTGTTTGCTGTTCATACGCAAAATCTCCTGGATCCGGTTTGTTCGGAAAAATAGATTCCGGCAAGTAGAAAACATCGCAATCGGGACAGTCACTAAGTGATTGCCCTCTCCCACTGAGGAACGAATCTTGCGTGACTCGTTTTCCACGTAATGGACCCCAAAAATCGCATTGTTTATCCTGTGATAGAGGATGACATTTTTCGACGTTCATCCGCATATGAGCAGGAAGGAATAAATTGTAGTCCATAACTCCTTCGTCCACATGTACCTGGAAATCTCGGTAACATAAGTCGTCATGAGATCGATCGTAATAACCTGAACCCATAATGTTTTCTTTTTCTTTTGACTCGTAGTTTTTTTGGTTCGTTCTCAATAAAAAACATATTGTCACATCATGAGTAGAAGAGGTGGAGGAAGAATGCGCGGAATTAGCCCAGGTCGAAGAGCAGGTGGAGGAATGAGAGGATTTAGTCCAGGAAGAAGAGGTGGCGGTGGAAGAATGAGAGGACTAAGCCCGGGTAGAAGAGGGGGAGGTGGAAGAATGCGTCCATTAAGTCCTGCTCGACATCATCACGGACGTCACCGTCGTTGGCCATGGAGACGACGATGGCCGTATTATCCTGTTAACTATTACTACTTGAATTCGTTTCCTTATTATGATACCTATCCCTACTACGACTCTTATAATTATGATCCATATGGATATTGTCAATGCGATTTAGCGGGTAACGTCGCCGTTGATTCATGCAACAACAACGGAATTCCGCGATGTTACTCAAGTCCAGGATCACCTGCCAAATGTAGTTGCTACCGACCCGATTTGAATACTATGGGATGTTTTGGAATCACAGGAGCTACATGTTAGTCATAAATAATTTACAAATAAAAAGAACAATATTTCGAAAGAACCATCGAAAATCTCGACAACGAAAGTATGGTCAATCCGACTTAGGTTAGAATCCTCCATCAAAAACTTAACATTTGCTCAACAAGAAGAAAAATGTAATGAAAGACCAATTTCATTAGAAGATTTACCTCCTCAATAAGTGATTCGCTTACGAAGAAATGGAATGTAATGCGATCTTGACTTATTTTCGTCTAACAACACAAACGCCTTTCGTACACCTTAAATCTTTCCAATCTGTACTGGAACAGGATCCGAACGATCCATTCGGAAGTTTGCACGTACTTACGTATTGACATTGATAAACGTCTTTACAACATGAAGGAGTCGAATCAGGGGGTACGGGGTGCGCTCGAAAGGGAGAGTCACCATGAATTACGAATGACATGGTGATTTATAAGTATCAAGTGGTATCGATAAGCGATCGTTGTTTTTTCTATTTGTCACTAATTTTGTTTTTTCCTTCTTCTTTGTAGTTTGCGAAAGACCCAAATTTCGACAATATTTCATGTTCCGATGCGTTATCCGTAGTACCACGCAAGGATCGGGGAAGAAGTAATTGTGTTTCTAAATTAATTCCGCAAAAGTCCAAGTAGTGGCCGAGAGAGCGCATATGTCCAAATCCATATCTTTCGTATTCAGGTTCATTTTTCCATCCAGATTCTAGTTTGAATAATCGCCTTAAACGTCTGTATCCTTGTTTTTTTAGTTTACGTCTTTGTTTGTGAGCTTTGTTCGTCTTATTCTCAAATTGCTCAAAAAAAGTCGGTCGATTTCGTTCATACATGTGCCGAATGACATTCTTCTGTGGACTTTTGAAATTATATCCAAATGTCCATAATCGAGCTGCCATGTTGAACTCTTCGCCTACAAATACATATCGAAGGTAAGGATCATGCGGTACGTATTTTATTTGTGATCCTGGTCCGAACGCGAATCCTGCCGCTCGACACATTGACGGATAACATTGGTTTGGAGGACGAGAGAATTCAGATGCGATCAATTTAGGAATTCCAGAGGAATGGAATTCTTCGAACCTAAGAAACGTCGGTTCAGCGTGCGAAAAGTCTCGCATGAACTGTTCAAAATTAGGCGGGTAGGAAGTTATGATCGATAATGGATCCGATGTAGAAAACCACATATGAAGCAGCTGGTAGTCCCAATTTATCGCGAACGTAGAATGACTATCGATATTCAAATAAAACGATTCGTTTTGATATAAATGCTTTTCAATCAAAGAACGTGCTAATACAGGTCCTTCTGCTTTTGATGGATCTAGTTTGAATACGCGTACATGATCAGGAAACGTTAATTCGTCAAATATGTGGGAATACTGTTTGTCAATGTCTCCATCAATTGCGTAATTTTGTTGGCATACCCCTACGAATATTTTCAATGGATATTTTGCCTTTGCGTAAAGATTTCGAATAGTATGTACACACTGGGGATCTCTGTAACTAGGGACGCTTACAAATATAGACGGGGTGTTGGATGGTTTCAGTTGATGACGCAACTTCCTAATGTGCTGACGGTAATATGTCCGTCGAAAGAAATTGATGAGTGCAAGCCCGACAATACATACTGCAATGACGAAAATTGCTGACTTCAATGATGCCATTATTATCTTTGGATTTTTATTAGTCGCATTGATAACATAACAAGGGTGCCAATTAACACACAAAACAACGAGAACAAAGCAATTTCAACCCATTTGAATTTCATTTTCCTTAAGTCACGAATATTTGCTCCTTATTGGTCTAAATTCTGGGAAGACAGTATTAGGAATTAGTCTATTATTCTCTAGGAAGTCGTATATTTGGAATTGGCCTAAATTCTGAATGGTGTATGATCCCTGGGGTTCCCACCGTCGTAGTTCACCATCTTCCCACCATTGTTTACGGCCAGTTAGAACACGTATAACAGCTGGTCCATCTGTTCGATGTAGTCTTCCTCGAAACCACCATTCAGGACCATATTTGTTGACAATAGCAGGTCCACCTTCTCGATGACGTTGACCGTTTTCATACCATTCTTCGCCTCCATCCGCATCTATAATAGCAGGTCCACCTTCTCGATGAAGTTGACCGTTTTCATACCATTCTTCGCCTCCATCCGCATCTATAATAGCAGGTCCACCTTTTCGGTGAAGTTGACCGTTATTGTACCATTCTTTTGTTCCATTCACGAGTTGGACGCAGCCAGTGAATTTATTATTCCTAAAGTATTTCCTTCTATAATACGCCAAGCAAACAAATTCACCCTTGATATAGTATTTTTTTAGGCCGTCAGAGAATTCCACGAAACCAGTGAGAAGTTCATCGATTTCTTCCCGTTTTAATTCACGTAAGATGGTTATGGAGTTTGTAACTGTCTTTCCGTTTTGTGTTATATAGTTCGATCCAATTTGAACTTCACAAAAACGAGCATCACGATCATAATATTCTAAACAGTTCAATGCAATTTCACAGCAATGAAATCCCTTTTTACACATTATAATGGTGCCTTCTTCCATGGTATAGGTTTTGTCTACTTCATATTGAAATCCCATACATGTTAAATCATCATTAAATGCTTTGTAATACAGTTTGCACTCTTTTCCTTTCTTTTCGTCATTCATAATGAAATATAGAAGTGAATGTGAAAGGACTCATGAACTAAATAAACGAATCTTTTAACTTAACACAACATTGCATCATTCATCATGAAATGAAATTATGCATTGAGAACGATAATTTGGTTAAAATACGAAAATACCATTATTATCATCTATTAATATAGGTGTTGAAGGTCGATATGCAAATGAATCTATTTCAATCGGAGTTGATGGACGATAAGGGTGAAGAACATTGTTCCTTTCTTGGCGATTTACCCAAAATTTTTCATCCGATGTTTGAGCCCGTGATATCCACGTCGATGATTCAACTCGTTTATGATTAGCGCTGGTATTTTGATAAAACACTTCCCCTTCTGGAACGCGTAACGAATTATTTGAACTGTTTCGTTGTGATATATTTCGTACCGTCGTATCAGGAGCTGGAAATGCGTCAAGTATAGAATCCGTATAATGTCGAACCGGTTTCAACTGATATACCATATCGTCATACGGATCAATATCCATTTCATCGTATATATTAGGAGATGCAGACATTTCGGCCCAGGAATTTCCATTGATTTCTTCTGATGCATTACCGCTTGCGAATATAATAATATCATCTTCGTCTTCCTCATTCTCGTTTCCATCCTCTTTGTGTGAATCAGGAATCACTATGTCAACGCCGCCACTTCCAACAGTCGGAGGTCGTCCTACTGCTATTTGTTCAATGGGACCCTGTAAATAATCTGTTTCTCCAAATCCTGCAAGTTCAAACATTTCTTTGTTTTCCTCAAATGACGCGCGGGCCATGACTCCATTATCAACCCGATTAATCCCGTGACGCGTTAAAGGCATCAAATAGCCACGAAACGTCATAATATTGCATATTGTCTCTACGTGTCGATCATCCACTGTTGTTCCGCCAAATGTTAGGACATCTTTGATCTCTTTGAACAAAACAGCGATTGCAGCTTCTAACCCCAGTACTTCCAATATTTCGTGAATGTCGTTGGTGTACATGTATTTCCAATCTAGAAACTCAACCTTTAAAAGAGTTCTTAGATCCGATCCTTCTGTAATCACCATATATCGCTCCTCCTTCTCAATAGCACCAGTTTTTGTATTTTCTCGACTCTGAATAACTTTTTGTATCGCGGTCCGTCGGATGGCCGGTATGCCTCCCAGACACACATGATTTATCATGGATGAACAGAAATCCCTTACTTGATACATGCTGTCTTTGTGCAAGACGAATACGCGCAAAACCCATCGTTCCATGTTTGGATCGCTGCATTCAACGAATAATTTCGATGCTGGATCTTCGTCTCCCCATCGTTCGACCGCTTCTGCTACTTGAAAACATGTGAGGGATCTTTCAATTAGCTTGAGACGATTTAATTCGAATCGAATAACGAATTTTGACTGGTGTTTTTTATGTGTTGAAGCGTTGCGAAATGCTTCATCAAGTTCAATAATCTGACGATCTTTCAACCCATACTTTTCTTGATCTTTTCTAGAACTAAGAACTTCCGTTTTCGCCACCACATGCTTTAAATAACAAATAGATAACGAGGATGCTAACGTTTCAACGTTATCGGAAGTTACACAAGTCGAGAATGGGGCTGTAATCGAGGGAACCCGAAGGTTTTTTGTGACTTCAATTAGTTCTTTTAATCGCGGTACACCACTTGATGTGTGAATGTTTTTCGAGGCTTGACCACATGAATGAAAAGAGTCTAATGTTAATTGAGTGGCGGGTTCCGAAATAGATTCAGCGGCTAGATGACCGACCATTTCACATGGGGAAATTCTAGCATGAAATACACGTCTCTTAATTTCGTCACATAATTCAGATACCATCTTTTCAGACAAACTGAACCATTCAATGTTTTTCGACGTCAATTCGTAACATATATGACTGACCAAGAAAACACTACTTTGAACGGATAGCCCATTTTGAATCGTGGTAACTAATTGTTGTACGTGCCACATACATGAAGGTGGAGTACAAATGAAATCATGCGTTTTATGTTCGAGCCGTTTCTTCTCCAGTAGTCTACGTACGTTAATAGGGATCAAAACTTGAGTTTCCAATTCATTATGTAGGAAGCCGGTTTTCGTTTCGCGTACTAGTCCCCGTAACTCACGAAGATAAGAGTATTCGTCTTCCAGAATTGAGCGGTAAGAGATCCACCCTAACGATTCCAACTTTTTCTCTGAGAACGTGACGTTAGCTTCAAATCGTTCATCATCATCCAGTAACCATCTTAGTTGTACTTTCTCCAATAATGACGCGTCCATGGAATCTCTGCCATATTGAAAGTCAATAATCTTCTGTTGAGCATCACGTAACGACATATCATAAGCGACTTTGATTGCTTCAGACGCTTTTGTAATGCGTCTTTGCAAATAACCCGTTGTTGCGGTACGTACAGCGACGGCAACTAATCCTTCTCGTGCCGCCATCAAATGATAGTACATTTCTTCAGGTGATAACCCGGAAACATAAGAATTGGTGACAAATCCACGAGCATATGGATGATCGATATGATGAGGATAGAACGAAAATGTTCGCCCACTGACCTTCTCCACTCGTTTTCCATTGATTGACTGTTGACCCACACAAGCAGATATTTGTGCAATATCCACAGGATTTCCTTTTGACCCCGCAGTAACCATGTTTAAGAGCGCATTCTCTTGATATTGAAGTTTCGATACACCCTGTAGCGATATGCTTCCAATATGCTCAAACGCTTTCGATACAACACGCATGATGGCCCCTTCCCGAATCGATACATCTTGCTTATGTAACGTTTTTTGAAGATAATTCGTGTGTTCAATACATTGATTGACAATGTGCCCGACTTGACTATCTGCTTTAGACCCAATTAGACAATCAGATATACCGACTGAAAATCCCCTCCACGACAAGTAATCATTGACGACACGTTGACAATCAGAGAGAAAATGAGAAGCTGTCTCATTTCCGAAATCTTTGCACAAAATATCAACTAATCCATTCGAGGTGGTACCTAATATTTCTTTGGATAAACAACCACAAACCAATTCTCCGTTCTGTATGAGTATTCGGCGTTCATCAATATCGATTATCGAAGTATCGCTCGAAGAATTTCGAATCAATTTTCTAAGAAATAATGTGGGTGGAAACAACAACGAAAACATCTGTTTGCCCGTCCATAATGGACGAGGAAGTATAATCGCAGGTACAGGTAACGAATTCTGTTTAGTAAACGATGTTATGGGGTAATGGATCTGCATCATCAAGTTCATGACATCTTCTCGTGTCAGAAATGTATCCTTTCGAGTTAGAAGATAGGAACCGACCAGAGCATCTTGTACGAGTCCGATCGCAGGTCGACTGTTTTGAGCATCCAGAAGTTGCCATGTCACATTCATCAATGTTTTCAATTCCGAGCGACCTTGGACATTTTGCGGAACCATGAGATTCATTTCATCTCCATCAAAGTCTGCGTTATAAGGAGTGACGCATGATAAATTTAACCGTATTGAATTCCCCCGATTCATGATTCGCACACGATGTCCCATAATGCTCTTTTTGTGCAAAGAAGGTTGCCGATTCAAAGTGACCATATCTCCATTTCGTAAAGATCGATGAACTACTACTCCAGGCTTGATTCTAATTTTGCGTAATCGGTCCAAAGAACAGAATGATGTGGTTAATACGTATCCATTAGGGTACCTCACACTTGCAATCTCGCGTCTTCGTATCATTTCATAGATTTGTCGAATATTCAACGCGGTTACACGTTCTGGGATGGTTAACGTATGTGCAATTGATTTCGGAACACCGACTTCATCCAAATCCATGACTGAATCAGGTGTTATTACGGATCGTGCTGAGAAATCGCTACGTTTAGCGACTACATTTCCACGTACACGTCCTCCTTTTCCCTTGATGCGACTCGTGATACATCGAGTGGGTGCGCCTGACCTTTGTCGATCTTTTTTTATCCCTCGTATGTCATTGTTAAAGTAGGTTGCTACATGATATTGCAAACGGTCAATTAATGCAATAGTGCCTTCCTCGTACAGATCTCGTATGTCTTGGAGAGCGTCTATTTTTTCTTTTAGTGCTGAGTTCGCTTTTACTATTTCCTGCAGTTTTCGTGTCAAGTCATCTTGTCCTTTTGCCCGTCCACTCTCTGACATTAATATTGTCGGTCGAATTATAGGTGGAGGGATAAGTAAGACATCCATCACCATATAATCAGGTCGTGAAGGTCGTTCAAAACCTATTAATTTTGCATCTTTTTCAACAATACCTTCAAGAATTGTCTTCACTTCGGCGGGTAGCATAGGAGCACGACACCAATAGCTCTCTTCTTCGGATAGAAATGTAGATTCTTCTTTGATGTTTAACTGTTTGTCGTGCCGTATCCAGGATCGAATGATTTTTGTTCCAGATACCTTGTACTCGGGTTGGATTCTTGTGCACCAACTACATTCTTTGGATATGCGAGTAGTTGTCGACAAGGTTTGTAACCTCCTGTATCCTCTCAAATGACCGATCAATTGCTGTATGCGGTTTCTATCGGATTCCATACTTCCTGAATCCACGATTAACAATGCAGAACAAAAGCAACATATCAAGCGCAGGACTTTCAGTATGCTCGATATATATCCCATATGATATACTGGATATGACAGGTTTAAATGCCCGCAGTGACCATTGCATCGATCTACATCATGAAGACATGTTTCGCACTTCAATGTATGATGTACGGATCCCATTCGTAAATCGTTTAATCCACCTGATTTTGGCATGTTTTTTTCGTAGAGGCCTGTTTCCGACACCTCCACCACAGATTGACGTATAATTTCATCTGAACCAAGTAAGTTAAACTGTAAGCGTTTTATTCTTGTCGAATCATTGACAATGCGACTATGAGAAGTAGCCATCGAAAGACGAGAAATCTATTTGAAGTGTTTGTGAATCGTTGATTTCACCATCATCTTCAACATCCTCACAAATTGGAATGAATTGCGGATTAGCCCAATCTATTTCAGTTTTCTCGTGACGTCTTAATAACTTCCATGTTTGAACACATAGCGATGGAATTTTTGGCTGAATAAAATCCTTTAATTTTAGGAGTAACGATACAATGACGTAAATACAGTCATGGCAGCCATCGGATATAATACTCCATATATCTATACATTCACATTCAATTTCATATTGACGTTCGTGCTTCTCGAGTTGATCTTCGATTTCAGCCATTGTCTTTCCTTCATTCACAATCGTCATATCAAACGACCACGTGGATTGCATGTTACCTGCCGATGCATAGAAAAAACGTTTCCGAAGCTTGCGTCGGATGAACAAAGGATCTACCTTGTCTGGAACTGTTGAGTCGTCTATCGGCTCTTCCACACTGAGACAAACACGAACGTCTCCAAAAATAGCTTCGTCGGTTTCAAGATCGCATTTTTGTACGGTATGTTTCAAATGATGAAATGTATGCACCATTTCGTCCCCATACGTAACTTCCGTCCGCCATTGTTTTCCATCCTTTTTGTAATAGTACGTATTCGATAACTGCCACCCCCTTACATCTTTCCATTCTGAAAACGAATCGAGGGTGTTCAATGTGGTTTCAAAAAACTCGCACGTCACTCCTGGAACAAATTGGTTTTTGTGTGGGTAATACCGACCGAAACGACCTTCCAATTCCCAATTACATCTCCTTGCACATAAATCTGTTTCGCGCGGGAGGTTATATAAGAGTTCAGCAGCTACTGGAAGTATACCCACCATCCACGGATACTGACGACCATATCGTTGTATTTTGTCCATTTTCGTATCGTTGAATAATTCGTGACAAAAAGAAATAGCAATGAATCAAGAAAACGTTTCCAGTTTTCGTATTGTCGATCAACCAAATGTCACCCGAGCGTTTCTGCATAATTGTTTGGGATTAACAAGTGAATCTCCACCAGTTCAAATTTGTGACTCCTTGAAATGTGCACCGATCGCCTTGAATTCTCCGTTCCGTATTCCTCCTCCTCCCAATCTTTATCATATTCAAACGGATCCAGTAACGCATTCTCATGTTTTTGTTTCCAAAGTCGTTAATCCGCCTTATATTATCTCAAGTCCAACTGGATGGAGGGAGTCATAATATTATTATCACATTGTAACCAATGATCCATCATTTAAATATGAAGGTGTGGCTTTCACGTTTGCAGGGTGTACAGGAGGTCGGTTTCTGCGTTTCATGTAGTCATCACGCTCCTTTTCGGTAAGTTTCCCCTCCCTAAATCTAACTGTTGATCTCTGCGATTCACCTGCAAAAGGAAATCCCAAAGACGCTCCCACATTAGCCGGTTTTGTATATGAGCTGTTGCTAGCCGAATAATGTTGTACACGCAATTGATTAAGTACATCAATGGCCGCGGATCCTTCATAAGCAGTTACGTTACCATTTTCTGACTGGGGTCTGTAATACAATGTTGGAACTCCTTTTAACCAAGGGGGTTTGTCGGATTGGGATACGTCTATGATTTGGACAAAAGAAGGTGCATATTGTTTGGCTTGCATAGATTGCACGACTTGTGCGTGGACGAAGAGAACCCATTCGTTCGAATTCACCGCAACATCCGCACTTTCATGGGATTTGAATAATTCGTCCATTTTTATTGAATATCAATATGTACAATAACGTATTTACAGTAATCAAGACAAAACACTCGACGCAGAAACGAATTTTGTACGCGGCCTTCCAAGTTTCAAATTAGTACCTGAAGAAACGGAACATCTTCTCTTTTTCTTGGACGAATATGAAGAAGACGAAGGAGATGTATCGAGCAAATCATTCCACGTGTTTGATCCCGAAGTCAAAAAAGATTTGTCCACAACTCCATACTTTCCACGTGACTGGAAACAACTGGCCCGGACTGGACGACCCTCTCGTTTCCTTTTCTCAAGTTCCGCTAATCTCTCAACGGCTGCTCTAAGGTATGTTGGTCCTAATGACGTTCGTGGTTGGCTGTTTAGATGAGGATGTCGCAAGACAGTCCGTCCATGTTTCTCGTACTTTTCCTTGATTCTAATATCCCATCCGACGTCAAAATAATATTGTAGTACCTCCTTGTACTTTGGTTTGGGGGGTGTCGAAATTGCCACCCAGTAAAAGGCGTAAAATAGTTCGGTGCTTTGATCATGTGAAAGAGATGGTGGCCATAATTGGACATTGGGAAATAGTTCCTTTTCATTTTTTTCATGTTTTAGCACGAGACGAATATAAGTTTCTAATGGTTCACAAACAGTATCAAAATCAATATCCCCATGCTCTTCCTCAACTTTAGTCTTGGCCATTTGAAGCATTGTTTCAGGTGACAAATCAAATATATGAAGTTTCTGTTCCGTTTCCTGGACGATTTTATCGCGTTTAGACAACGACGGAATTAGAGCTAGATGCGGAGGATGTTCTATTTCAAACTTGTCGAATAAGCATCCTCCATATGCAAAACCCGTCATCCGCTTTTTCAAAGCATAAGGTCGCTTCCTCACAATAATATCGACGTCTTGGATTTCACTTCTCATTGATTTTCTAAACGCAAAATCAATATCCTTTGCAAAACAAGTGGTTTCGCAAAAGTTGGAGACAGGATAAACGTCTTTTTCTTCTGATTTATCTGAATCGGATTCACGTGTGTCTTCTTCGTCACTTGATGATAACAATTCCGGTTCAGGAAGTGGAGGAAGTAAAACTACATGTTCCTCATGAGCATTCTTGAAGCAACTACTGAAATCCAAATCTAGCGGATGTGGTTGGGGAAGCAAACCAATTTTCGTCAATTCATCATCGTTTCTACCGTCTTCCAACCATAACGAATCGAGTTTCAAGTCATCAAACAAAGGATCGTAACAAACGTGATCCATCTTGATATCTGGCTCCTCGACCGTGAGTGTGGTAATGCTTGAACCGACATTACGTCGTGGAAAAATATTTTATGACGTAAGGTTTTCACGTAATTTCGACATTTTACCATATAAGTTCAAATCAGATTGAGATTATTATTACAACGAAAAAAAATAGTTTTAGCCGTCAACCATGGATAACCAACAAAATCAAGGAGAGGAGAAAAATGAATGCCCACCTCCTCCTTATCAATACCCCGGTACCATATTGAGCACCTTAGTTTCGGTTCCCGCGAACTCTAGTTTGCAAGAGGGAATGCTGCTTCTCCAACACGAATACGCTAGATTACATCGTATTGCCTCTTATCTCGATTGGCGCACACAAGAGTTGTTTGAGCGTGAAAAGATGTTGTACCATCATCAACTTGTATTTGATAAAACTCAATCCGACTTTTATCAACAACGATCTCGAGATTATCGTCGACAAATACCGCAAGAGACGCGTAAAAAACATCATCATAATAATCGTTCATCGCGCCGTGGTCATTCCGGTCGACACCCTAATAAGACGTATCAGAAACCTTCTGAAACTCCAGAATCGGAGGAGTTCATCTATCAGGAACGAGAATTTCCCCAATTGTCTAGCGATCAACCTGTTTAACATGGTTCTTCGAAAGACATGCATGAAACGCGCACTTTTGCTTTCCTTTCTTCTCTTTATTCCTGTTACTTTCCATCCTAGTTTTCAGAGTTATGAATATGTGACACCCGTTAGTTTCGTGTGTGGATACTGTTTCTTTATCAATGTACCCAGTTTCGCATTGTGGACGTATCGGAAACCGTTATGGTTCGAAGATCTTGTTGACGAAACGGCGATTTCACCAGATGCACGTGAACGATTTCAAAAACAGTTTGTGTATGTACTTGAATTTTTGTTGACTTGTGTATTTACCTCTATAGTCGATTATGGTATGTTTCGATTTCGATCGAGTCAGTTTTCGATTCTTGAAACATTAGCCCTTCTTGGTGGATTGCTTTCGTTGTTTGCGAAGATTCAAAGTATATCTGGGAAAGTAGTGTTATTCTACATAGCGCATCGTCGTGAAAGGGCTATATCTATTTCTTCTTTAGCACGAATGCGTGAGGATTCGTTAAACCAAACATGCAATGCGCCCATACCTATTCAAATGAATACAGTATCCTAAAAATGACTCGAAAAATAATACGTAGATCACGAAGATCTAGATTAACTATAAGGTATAACCGGACTAACAGACGCAAGTATCCAGCAGATTTATCGTCTTTACCAAATTTACCGTTACCTTATGAATTGCAACACATATTTCCTATTTCAATACGCGTGGAGCGATATGGGGGATTAAAGCATCGTCTACGTCATTGGACGAAATTTATCGATAAAAAGTTAGGTTTGGACGGACGCAATTTGAACAAACGACAATGGATCACAATGGGAAGAGTATCCGCATTAACAAAGATGAGAAGAGGGGAAATAGGATGTTACTGGGCTCATCGAGATGCTTGGAAAGAAATCATCGATCGACAATTACCCATGGGTCTCGTTTTAGAAGACGATATTTGCATGAATTACACAGATGAAATTTCTAATCGATTAACGCGATTCTTTAATGAGTTTAGGAACACGGAAATCGATTGGGACGTCATATATATCGGACATTTCAATCGTGGGCCGTACCGAGAAGAAAACAAATCATTTGGGGGTACGCAATTAGTTCGCTCCTTAGCATGTGACGGATGTATGATGTACTTAGTATCTCAGAAAGGGGCCCAGTTTCTATATGACCATTCATTACCAATGCGGGATCCCGTAGATATCTATATTCAACTGCATTCACAGGCTGGTAATATTAACTCCTTTTCATGGAAACCACGACTTTGTTTCTGTGTTAATGAAGGGTCAGATACAGGAAGCATTATTTAAGCGTCATGAATTCGTATCACGTTGTAGACGTCACCATGCCATTTTGATTTTCGCGTCAACGTATAAGAACGTCGAAATATGTTCGAGAATGTATGGATCGAGCTTCAATAACGCCATTGTGCTGTTATAATTTTCACAACATTATTAAGAACAAAAACATGTATGAACAATCCAACTATTAACAATGAAATCAAATTCACATTATTGAGCATCCACCGTGTCCGGAACCACATGAACCTTTAGCCGATTCAATTCCTCCAAAAATCCCTAAACCCGCCCCTACAGCAGCTCCAATACCAGCACCTATTGGACCTCCTAGCGCAGTGCCGAGCATTACACCCGCACCGGATCCTCCAATTCCGCCACTAATAGCCCCTCCTATTAATTTCGAGCCGCCTGGAGAACACCCTCCTTTTGGTGCAGGTTGACGATCGTCTGTGAACGTGAAGTATCCGAACAAATAATTTTCTAATTGCGCGATATCCTGGTTACTGTCTCGTTCTGCGTAACTAAAGAATCCTCCGTTGTTCACAAGAGTCATAAATTGATCAACTTGCACATACTGATCTTCCGATGGTCCTCCTCGAAACACAATCGTCCCTTTTCCTGGTCCTAAAGGCTCTTTTTCTTCCTGTGATTCAAATCCGTATCCCAGGAATCTTAGGATTAACGGCGATGAAGGTCGAATATTGAATGCCATGAATGGATTATTCGCAGGAGTTTGTGTGGTATAAAAGTTCGATGAGATACTTACTTCATGTGGTAAAACCCAGGGCAACTTTTTATGATTCGCTTCTCCAATTGCTTTACAGGCCGCAGTCGGTTCGTTCCCTGATCCACTGGATTGGACAGATCCACAGTCGGAAAGCTTTTTCGCACATCCACTTAGTTGGCATCCGTATGGACTCAAATAACCAGTTTGAACGAACGGACTTCCCCATTCGAAGTCTCCCGCCGCGATGTCTGTCTGGGGGTTATAAGACGTATGAAAAACACTATTTGGATTATTTGGCAGAAATTTCCATATCGGAAATGCGGGTGGACGTAATCTGCATTCTAACCATCCTTTCCATTGTGGAGGTTGCCATGCTAATGGACTTCCATATTTGTGGTACACTTCATATCCTGTTAGAATTGTTCTTCCACCATTAACGGAAAGCGCCAAATTCGAAAGAGCCCAAACATTCACATTGACCCCTTGAATTGTTTCAGTAAGGAGAGGGCCTGCTCCAAATATGTTTCCGTTTCCGTCGACCGTCGCGTTTCCAGCGTAATTATATAATCGAGCTGAAATTCCGACACACCAATCGTCAATAGACATTACAGGAGCAGGGAATGGCATTTTTTTGACGGTACCATATCGGGTCGCCAAAGATGTAAGGAAGTTCGGTGTATTCTTATTTCCGAACGGTTTTGATAAAGTTGATGTTACTAATGACGGTAAATCAACGGCAAGGGCTACCTTCCACGGACTTATACAACTCAGATGCTGTTGCGATTTCGCGTTACCCCGGTACCACTTGAACAAAGGGGCGTGCTGAAATCTCGCAAAAATTATTTTTATCAGTAGATACACAATAAACCATACGAACAAAAGCAACAGAAGATGTTTTTGTATATAGTCAGGCGATAACTTCTTTTTCATCGACGAGAGCATGGTGAAAAAGAAAAAAATTCTTTATTTTCGTATACTAAAATAGGAATATTCAATGAAATGGCTAAAGCAAAAGGGAAGACAATCAGCAAACTAAAAAAGGATGTCAAATCTATGCTTGATCATCCAGTAAAGCTAGTCAAAAGCATTCTTCATGTCGGTTTTCTCATCGGATTTGTATGGATGCTCGTTGCCTTCTTCAAGTTTCTCCATGGTGGACTGGGACAATTAGTCAAGGAGCTCTTAGGAGATGCCGCGCAAATCGCTAATGCGCTCGGAAACGCTCTAAGAGGAGCGTTGAACATTGCGAACAAATGCCTCGGTGGAAAGGATAATTCGGGAAAAAGCGTCTCTACTGGATCGCAAGTTGGAAATTGTTTCGGGTTGATTGGTATTGTTCTTGGACTTCTCGTCGGTGTGCCGTTACTCGGATATTTAGGGAAACGCTTGATTAACCGAGTCCGAGATGGATCTGAGTTCGCCAAGGAAGGGCAAGACAAGATCATTGACGCCGCTCAGAATAATATGGAAGATTGGAAATCTGAAATGAGAGACAAGTTAACAGAGAGTCTGGTAGAGAAGGGCGTGGACGAAAAGGAAGCTGAATCGAAAGCTACAGAAATAACCGAGAGCGCCTTCCGTGAATCTTTCTCTAAAGTCATTCAAAGAATTCAAGAAGATGCGTTGAAGAAGACCACCAACGAAAGGGATCAACAAATTCTCGACAACGCACAGAATATGGCGGAAAACGAGTCAAAGCGGCAAACCACAATGGTTGATGGTATTCCAGTTAATGAGGACGACAGAGAGGAGATTCAAAACGAAGTTGACGATGAGCAAGAGAATATGGAGTCCCAAATGAACGAGGCAATTGATGGGTAACTAATCAAATAGTCCAAATCCCATGTCATCTGAAGAGGATGAATCGTCTGTCTCACTAAATGGAGAAGGTGGTTCAGAAATTATTTGTTCCTTACTTGTACTTTTCTGATCTATTTCCGACCAAAGATTTCGGATACAGTTCGTCAATAGAAATGTTGTTAATGGATTCACTAACCATTGCATTTGACGTTTTGGAGATTCATTGCTTAATCTTCTAATCACATTTGATGAAAGAGCCTTATTGCTTTGGTTAATGTAATCTTGCGCTTCTTTGCATAATTCGTCCATTTTCGACAATGCTTGTCCTTTGTTCTCTTCAATGATTTACATAGTTTGTATTGCACTCTAGTATTCTTTTTGATTTGAGATAATGTAAACTTTACTAAATACATGCTGTTCCTGCGTCATTGTAACATCCGAATTCTCCTTGAAAGTTTGCGCATCGACAACCACGACCATTTGCTAAACATTGAGGGTAAAATCCTCCTTGTCCGTAGTTGCACTTGTTCTGCGTCACTCGAGCTCCAAAGCAATTACATGACCCAAATTTCGTTTGCGGGGTTGCATAACGTGGGTCGTAGCTATCCGCTACAAGTGGGTAGTAATACCCTGCAACTGCTCCATACGGGTAAGATAACGGCAAGCTGAAACTATTATAGAACTGAGGACCAAAGTACCGCAATGCCGTATTCGCACCTCCTAGTCCGTGTCCCGACAGACGAAAATTCGGTAATAGTCCGTGAGTTGCTGCGAAACTCATCTTTTCTTTCTATTTACGAAATTATACCCTCCTTTTCTTTTTGTCCATGCCGAATACGAGAAGCAATACAATGACAACTGCCGCGATAACTCCGATAGCAATCCACATATCCTTCTTCTTCTTGTCTTCCTCTGATGGGGTCAAATGAGCTGGTTTTGGGGATGCCATACTTAATGATTTTGTTCTTAGACTTTTGTTTGTTGAACATAAAAAAAAACATCATGACTGATCATAGACAGTTCGTTGAACGAACTTTGTTACCGGATGATTGCTTTCAGTGCGAAGAAGATATTGATCCCAGGTGGATAGTACGTATCATCACGGAAGAGGGAACTCGATTGTGTTTCCATATACAGAAATTGGCGGAACTTCAAAAGTCAGGAAACAGTCCTTTCGTATTTTCGGCTAGGGATAATCAACAGCTATCGACTCTTTACAATAATTGGTTCAAAGTCAGAAAACAACCCATTCCTGAACACAGACCGCGGAAACGGCAACGGGTACGACGACCCGCCGTTCAGTTTTTTGATAATGCGTTAGAAGAAGCAAAACAAGAAGTAGAAGAATCCGAAGAAAACAAGTCCGACATATCGTCCGAAGTCGAAGAGGAAATCGCGTCTGCCCCATTGTGGATTGAGGAGGAAGGTATTACTCCGGAACATTGGAAAACTGAAAAGTGCGGTGTTGATCCAATATCACAAGATGAAATACCTGCAGACCGTCAAATTCGACTAAGACTGAAAGGAAATCTTCAATGTTATGATGTCCTTGAACTATATAAGTGGTTGCAAATTGAGAGCACGGAACCAGGATCACGCACATTCTTCTCTCCTGCCCAACTCGATCGCATTACGAAAAAATATCGCGAAGTTAGTGGAGATAAAAACGCAGAAAAGCTCACATTCATTCGAAAACAACGTGTACCCCGAAAGGAACAGGAAGAAATGGATCTAGAGCATGCATTACGGTTATCGCGGGAAGAAGAGGAGGAGCATCGTTTAAGAATGCAGCCAAATGAACGAAATATGATTGTTGCACAATTGCTTGAGCACGGTGCGTCTCCCGAAGAAATTGAGAGGGCTATTCGTGGCGATTAACGTTATTGGGGTTAGATGTCGCCATTTATAAATCTAATAAGTTCTCCCTCATCCTTATTGCAATCAATTAAAAATTTTCGTCTCCCATCCCTTACGAATTTTGCATATTTGAAATGACGCGTGTCGATCAAATTAGACCAAAAGCGTCGTGTTGGCTTAAACCATAGTTCATTTCCTACGATAATTGCGTCTCCGATTAAACGAAGGTATGGTGTGGGATCACGTAAAGGTTGTATTAGCACGCCAAATGGTTTCTTTGGCTTATGTATCTCCATGTGATTTTCTTCTTCTTTGAATAAATAATAAAAGATCAAAAAAAACAATGGCTGATTTAGTATTAGCGTTAGGTGTTTTAGTTGGAGGAGGGTTAATTTATTACTTGGACGAAGAGAAGAACGTAAAAAAATCAGAAGATGTAAAGAGCAAAACTGTGAAAAAGAAGTGGGTGGACAAAAACTTAGATCAAACAGTGGCGCTGGTAACAGAACCTTCACCTGGAGTTGAAAGATTGGTTGTTATTCAACCTGAACCACCAGAACAAACAGATAAGATTATAGGTAAAAAGATACCAAGTGTTCCCGTTCAGGTAGTACCAGCATCAGGTCCTCCTATTGCACCTCCTATACCGAAGTGGTTCAATATAACACCGGAAGAAAGAGAACGTTTCGTGGAACCTATGCGTCGACCAGAGAAAGAAATTAACATCGGACATCATTCAGAAAACAAGGAATCCCGTGAGGCACTCCTTTCCGATATTCGAAAAGGAACACCTCTCCGTTCACACGCGAGGATGGGTTCCAAAACCGATCCTGAAGCAGCCTTGGAGCATTCGCAAAAACCTACCATGTTCCAAGCACTTCAGGAAGAGCTCGCAACAAGACGAACTTACGTACACCCGAAAGATGCAGAAGAAGACGAAGAAGAAGATGAATGGGAAACAGATTGAATAGTGGTCAATGAAGGAAGTTGGTCCAGAAGATGTTTGTGGCGAATAATAAACCTTTTCAATGTTATTTCGCAAGATTTTTTAGTGAGATAAATTCCATGACATTCGATACCATATACCAAACGTTGAATTAAGCTGATGTAAAGTCCATAAAACCATCCAAAAGCATGCGCCACTTTAAGATGGGATTTCCATTCCGGAAAATGGGAAACTCGATGAAATCCTTCCCCGAGATTTCCTTCCAAATGTAAGTAATAGCGGAAACACGTATCGTATGTATCACACGCTCTTCTTAGTTCGTCGCATAAATAGCCATGGGTTTCTTTCTCATTTTTGGTCTCAAATAGCATTTGAACGTTCGTCAGTTCATTAGAAGCTATAAGTAAATTGTCGAATGTATTCACAGAAGTAGACATGACGAAAACAAAAGAAAGATGAGTAACCAACAATAAACTAATAGATGTGAAGGTTACATCGACGAAAAATAAATTTTCACATTTTTTGTGTCACGTAAGATAAACTTCTATTATGGGAACGAAGAAGCTAGATAAACTCTAAATCAAACGTACTTTCAACTTCTCAAACAATATTACAAATAAATATAGTTTCAAACGTTCACTTGTTGACGAGAAGAAAAAAATATAAACTCAATTTATGGTGTATCATAGACACGTTTCACGACGATATTAACTGCTTTATTTTCAAACGTAATTTTTGTCTATTTTTGTTCGTCATTTCATAAACCAGCATGGGAGTCTCTTTTTCCGTCGATACACGTGCAGAACAACCACCATGCGAACTCCCACGTTTACGTGAAGGGAGATGGTCTTTTGATCCTGATTTCAAATGGAATGAAGATGAGTCAGATAACGAACGTCCATTGACCATTCGAAAAGTGCACGATCAAGCGGATTTGTTTAAACCTTACTTACCGCCTAATTACGAAATTGTTTGTATCGGTGTTGATAACGGTATTGAACCTGAAAATCCTGAAGAGTGTCCATGGATATATCCTCGTATATATAACGAAAGTTTTGTAGCTTATTTGGACTACTATGCCTTCATGAAAAGGAAGTCAATTCTTATGTCCCCGACTTATTTCGTGTTTTTACTTCTCCAAATGACTGGAGGCATTCCGAACGTGACAAAGGACGGGAAGTTCCAACACGAAAAAATGTCGATTATGAATAACTACAAATCAATTGACGATATTGTGGAAGATCATAAGGAAAACGTCCATATTTCAGATCATGATATGTTTCCTTCTCGAAGTCTATATAACGAGTTTCGCGCACATCTACCGGACTCACGAAATGAGTTTCCATTGGCCTTAATGGTGCCTTTTCATTCCACGAAAGAAGATCCTTCGTCGGTTGGTTTGGCTTCCGTGTCCGAAGGTCAAAAGTCGACAGCTTTTGTCTGTGTTCCGCTTACAGAGTACTATCGAGTTGGATCGCGGAAAGAATGGTCGGAAATATTTTCTTGGTTCAAAAAGCATTATGTCGAATTTATCGCTCGATTCATTGATTATCCTGGTTTAATGGGATTCGTTCAAACTATGTACGATTTATTGAGACTCATGAATCTCTCTGACTGGAACACTAATTTAGTTAGAGGACGCACTATTCATATTCCACGTAATATCCAGCAGTTCGTTGGTAATCCTCATTCTAGTGCACCTGGATCGAAATATGAATTTCAAGTGATCGGAAACGTTTTTCGTGAACATTCTGATTTTATTGAACCTTGTCTTCACTGGGCAATTATAACTAAAAATGATAATAAGGTTGACCCTCCATGTGAACAATATCTTTGATTTGCTAAATAAAACAAAACATTTTTATCATCCTCATCCGCAATGAATAGTGAAGCTGTTACGTATTCACCAAATGTCAACTTACAAACCATGACGGCTCATTACTCGAGCGTCAATGTGGCGGCTACTTTAGGTCTACCACAGGCATCACTCGGACCGCCGGAAATCGGTAAAACCTACATTCCCAAAATGAATGCCGGGATGCGCATTACCGTCCCATTTCTCGCGCCACATATTGAAACGTCCATGTTAGCGGCGGCTGGTGTTTCGCATCCACAACAGCTTCCTGCTTCATTTGACTGGCGAAATATTCAAGACGTACTGAAATCTCCTTCATTCAAGGGATTACATTCGTCACAAGTTCCGTCTCCTTTGTTATTCGGTGTTGATAATCAATATACATGTGGTACATGTTGGGCAATGAGTTCCGCAACGATGATATCTGATCGCTGGGCAATCAAAAGAAAAGAACCAAATCCTCATTTATCGACTACGCCCATCACATCGTGCGCTACACGATCCGGAGTGCATGGATGTGACGGAGGCTTTCCGGCCGATGCAGGACATTTCTTAGAGAAGGTTGGGACTACAACAAATGCATGTTATCCGTTTTCTGCGTGGTGTAGTGGAGTCGGACATTGTGGGCCTGAACCACCTTCGTGTTCATCTGTGTCCGTCGGTAAATGCTTGAAATCAGGTCAAGATCCGGTACGATATAAGGCGACCCGTAATTCAACCCGATCACTCGGTCAAGGTTCAATTGATGAGATTAAACAACGGATGAAACTTTCCATATTTCTACATGGACCATTAGTATGCGCATTTAACGTGTTTGGAGATTTCATTCAGTTCGGTCTTCACCAACCTCCTGGACAAGAAAACAAGAATATTTACGCGCACGTGACGAATTCCACCGTTAATGGACATGCGCATGAGCACCAAAATCCTTGGGCAACAGGACATGGGTCGCTAGGTACAGACGATAAGTTGGTGGGACGCCACGCAATCACGGTGGTGGGATGGGGAACAGGAAATCACCCGAAGTACGGGCAACTAGAATACTGGATAGTTAGAAACTCATGGGGTCCGTCATGGAACGGAACCGGGTACTGGAGACATGCCGTTTCGGTTCCATCGAAAAGAATAAATACCGACACAGGGTTGGATCTTCCAATTAAATTAGGTGCGGGGATGTTATTCGGTGGCGCGACCGTTTGGGAAGCAGATGCAACATCAGGTCCTCCTCTAACTCAGTTGGTTACCAATGGGAAACAACCAGCAGCTCCATCGAAAAACAAATCTCATGCATATTTATGGGTTCTAGCAGTTGGAATTGTTATAATGTTAGTGATTCTGTTTGTTATAACCTCAAAATCTAAAACCAAAGGTTTAACGATAAGATAAGTTTTGGGCGTATGAAATACTTAGTGGATCCAGTAAATTACTTATATTATTCTTTGTTAGTCGTGGTGTTTTAGTGGCGTATTTCCATGGTTGAGATGCAGTTATAGTGTTTTTAGATACTAAAGGTTGTAAAACTTTAGGTTTTGGAAGCGACGTTTCCAGGAGGGATGTGGAGTTCCATTTGCGAATACAAAGTACCAAAGTCGTCAAAATGATTCCGAATACAAAAATCGCCACTGTCCACACGATTATCGAACGGTATGGTTTGCTCTTACTATCTTCATTCGACATGACGGTATAGCTTTTAACATTGTTGTCGAAAGAAAAAGATAAAGAAAATGGTTGTTGATGCTGCGTTTGAAACTAATCCATATGACTTATTAGTTCCTACCAGGCATGTGACGACGACAAATGACCTCAAAGACATCAGGAGCGTTCAAACACATTCCGAAAAAGAAGAATTAAGTTCTACTAAATGGAATTGGATTGCGTATTTAGGTGGTTTACTAACATTCGCGGCAATTATTCCTCAAATCCTACATGTGTACCGGAAAAAATCTGCGAAAGATCTTTCATACACGTTTATGTTCATGACAATTCTAGGAGTGTCGTTGCTTCTGTTGTATGCATGGACAAACCGTCTGAAACCCCATATCATAAACAACTCGGTATTTTTATTTTTGTACATAATTCTGCTCTATTTAAAAATACATTACGAACAACCCTTTTGATACTTAATTACACACCTTTTTCTTCACACGATGTCATGATTTCTTTTTGGGGAAGAATAAAAACAGTTGAAGTATGGAACTCATTGTAACCGTTGGATTGGTCATTATTGTCGTTACATTTATCGTGTTATTGCTTTCGTCTAAAAACAAACCAGAAAAAAAGCTTAAGCTATACCAGCAATACAGCTTAGAAGGTCAGGAAGAAAACGAAGGAGTAAATTGGGCTAATTCCCTCATTTATTTGGCCGGATTCGAATGGGACCCGGCACAAAAAATATATATAACGAGACGGAACGCCATGCAAAGAATTGGAGGATACACTTCACTATATGATGATTTGTCTACGTTACTCAATATGGTCATCGATATCGAACCTATCAGGTTCTCGTACGCAGGAGTCAACTACATGATAGAATTGTGGAAAGGACAATATTATGCAGCGACGGGCTGCGAAATTGGTATATACACCGAACTTAAAGGAAGACCAGGAGTATACAAATGCGCAACGAATGATCAAATGTTGCATATGTCATATACCTTGCTGCATATAGATGCATCACGTCAAGTACAGCAAGTGTTCAGCCGTTCCGGAGTACATTGGTGGTTAACGGGATTCAAACCAGGGTTCTTTTCGTCACCTACACAGCTATATATGGACAATATAAAGATTATATTTCCATCGACCTCCATGGCGGATACATTCTATCATGCCCTTCTCGCACATTTTCATGCTCGTCGCACTGATCGTACTTATAGTGTATCCGGAACCACGGTTAGCTTTTCGTGGCATAAACCGACCTTTCTTCAACCAAACATTCACCTGCGTTCGGTCTTTCTTAAGTATAACCAATTATTAACGGAAGGATCGAATAATATAATGAATAACAATTACGCTCCATCTGCAATCAATGACAAAATCGTTGAGATTCAAAGTTTTCTCGAGCAAGGTGATAACTTCTTTAGTTTCATTGACTACTTGATGAGTGGAAATCCATCGATATTGGTGGCCGTGACTCAATGGGACATAGTACACGGAAATGATGACATGGCCAACCTTTTCTCTTTTTTAGCGCAAACGAAGCGACATATGCCTAAAATTCATACAGGATTGATCAATTTCATTTGCTTTTTTGACAGGAGCGTCACTTGTTCAGTATGGCGAAAACTGAAGCATTCGCATGTTTAAGGAGAGAAATTAGAACAAACACATTGATGATGAAGTTTGTCGCAATTCGTCATGGAACTAATTGGACCTTCTGGGCATTCATTGCATGGACGTAAATCTCGTTCCCCATTTGATCGTCGAATGGCCCAACAATTGTCTTTTCCCGAGAGAAAACATGCATCTTTCGATGTATCTCTTTCACATGAGGAGACATGAAACCATGGATACTGTTTCGCTGTATATTGCGGAACATGTGCATAATGCGTTTTGTCAACGTTATTATTCATAATTTTCTCGTTTTTTTTATTAAACTTAAAAATTCATTGACAAATACAAAACTGTTAAATAGATATTCCAAAATACGTCATTCATCCCCATTTGCTGTATGTGGAGAACTATTCTATCCTTGACGAAACATGGCTCATGATCGTCAAAAGATTGAAGTCGAAAAAACAGCAATAAATTAGAATTGGTGTACATTAGTTGAACAAAATGAAGCATTTGAGACAACGATAACATTGGATCATTGAAAAGAGCGATAAACTCATTCGGAAACAATGACCTAAAAGCTTTCAAATACTCAAGACGTTTCTCAAATCCCAATAAGTCAATGAAGACATGCACGCACAATTTTGGCCTAATACCCGACACATTTATAATTTCTTCTTGTTGCTTCAAAAACTGATTCAAAAGGTCGACATCGAACAACGTCCGGCACATATTCAAAAACGCGTACGGAGTCCATTGAGAAGATCGGACAAAATGTCGAATCCTGCATATAAACTCGAACAAGTGTTTACGAGAAAAAATATCTAGAGCTAATTTATTTGTTATTCCAACACCAAGATGCGATGAATCAATACCAAGTCCCATTTTGCGCGGAGAAATACAATCGATAACAAGAAAATTGAATTAAAAAAACAATTAACGAAATGACACGTACAGATATGGAAAACCTTTGAGAGATTTGAGTTTTTAATGGTTTCGGCGTGCTCATCCCATAGTAAAAATTTATTTTACGTTGCCTAAATTTAGTTTACCATCTATTTTTAGCTCGTCAGTTTTTATGACGTGAAAATTTCTATATTTAGAATTTTACTCGAATAAGTCCCTTGATCCGTTGACTGACTTTTTCTTTTGATCCTTTCCTTTCTTCAATGCTATCACTTTCCTTCTCGAACTCTTATCCTCATTTTTGTTGTTTCTTCACTATGTCTGTTCCTGCACGTAATTCAATCGTCGAGTTTTCCGCTCCTACTCATTCTGACCTTTCTTCTTGTTTACTGCTCGAACCATTGGGTCAATTACCGCACGACCTTTTCTGGTTCAATATGAACTACGATATCAAATCAATAATATCAGCTGCTCCCTCATCGAAAACAGATACAAGCAATTTTCCACTCAATCTTCCACTATGGGATTCTCCTACTCTTGACAAACCCTCTTCAACAAATTCGTGTACGGATAAATGTGACAAAGACATTCTTACTGAGTTTGAAAACAAACTGGCGTCATTGATGCCTATCCCGATTCGATTTCGGGATTGTAACACGGCTACTCGGCCTTGTGACGAATCGTTCGGGTTTATTGTTTCTATCCGTGTTTCACAACGTAAGAACTTCGGACGCACCCAGCTCAAGTTTATTGTCTGTGATGAAGAATTTCAGCTGATGTCAATGTATCAAGCAGCTGTTCGATGTTCGGAAAAAGTTCCAATCAAAATATCATCCTCGCTATCTGTGTTTTTCATCCCGTCTCCCGATGGCGATGAGTCTTGGGTCACTGTTGATTCCGCATTTCCTTTGCCTCTACGTCGTATCGAAATGGATACTATTCGGTGTTGGAACGATACATTTTCACTTTCATTCGGGCGATTCCTGGAACAATCGGTCGAATACCAAAAAAAAATTCCTGATTGGCGTATATTGCAACAAAATGCTCTTTTGTTTGATGTTCGTCGCAAGAACCAAAAGACCACTAAGAAACGGGTTCGAGAGGAAGTGAATGAATGTCACCGATCCCGACTGATTGAAAAAAAGAAACGGCATGATGATAACCACGATGAGTCCAGCGATTGTGAAGAGGACCATCGAAATGACGAAAATGCGGACGTAACTAATGAACTTGATGATATTTTGTCGACCAGTACATGCATAGGAGACGTATCTTCTCAAGATCCGATTATTTGTTCTCCCCCTTATTTGTTACGCAAAGCTCGCCCTCGATTTCTATCTGAACCATCTCCAGCATTATCAACGACTCTACTTGGAACTCGCTTGTTTGGATCTATCGAAGAGTACATAGATATCCCGACGAAAGAAATAGACGAATTTACTTCTGGTCTTCGTTCGTTCATGTTGGGAACCTATACGAATAATGTCGGTGATACATTGATGAATTCTTTGCGTTTTCAATATTCTCTCTGCCACTCTTTCTCATCGTCAATTGTCGAAGGCCAGGACGTAGACGGATTTTTATATTCTTTTCGTCAGTACTTGTATGGGAAGGATGTTGACGTGCAAAAAAGAATGGCTTTATTGCATTCATTCTCTTTTCAACTGGAAACGTGTGTAAAATCAGCAGGTCCTTCTCTTACCCAAATAGATGAATTTCAACGAAAGTTGAATGAACTCGATTTCGGGGTTCGTCAGTTTTGTCGAGATTTCCTATTTGCTCCTGACGTGAAGTCGAATTTGCTGCATACTTTTCGTTTTATTCTGGGAAGTTTAACTGGGAATCTAACGTTTCCGCTTTCGCGTAACTTCACGTCATGTGACTTAGATGCGTATTTTCGCCATTTGCGTTCTTTTTTTCGATCTCAATCGGAATCTACTTCAACTAATTCATTTACTGTTCTAGATACTTTGCATTTTCAACTAACTTGTTGTCGATCATCTTTATCGTCCACATTGTTTACTCATGGAACCAACTAAGAATAATTCGAATACAAACATGCCCAAACCTAAAGTTGGAACACCAGTTAATTTGAGTCGTAAACGTGTTCGCGCTTTCCCTCCTGGTCATGTTTTTCGACCAGTGCGACCCACTTCGCGTCGTAGTACGTGAACAAGATAATGTGCTCGTAAAAAAGACGAAAATGGAATCTGATTTCGACTTTACTATTCAACAACTTAATTTGAAGTTGAAAATTGCGCGATTACGCCTCCTTATTTCTTTGTGTGAATCAGCCCAGTCTCTTGTGTCGAGGGTACAATCCAATAACATGGATGCTTTAACCTACGAGAATGGGATAAAATTTGTGAAATTTGCCTTAGATGTTTGTAATAGTGTTGATCTAGACGAATTACCCCATTTTCATCAATAAAACAACCTATTGTCGTTGAAATACTACCATATGAGAAATATCCACACAGTCTTTTGAACAAGTCCGAGAAAGAAAGACGAACGTTTTTGAAGGTAACGGCCATCCGTCCCGTCGAGCTATAATATATACGAGGACATAGATAGGCAACATGTATCCGTTAATAGACACGGAAGGGAACTCCTGACGATTCGTAAGCCATCTTCTTCGTCGAGATGGATTTGTGATTACCACACTGCATGGATGTTCTTCATCGCATAATTCTACTTCTCGCTTGTATTCCAAGATAGATCGAGAAGGTTCATATTCTCGTTCATGTTCCCTGCTTCCATGTCGTTCACGTAATGCTCGTGGTGCTAATGTTACGATGAACGGTGCCACAACATCTTGATAAACAGCGAGTATCTGTTCACGCATCTCATTCTTCTCTCTTTGAGTCATTCTACCGGAATCAAAATAATGTAATGGTTCAAGAACTTCACGCCAGTCCATCTTCGTCTATTTTACGATCCTCGTTGATTTATTCTTATAAATTTCCAATATTCATTTCACCCTCGTTAACGAACGACCTTAATGAAGGATGGCATACAAAAACCTTATCCTCAAAAAAATAAACAATTTGTTTCGTACACATACATAATATATGATAGATGTTTATCGAATCAATACCCTCGATACAAAGACCAATAAGTACTCTATAGGAAGGGAACAACACTGGATCGTTAGAAAAGACAAAGAATTCAACGACGAAAAGAGTGCAAAACTATACGTCGTTGAAAAAAGTAAAATTTTTACGGATTGTATAGCATTATTGGGAAGTAAGAGTATGAAATTGGATCAAACCAAAAAAAACGAATATTACAACGATTTTTGCTTTAATGATGAAAAATACCTACTTTATCGAAGATTCTTTTTGGGGTATCCTCCAATCAATGAAATTAAAAGATTGTTACGAACGAATGGGATACAAACTTATTAACTGAATTTTTTTTTACATCTATCTTAATTATGAAGAACCTTAAATATATATGGATATTGTTAGAGAATTTTATACATCAACATGGATAAGGAAGAAAAAGAGTGCAAACTGTATTACAAGGCATTTAACGATGATTTAACATGTAGGGGAATTCAATATGAAGTAGGAAAAACGTATCATCTTGAAAAAGGAACCGAGCTTGAAATGTGTAAAAGAGGGTTTCATTGCTGTGAATTAGCACTGAATTGTTTAGAATATTATGGTCGTAATTCCGTTTTTGTGAAGTTCAAATTGGATCGAACTATATTACACAAAACGGAAAAACAGTTACAGACTCCATAACTATCTTACGAGAAGTAGAACGCGAAGAAATCGATGAACTTCTCACTGGGAAGGTTATATTCTCAGATTGGTCCGAACAATGGTTTGTAAAAGGACAACGTCATCGGGTAGATGGACCTGCTATTATAGATGCAGATGGATCAAAACAATGGTGGTTTAAAGATCAACTTCATCGAAAAGATGGACCTGCTATTATAAATGCAGATGGATCAAAAGAATGGTGGTTTAAAGGTCAACGTCACCGAAAACATGGACCTGCTATTATAGATGCAGATGGATCAAAACAATGGTGGTTTAAAGGTCAACTTCATCGAAAAGATGGACCTGCTATTATAAATGCAGATGGATCAAAACAATGGTGGTTTAAAGGTCAACGTCACCGAAAAGATGGACCAGCAATTATAAATGCAAACGGAGACGAATCATGGTGGTTTGAAGGTAAACCTCACCGAGAACGTGGACCAGCATTTAAAGATGCAAATGGTCGACGAGAATGGTGGTTTGGAGGTCGACGTGACCGAAAACATGGACCGGCTATTATATGTGCAGATGGTACAGAAGTATGGTATCGAAATGGTAAAAAGTGTGACCCATTTTTTAATTATTAATTATCTGATTTTGTTTCGGACTGATTTCAATTTGTCGATTTATTCATTCTCTTCTTGAAAAATAAAAATTCGAACATCACTAAATACTAGCTAGGTGAATGAATATGAATTCCCGAAATTGCGTCAATTATCATTGGAAACGTACGACCGGAATCGTGTACGAAAACGGAAAGCGCAACGCAAAAGCGTTTTCGACGAGATTTTATGGATTTGCATGTGCGCAAAAGAAAGCGAAGTCATGGGTGAACAACATGGAAAAGTCGTACAAGAAAAGACAAAAAGATCGCAAATTATTAAGAGAGAAAAAAAACGAAGACTAGCTATTTATGTGACGTTTGAGTTTGAAAGAATCTGGTCACATTTTTTGACGACTAGCTCCGTCCATCGAATTATACGTTGATAGTCAAACTTGAAATGTGTAAAAGTGGGTTTCATTGCTGTGAATATTATGATCGTGATTCTCGTTTTTGTGAAGTCCGAATTGGATCGAACTATATAACAGACAAGGGAAAGACAGTTATATACTTCAACCTTTTCATAATTTATAACTTGTATGGTTTTTTTTATGATTTTTGAAACATAACATTTTGTAAAATTTGTGTGTTCTTTCCATATACAATAGGTGGAATTTTGGAAATGCTTGATTTGCAATGCTTTCTGTTTTCCGGACTTGAACAATCACAATAATCACAAATATCTTTCCATCCGTGTTTTTTCAGGTCTGTTATTGTGATTGGGCCATATTCTTTTTCTGTCCGCCATGAACATCGTTGATTCGAATTCCATTCTCCCATTTTCTGATTTGGCAAACATTTTCCTCCTTCAGGGTGGGAATACCAATGACCTCCGCGTGGCTTAAAGCGGTCAACTTCTTTTCCAACGAATACAGAAGATCCGGAATTACAATAATAAGGTTTCTCTACGCTGGTAGGATCTAATAAACCATTGGGGTTACAAAATGAGTAGTTCCCGAAAGGACGATTGGTGATCAAATCATAGCCGTATACTCGTTCAGATGCATATTTTCCGTGTCGTAAAGGGGCTTCTGTTGTCAAATAACCTACTAACCCTTTTGAATCTGCGGAATCACGATTTGTAAGAGTCGGATCAATTCCTGCATGAACAACTTGAAGTTTCTGTGTACCTTCTGCGTAAGGTGGAAAATCTAGAATATTAGATGTTAAGGCCACAACTTGAAGTTCTTTCATTGCCTGAATAGCACCTGTCCAATTATTAAACTTTAAGACCAAAGATATTTTTTTGCTAGGGTCTTGAACTTCAGTTTCGTACTTGTCAGATGGAATAATAGGTGCATCGGCACCAGTCAGCTCCATGTAGAACTGATACCATTCTTGAATCCAGACAGGATTTTGATTGAAGTAAGAATCGTGAAAGTTCGTTTGAACAGGGTTCTCATAGAGTGCATGAATACTAATTGGTATGTCATTGAATGAATCAACTCCAGAAGCATCTGGATTTAAGAGTTCGACTTCTATAATCGTGAATTCTTTAGGATTTCCGTTTGCATTATTAATATATTGCTTTTCGTTGCGTAAAACTCGAAATTGTCGTTTTCGAGGAAGTAGAATTTGATACGCATAATTACTTGAATCATGTTTGTAATGACATTGGGTACCTTGAGGCAATTTTAATATCATTATGGCGCACGATTCTTGGGTGGAATGTTGGAGAGAAGCACGAACTCCCGCGCAAGTATATGCAAGTGCAATTTCGGGTTGAAGGGTAGTACTCATATACCCGTTTAATTCAAATTCATCTCCCGTTTTTTTGTCTAAAAACAGTCCTGCATAGGAGAAGTATAATTCGTCATTTTCAAGTCCTTTGTAGACCGTCGTCTCATGTGGAAGACCGGGCATTTGTGAAAACGCTTCATCCATTAATTGAATAAATCGAACCATCCAAGAACATGGGTAGCCAAGGTGTCCCCAGCTCTTCCTATCCGATGGAAACAACCAGTGGGAGTCTTCGCATTGTGTGCTTAAGGTTTGAAGCAACTTTTCTAAATCTTCATCCGTATTTTTCGCATAATTCCATCGATAAGTTCCGTATTGCATAAAAAACAAGTAATATCGTTGAAATAACTTTTTTTTGTCGGTGTGCGATAAATTAGAAAATCGGAATTGGTCGACTACAAACGTTAAATTGTTAATTACCTTATAATGATGATCATAATAGAACGTAAACGCTGCACAATACTTATCAAATAAGCTAATGGGTGCATATTTTTCATTTCCTGACCGTTGGCAATATTGTGGCACAAATTTAGAAGCGATTTGAGGACATGCTTCATGTGCTAATTTCAAATTTTTACCGTCTCCCAGTTCAGGTTTGGAGTATCCGATGTATAAATCTCCTTTCCAAGGACGAGTTAACGTTCGAATAATTCTTCGCTTATGTGCAGGATTCTTGTAGCTTTCCTTGCATAATGTTACATTTTGTTGGATAGAATTTGCAGAATCTAAAAATGACGATGGAATTGAACCATCTCTTACCAATTGACAAATTGATTTCAATGGATAACCTCCAATATCAGGATAGATAGAAAGTAATAAATCAGAATATTTTTCAATTGACTCTAATTCACCTTTCGTTAAACTTATTGGAAAAAGGTACGAAATTTGATTTCTATAGGCTACAGAATAGGTGCTATAAGATTTTCTACTTAACATGCACCATCCTAGTCCCACAATACATAATATGAGAACAAACAAAATAATTATTTTGACACTCATATTTTACTAGTAAAGCTAAAATTACAAAGTACGTTGGATATAAGATACTCCCCCAATCATAAGATAAAAAAAGAACAAAACATAGGTGGACCATCTTATCGTTGACGTACTCCATCAAACCACCATTCTTGTTGACCATCTGCATATATAATATCCGCCTAGTATTTAGTGGTGAAAAGTTACCATTTGCATGAAAACCATTCACTACTATGCAAGTTAGATTTTATGGATTTGCATGTGCGTAAAAGAAAGTGAAGTCATGGGTGAACAACATGGAAAAGTCGTACAAGAAAAGACAAAAAGATCGCAAACTATTAAGAGAGAAAAAAAACGAAGACTAGCTATTTATGTTACGTTTGAGTTTGAAAGAATCTGGTCACATTTTTTGACGACTAGCTCCGTCCATCGAATTATACGTTGATAGTTACGAAATATGCGCATCTTTTCTAGAATCACGTCTCGCATGCGTCTAATATGGCTTTGAAGATCCACCTTCCTTTTTTCAAACTTAAGTACTTGATCCGCATTTGTTAACATATCGTCCACGTCGATTTTGTATGCGAAAACTTCTTCAATACTATCACATATACCCATTGTATTTTCCATCATTTCGCGATTGAGCATGATGGTTGGGAGATAGTTGATTCTTCCAAACATCGCTGGGCTCCAATAATGTTTATAACTTCGTTTGTGTGGTTCAATAGTTCGTTGTAGAATGCATAATAATTTGTTTGTAACATTGATTTTGTTGCTCAAAGAATCCGTCATTTTGAGGAAATCATTGAAATTTACGTCGTGATAATCAACGTGAAATACAAACCAAAAGTTGAGAACAGTTAACGAGAAATATTGTAATGAAATGAGAATTACTTCAATCCAAAAATAATATCGTAAGTAAATTTATGGTGACGAAAGAGGTGCCACGGATTAAAACATTCAGGGCCTCGACACATTCTCTTCACCCAATGATCGTAACGACAAAACCAATCCTTCTCGTATAACGCAGGTTTGTCTTTCACATCTTCAAGTTCATCATTCTTATCGACTGAATGATTATATGAATGAAGAAGATCTCTAACCCTGATTTTTAGGTTGCGTAAAAATATGTATTTGTAACCTGACTGAAAGCTTTTGGAAATTTCGATAGGTTGCTTGGGATTTTCGAGTATATGAAATTCTTTACCACTGGGTATGTTCCAACACGAGCCTACACGTTCATGTGCACATGCTGTATGCTTCTTTATTGGTCCATATCGTTCTTTCGGAATAATAGAATCTAAAAGAGTACGGAGAGCTGTATCAATATCGCCGATTGTTATCTGAGGTCTGTATCCGTCCTGGGAATCACGGTACTTGAGTTTTTGAACTTCTTTCCGACTTTTTCCCGAATCAATACTTCGTAAATATCTCCGGGAAACATTATATTTTTTCGCACGTTGGTATGAAGAGTAACAAATCCAATCTCCCTCGCTATATTTAGAATTCTTGATTTGAATAATAACGGAACGTGGAATTCGGGTAGACTCCGTTCTTCTCAATAAGTGAAGGGGATTGACGCATCTTTGTTTCTTGCAGACTTGTTGGATCAATGTTCTTCTGTCTATGTCTGCGATACATAGAGAAAACATAAGACGATGCACATACCACCGTTTCTTATTTGATTGGTATTTTATACCTCGTTTCGTCCACAAGTAGCAGCTTTCCTCGCGTTTCACGTGAGATATCATTTTCTTAAATGTTGCGCGATGTTTAGAGATTGTTCGCAAACGTTGACGCATATGATCGCACAAAAACCGAAATTGCTCTTCATTACGAACGACGTTAAAAATAGAAAATGATGGTTTACTTCCTTCTGCTTCGTCAAATGTTCGAGACTTATTTTTATCGTCCTCGAGAAGAGTACGCAAATCAAAAAGAATGTTAAGCACCATAGTAGAAAAGAACGGAAATAATAATGTGTACTTAGGCGGAACATTACATACTCATGTGTGTTCACATCAGCTCACGTAATGAAGGAACTCATGAAACGTACATATGGGATATATTCATGCATAATTTCGGGTTGTCACACGCCACGCATCGACGCACGGTTCTTCCACCTTTTATTTTTCCGTGCACCAACCGATAAAGTAGACAATGAGTACGAAAGCTTTTTCCTCGAAATGTCACTCGTGCGTACCCGTCTTCTCCTCTCAGTTTTTTCCACACCAAGCAATTACCAACCCGATCGCAACATAATGGTGACGTTAGATAAGACACAAAATTCGACTCTTCATCCGGTATTTCTTCTGGATTTCCACTTCTCACCACAACAGCGTCGATTGCCATATTACGTTTTTATTCAATGATTGTCAATAAATAAAAATAAATATTCCAATATCTAAAGAAATAATGAATTTCTGCCTAGTATTTAGTGGTGAACAGTTATCATTTGCATGAAAACCAATCACAACTATGCAAGTTAGATTTTACTCTCACCAGGGGCTCGATCCTAACGACGAAATGTTTTGTATTCGAAGAAATACACCACAATAAATCTGAATTAGATTGAGATAATTACGTAAAATGGAGGAAACATTGAGAATAACTAATTTTGGTCAGAAATCGTCATCAGGAAACATTTTGAGATTTTTCTCAAATGAACATATACTCTTTCAACTTGATGGTTTAAGAAGGGAAAGCGAAAGGTTCTCATTTAGCCATTGTGTTTCGTATTGAACAAATACATGAAATTTACAATTCATAGGAACATGATCTCGAACTTCGATACGAAGATGTAGAGGTCTCAACAAACAAAGAGTTGATTCTACCCGGATGTCTTTAATATTTGGAATTTGGGAGAAAAGTTCGGGCATCTGTTGATTATCAAAAGTCATTGAGTAAATAGGAATTTCAGGTATGAACGTTTCTGATCTAATCTTGTCATCGATGAAGAAAACTGATTCGTCTCCATCCTCCAATGCATGACCAGCTATAACGAAGGATGCTCGTTTCAAGGGATGTAACGACGTCTCAAAGAAGTCAAATGACCTTTTCTCATTTTCAATAACAAAAATCACTCGATAAATAGTCGAATATACTGAAGGCTTTTCTATTTCAACAGAAGCCGCTTTGTTTTCATTAATTGTCGTTACCAAATGTTTCCAATGTTTCACATTATGAATAAAGTGAGGCTTCATTAACGTTCGGCGTGCTTCGAGAACATTCTGGAGGTGTAAAGATACACATGTTGACTTTTCGTCACTTTCACAAATATTCTCATTATTGAAACTCATTTCTATACGTAGCTGTGTTTTCAACATAGAACATATATCCAGAGGAATAGTTGGAATAATAATACGGCCATGTTGACGATAGTTTTCGCTATGTTTATGGTCCAGCTTCAAACAATGGAGTAAATACAGAATGTATCCGTCATACGTGTACATCGGTGAACCGTTTGCCGACAAAACGAAAGATTCAATATATTTATATGGAAACAAAGGATCACAAGACGATTCATTAAACGATATCCATATTTTTTGGATAACATCTGTCCTCTCTATATTTCCTTCTATGTCGTACGTAGTACTTAATATTTTATCAACATATGCGTAAGATGCCCCACGTTTTCTTTCTGTTCTATAATTATGGTCGCTACCTGGGCACACGAGGCACCCAAGAAACGAATTAGAATTCATTTGTATTATGCCATGTACAAAAGCATAGTTAACTAATGTATGCATGCAAACAAGAAAAAAATTGAGAATTTGAGATTATACAAGTCCAATCAATCCGTCTTTATACAACATCTTTGTTTCGTATTGAATAAAGACATGAAGTTTTGATTTTGAGGGAACTTCATCACAAACATGAACCAAGAGTTGAAATGCAAAATTACACACAAAATGATTGGAGAAAGTAATTGAATAGATTGGAACATCAGGAATAAAAATGTCCGACTGAACTTTGTCTTCGATAAAAAAGTACGACGCATCTCCTTCCACAAATGTTTTTCCGCCTTTAATATCGATGCTAACAAATTGCGCATGTTCAAGGGGATGTAACTTTGTATCGAAAAAGTCAAACGAATTGAACGGATGTTCAATAACAAATAAGACTCGGTGAATTATAGACTGTGCATCTGTGCCTTCTTCAACCAAACCGTGCTTGTTTTCATCAATTGGTGACACAAAATGTTTCCAATGCTTCCCATAATCGTAATAGTTTGCTCGACCACAAATATCTCGTAATTTAGTAGATTGTAAAACGCAGTGTACGTATAACGAGACAACCGTCAATTTTTCATGGCTTTCGTCGTCACAAAATCTAGATACTTCCTCACAAATTACTTTCGGAAAACACTTTATCGAATCATATATCATTGCAAAACGTTCTGCTGCAAAGGATTCATATGTTGGTAGCACATTGAGATGGTCCTGGAGGATGATTTTACAACTAATATTTGAAAAAGGGATAGCAACTAGATTCAAATGTGGAAACGGAAGAATAACAGAGCCTTGTTGACGATAGTTTTTATTCTTTTCTTCGTTTAGTTTCAAACAATGTAGCAAAAAAAGAATGTATCCATCACATTCAAATATGGTGTCGCTGTTAACGTTAAGAGTAATCAATTTAATATATCTGTATGGAAACAGATTGTCATCCTTTAAATGATATGATTCACTGAATGAAATCCATAGCTTGGATATAAAATCACTTCCATTTTTCAATCTCTGAGGCCTACACTCCTGTAACGTATGATACATTGGAATTTCACCCCCTAACTCCTTGGCCGGTACGTTACGAATAAAACTAGTAATTCTTTCTGTTTTCCACATATGTTGGTCTATATTACGCAAAGGAATTAAACGATGAACTAATGACAAAGGATCATCATCCATATTTACATATAAATAATTTGTTTGGAAATTCTCGAGTTGCCAATGTTATTTTCTACATTTTATGCATAATTTTAATGTGCGTACTCGTAAACGTAAGCATCACTAAACACAAGGCGATGACATTTTGTAAAAATCGAGATAACTGGGAGAAAAATCTAAAAAGAGATTTTAAAAAGTATTTGGATTTGAGATTCGATCGATCGTCACTAAATACTAGGTGTTAGACATGGAAATGTTTTGACCCTTCGTTGAAATACGGATTGCATCA